AGACTCTACTACTACCACTCTATTTTTTTTGACGAGGTCTTTATCATTAATATTTTTAATCAGCCCATTGATTATTTTTTTTCTATCCCGAGCATTAGTCAGATCGCGTTCGACAAGTTTTGCCGCAATTTTGCTTTCAAAACTTGTTACGCCAACTCCAAGTGCCGCAATTTTATCTTTATTGTCCGTCACTTTTTCATCTTCATCGCCAGCACTGACCGGACTTAAGGTCAAGAAGCTGAAAATCAAAGCTAAAATGATAAGCCCTGTTTTTAAAATAATCTTATTCATATAAGGTACTTTGTTTTTCATAAGAGATATCCTTTCATACTATTGTGGCAAGGCCATTCCCTATCACTCTATTTTTCGTGAATCCGGACTCATCGTTATGGAGATTTCTAAAACTCTTTCCAATCCGAAGCCTAAAATTTCAGTTGTATATTTACCAATCGAATATGGTCCTAAATCTATTATCTTAGTTTTAAAGCCATCTTTTTTACAAATTAAGCAATATTCTTCCAGATCGTAGTTGCGCGTCTCGAAAAACAAATTGCCACCGAATGCCGCTGGAAATAACCAATTAAACCTCATATACCCCTCCGCGTCAGAAGATAAATTCGAGATCGGCGCGTATTCAAACGTCTTACCGTCTGAGGAATGTTTGAACGATAAAGAAACAGATGTTGACACTATTGGTTGTCCAGCGTTATCAACAGTTCGGACAACTATAACTATAGCCGCACTTCCCGACCCGGTGTGCGTTAGATTAAAGAAGCATAAGAAAACTAAAGCAATTCCTGACACGACTATAAATTTGATCTTCACGACCTATATTATACTATCTTTTATCCTTCTTTTCTTTTTCACTTTTAATTTCCTTTTCCGCCTTTAGGCATTGGTTATAAATAAAACCATCTTTGATGAAATTTTTCACAAACCGTAGTTTCAAGACGTACCGCAGCACAATATTTGGAAGGGTATTCAAGATTTGTCTTTTCAGCGATTCCTAATATGGGGAATGGGGGTTGTTTCAGTTTTCGGAGGAGCAAGGGCTCTAGGTTAGAAATAAGCAATAATACATAATTATCGCTCATTTTGTACCTCACACGTCTTAGGGCGGCCCAATTTAAAACAAGACAGCTATTTTTCCCCTGACATTAAATTCAGACCAATTAAGAGTAAAACTAAAGAAACTACCACTGCTTTTTTAGCGTATCTATTTGAGAACTGTAAATTCATGTTCACCTTTGCATCGATGGTTTTTGGTGCGCATTAGCTAGCTAAATTAATGGAGAAGAACTCAGAAAGGATCAATTGGCCTTTTTAACAGCCACGCTATTTTTTTGTGGCCTCTTCAAGAACTTTAATAAATTCCTCTACATTCTTTTTCTGGTCCTCAAAAAGCTTCACCGTCTTCATTATTAGCTTCATCTTCTCTGTAAGTAATTTAACATCTGCATCCGTAACATTCTTTTTAATTAGCTTATTTCTATTTTTCAAATCTGAAATGTAAGGAAGGTTATGACAAATAACGTCCCCTTCAAGCTTGTTTATTTTCTTGATCGCGGTTCCCTCCTCCCAGTTTCCAATAAGCACTTTAAAAGAATGTGCCACAAATAAATCTACTAGCTCTTTAATAGGTTTATCGTCAAATTTAACATGACGATGCATCTTTGATAAAAGAGTTCTTCTTGATGAGGGATCAAACGTTTTACTCTTCGTGTCGAGAACGAAGCCTACAAGACTACTGCGTTTCTTATTCTTTTTACTTTGTAATAATGCGTATAAATGTTCTACTAAATAAAATCCATGCGTCTTTTTAGTCTCTTTAAGATGTTCAACCAGATTGGATATTTGTTTCTCAAGTTTATTTTTTTTGTTCTTTAACACAAACTTCAAATCTGAAATGGCAATGTTACCTTTTTCTTTTAACACCTCCGCCTTTTCCGGATTGCTTATAATTGTGTTCGCCAAAGTTTCTTTACTTTTTGAAAAAACAAGGAACGATTTGCCCGTTTTAATTGAGAGGGAACTCCAGACGGTTGGCATCGACCCCCCCCGCAAGGATCTCCGGCGATACTGTACTAAATCCACCGAATCATTTTCTTTGTCGAATTTAATTTTACCTTTTAAAATTTCATCAACTGTAAAATCTACCGTTAACGTTCTCTTCTCATAAGTACCGCTAGATACCACCCATTTAGACTCTTTAACGGATTTTATATTGAGGCGAAAGATATGAGTGTAGTAACCGTCTATAGAGTCATTCTCTTGCGAAAACAGACTGTTTGTCGACAAAAATAACAAGATAACCATTACAGTTCTACTTAACATATAACCATTATACCTCATAAACTGAACTCCTCACTTACTCGGTCACATCCAATACCAACCAATCTCCAGCTCTTTGCGCCGCTATCTGGATATCCTCCAGATTACCTGGGATGGCGCTGACTTCACGGTCTCTGGGGTCTCATGCCACTGGATGATCTGGACAGACAAACAACCCATCCATTATTTCACCTGCCTGGCAGATGGCGGCCATGAGTTACTGGTGAAACAGTTTGTGTTTATGAATCGATGGTTCTTAGTTCGAGTTAGCTAAATGATAGAAAATAGTCCCATTTTTGGAAGCGGGATGTGATGGATCATGTTAAACAGAGGGAACGTTTCTATCCCCCAACTTATTTTTTAACTTTTTTAGTAAAGGCCTTCTTAATAATTTTTATCGCCTCGGACAAATTTGCTTTTACATCTTTGTCCTTCGCCATTTTCTGTTCTTTTCGCAATCTAAACACCGCCATATCCAAGCCGTGCCCCCCCACTTGATATATTCCGTGCAAACAAAGCGCGAGTTGATACCTGCGTCCGTCTTCTTTTTTTGAACATTCTTTTATCGCAGTAATTATTTCATCCACTGCTGGCAAGCCTATTGCTTCAAGTGCGTTAGATGTCAATGAAGGTTCACCTTTATAAGCCTTAGAATCCAAAGCAGTATCTTGGTATTCAATATGATCAATTAATGGCACTATAAACTCGGGCGATTTTAGCTTCGTGGCAAAATCTAGACAAGTCATTAATGTGGTAAATTCTTTTTGATAATTTACATTTACTTCTACTGACCCACCAAACTCAAATTCCTCACCAAGGGCAGGGTCCACCTCACCCTTTTTGTAAATAGAAGCCTGCGTCCATGCGGATTTTTCGTTTAGGTAGTTAAAAACAAGTTCGACCTTTTTACTGTAATCCCCAGAAAATACCTTTACTTCTTTCTCGGACAACACTTTTGCCTTTGCACTCGTTTCCTCTGACATTAAATTCAGACCAATTAAGAGTAAAACTAAAGAAACTACCACTGCTTTTTTAGCGTGTCTGTCTAAGAAATACAAATTATTTTCGCCTGATCAATTTGATCAATTCCTCAAAAATTAAATTGTCCTTCAATTTCTCAGTTGTGATCTTGGACTTATTAATTTTCACCCTCTCTTCTAAAATCTTTGAAATCAACTTCTTGCTGTATTGAATCGTCAAGAGATTAGAAGCCCAGTACTTCTTCGGTTTTGTGTTGAGAATTTGAACGTTATCGAAAATAAGTTGTATCACCTGACCATTAGACTTAGGATCTCTTAAAGCCATCAGACATGGTTGCAATTCTGCCATGTTGTCTAAAGATTTATGACCAGGTTTGTCGTAAGTGAAATCAATATTTTTCAGTAGAACTAGCATCGATTTACTAGTACGAATTTCCGACAAAGCGAGCGCAGCATCTCTCCGAACCTCTCCCTTCTGCTTATTGTCACTTAGTATTCCTGCCAAATACTCCGTAAGATAATCCCCCTTATCATTAACCGAAACGGCTATTTCCAGCCATCTTTCATTACCCTTTTTAATCTCGTCGTCAATCGCATCAAGTTTAACAGTATTAACAACCGTCTCTTCATATCCTGAAACTGTATAGAAAACAGCACAGAAAATGGATACCACAACGAAATATTTGAGTTTGTTTTGCATTACTAAATTCCTTTCCATTCCATATTATGATTTTTGAACTTCCGCTAGGTTAAGGGTCGAGTGTTACATCAATTCCTTTTTCAGCCACTTCACTAACTTTTTTCTTCTGCTTCGTTTTAAATATACTGTATTCCCACAAATCTTTGCCGGTAAAGGCAAGAAGTTTCTCGACCACTACCACCTTAACGGTGTCTTTTATTAGTAGGTCAAAGGTTTTCCCGTCGGCATTTCTTCCTGCGTTCGCCTTTTTCGCCGCCCCTTTTGCAGGCCTGTAGTCTAATTGAAGATCATCTTTGTTTTTATCATAAGATATTAGCAAACCCGCTGTGTCCGTGTTGGTCAAAGTAGAAGTTGTAATTTTAGGATCGGCATTGCCAAACCTATTTATGGGAAATGCCCAGCTGATGGTAGCATTGTCTTTGATTAGCTTGTCCGTGACTGATCTGATTAGATATGTTGTGACATGCCAGTCTACCTTTGCTGACGCTCGGCTTCCTTGTTCCTTAGTTACCGGCTTGTTCTTCTTATCTTTATGTTCAAATGCTTTTCCGTCGAATCGAACCCTTACCCATTCCAGCGCTGAAAAACGAAACGTCTTGAATGCTGTAAGTTTATTTGCCGGTATACTCTCAGATACTCCATCGTACGAGAAAAGATGATGAGACTTCGTCGGTATATTATGTTCGTCAATATCATCCGTATCATCATTGACAACCTCATCTTTTTTCGGAAGGTCGTCCTTGTCCACTCCTTGCGTAAGTTTTTCGAACTTGCCCTTACCAAGAAGTATTTTGTAATAACGGTATTTTGCTTGTCTCGTAACGTCAAATTTAATCATCTTGTATGTAGTTTCTACGTCAACAGGAAGTATTTTGAATTTAAACAAAATCCGCCCCCCATAAAAATGATCATTCGTACCATCTTTCTTAAAGAATGGACCGTGACCAAAAAACTTGCCGTCCTTTCCAGATAAAGCCTTTATAAACTTCTCCAACGGCGTCTTCGCTAACTCACCGGGAATTTTTGCTTTTGGATCAGTAATCGTGCTCACCTTCACGACTTCCATTGAAGTCGCAACAACAACATCAGTTGATCCCTTATATGTCGCCAGAATTTTAATATCGGCAATTTTGTCACTTCTCTTTGTGGTTTCAACCCAAACTTCTTGGGGTAGATCTTTTGATTTGAATTTCAAATCCTTCAACTTGATCTGTTTTTCCTTTGTGGATGACGTCCAAAACGTAACGTTTTTATTTGTACCAGTTAAAGTAAGAACCACTTCAGCTGTATTGTCAGCTGGAGATGCCGACTTAATAATTAATTTCATCAGATCAACTTCGTCCCTACCGGTTTTTCCTTTTTTAACAGATTTGTCATCTGTATCGGGTTTACCATTGCCATTAGTATCATTTGTATTAACCACTGTCACAGCACCGGTAGTATCTTCGACTGGGTCACCAATCGCCTGGCCGCCAGTAGCGCCACCTAATCCGTTGTGGATAACGATATCCACCCCGTCGCCTTCCTTTTCCTTAACAAAAACCGTCCAACGCTCGATGACGGCTGGCCCCTCACCGCCCTCGGTCGGCGACATATTACCCTCTGCTCTAATTGGAAAGGGACTGGATTCTTTACCTTCTTCCTTTGTAAATGTTACGGCTATTTGAACCACAGTCTCACTATCAGGCATTACTAGAGCTATTGGCGTTAACGGGTCCAGCTGAAGATCCACGTAGTGAGCAAAAAACGGGAGATTGGGATTGTCATCAAAAGGCAGGAATATCCATCCTGCTGGCGGCGTGAATGGTTTAGTTTTCATATAGATGGTTTCAGCTGTTTCAATAAATTCCAATGCTATAGAAATATCCCCATCAGAATTTGAGACAATACCATTCTGTTCCACCGTGCCGGGCCGGTGCGTTACTTCTTCAGCAAATAGAAAATTAGAGACAACCGCTAGATTAATTCCCACAACAAACAATAGAGTAAATAAGAAGCCTTGTTTCTTGACCGGCAGATTGTCCAAATTTTCATATTTCATTTTTTCTTTTCCTTCTCTTCTTCTTTTTTCTTCTGCGAGAACGCAACAAATTGATCTATATAATGGCCCATAACACTATTCCAATTCTCATTAAATTTTGGGGCCTTCTTTAATGTAGTGATTGCCTTTGCCGTGTCGCCAAGCCTGTAATAACACACCGCCAGGCTGATATGCGCCTTATAAACGATAGTGTCCTTTTTCTTCGACTTAACCAATTCTTGAAAAAGTTTCATTCCCTTTTTTTGATACTCCCCGTTACGTGACAATACACCGACATTCCCAGCGGCAAACTTCGCTCTAAATTCACTATAGGTATTGTCTTTGTTTTCGTAGACTTTTTCGTATTCAGGAAATGCCTTCTCCCGCCCATCAATCCAATAAGTTGCCGAGGCGAACATAAATTGAGGATAATCTTTTTGTTTCCGGCTTAAGTTTCCAAATTCGCCTTTCAATAGACGCTTTGCGATTTTACGCGCGTGTTTAAAGTTCATCGTCACGTAATAGAAGTCGCCTAGCATCACCATCATTCGCTGCTTCTTTTTAGGATAGAGTTTTAAATCTTCTGGGACAGCATAAAGAAAACCCTTCTTAGCCGCCCCCATCAATCTAGTGTAATCCGTGGGATTGTAACCCTTAATCATGGCCTTTGGCACATTTTCAAGCCCCAGCAATTTGGAGAAACACTTTATAGCCTTCTCCTTTTTCTTATCCACCAAATATAAGAATCCTAGAAATTTGGCACACTGACATTCCAAGTCGTCCAGATACCAGGGTGCCGTGATTCGGTTTAGCAATTGACTTGATGAAATAGAGTTCAAATGAACACTACCAAAAAAATTGGGTTTTGAATGTTTGTCTTGGGGTGGTCTGACAAGTGGTACAGCACCAGGAAGCATCCCCGGAAGCTTACTTATCTCGGCGATTTCAGCGCTTATAGGATCATTCTTTCGTACATTCGCGATGAATGTCTCCAACTTCACAAACCACTTCATGGCCTCATCAGGATCCGTTTTGTATTCAATGGCCATTCGCCCCAATTCAAGGAGCGCCTGTCCCTTATAGAGCCCATAGAGCGGCTCCTCCTCAACGAAAGCCACTAGATGTTTTTCAGCCGCCTTGCGATTCCCGTCAGAAATCAAGGCGAGCGCCCCATTGAGCTTTGCTGCTTCAGCATAGATTGTGTCAGGATGCTTTTTTATTACTTCGGAAAACCAAGCTATCGCTTTTTTATATTTTTTTGCCCGTCTACAGTTTTCGCCCCGGCGATAAAGGATGAACCCTTCCCCCACCGCCTTCAAAAACTTCGCATCATCAATAACTTTTTGCTTTTTTCTAATCCTCGCAGCAATCTTCTTTAACTCACGTCTACAGATGGCAATATTTGCTTTGAGGCGTTTCCGCAAATCAATCATATCTTTTGGAAGTTTTACCTTATCTGCGTCTTTTTTATAATTGCCAGTGTAATTGCGCTTTAGAAGGTCTAGATAGGCCTTAATATTATGCTTAGCAAAGTTCAAAGATTTTAGTGCTTCGTTCCATTCAGTTTTGCCCATATGAGCAAGTCCCAACAACTCCGCGGCGAAAACTTGTTCTTTCGGATTTCCGTTTTCTTCGCCAAGCAATTTATTCGCAAGCTCTATGGCTTCTTTATATTTCTTTGCTTCAACGTATTTTCGTGAAAGTTCAAGGACCGCGCTGAAATGAGCGTGTTCATAATCCCCCGCGTCCAATTTTTTCTTAAACGATTCCAAAGCCTTTAGACTTGCGGCCTCAGCTCTCTTCTGATTTTTTTGGAATTTTAGAACCTTTGCAAGTAGCGCTTCTACTTCGGCATCTAGTTCTTGCGTCTTTTGCGTTCGGCTTATTTTGGTCTTTAATTTTTTGATCGCTGTGTACGCACTTTTATATTTCTTCTCGGCGAGATATTTATTAATCTTGGTTATACGCTCTTCCCGCCAACCACGCTCTTCTGAGACACCTGGAACAAAACAGGACACTGAAATAAAAATTAATAATATGACTTTAAAATTCATCGGATCGAAATCATAAGCCATTTCTCCCACCAATTCAACTTCTCTATTTATTTTTCTTTGAAGGCTTTGGTCTTGGCGGCCGGGGCGGCGGAACTAACCCCTTCTCCGTTCTTTTATTGCCAGAGTGATCAAAGTAACCAAAGTGATCATTTTGATAATTCGACCGGCGGTGTAAAAAAGACATGCTTGATTTGTCACGTCCATCGCCAGGGCAAATAGTCAATCACCAAAGTTTTTTGAAAAACAGAAACACCTTGGCAACATCATCCTTGCCCCTCTTCGCACCAGGAGCTGTATTGAACTCAAGCCGTAAGGTGGGCATCCCCAGATATTTTGTGCTAAGATTTTTAAAAGGCAAAGGAGCTTCCCCCCTTATTAATAACCTGTTTCGATTGAGATCTTCAATTTTTGCATACCCCGCCATCACATAAGCACTGGGTCCCACTGCTGCTCTTATGCCGAAACAATAATGATGCTGCGCGTCATATCCCTTGTCATTTGTTGCATCGACAAAATAACCCGTTTCTAGATGCAAGCCAAACCTAGAGTAATATGTTTTCTTAGGCGCTCGCCAATAATCTTGATACACGTATTTTTTACCGGTTTCTGCAAACCAAATAATCATGCCCACCGTTCCATCTAAAGTGTTTGTTGAACGTAGCTTGCCGTTGTCATCAAAGGGATTGTCAGTGAAACTCGCATGGGCAAAAATATCGGTAGAACACCCTCCCTTCATACCTCCCTTTTTAGAGTCAAACCCACCCCAAGGTATCGATTCCACTGTGGCCCCCATTCTAAGATAGGGATGGGCACGTTTCGACGCGCCGTCAAAAGCCGAATAAGAAGTGCCCTCTTCATATAAAAATTTATAACCTCTACGGGAATGATCGATCGAACTAAGATTAGTATATGTGGGTATCGCATAAGGGTCTCTCTCTGCTGCAGCCCACTCCGTTGCAGTCTTCTTAGCCGCTTCAGCCTTCTTTACTATCCACTCGGCCTCAGTGAGTTTCTCCTCTGTGACCGTCCCCTCAGAATTATTTTCACCGAGCAGCTGTACAGTGCCGGCAAGTGTCAAGCCAATCGCAAAAGCAAATACGATTAATATTTTTTTCATTATGCTAAAACCTTTCTTGTGTAACGAAGTGAAAGCAATTTAATCGAAAGATATAAATACTTCAATATAAAATTGGTCATTCAAAGTTGATATTGAAAAATAGAATCGCCAAATTGATCATTTGTTTCAAAGTGCTGAAACTGTTCAAAGTGTCTAAAGGTTTAATTGCATAAAAAACTCATACCCGATACCAGCTTCTTAAACCTAGTGATGATGTTATATTATCATTAGGTTTTTTCATTTTTATTGGTGGTCGAAATCAAAACTGATAAATGCGCGTGGATCTGCGATATTTTCATTCTTAAATGATTCAAGTGATAACTTAATTTATACGCCCAAATTTTAGCGAAAATTGTCATCAAAATGTTCATTTGACTCATTTGTTTCAATCGTTCCGATTAGAAAAAAAATGCTATTTGAATTGTTACTACAGTTGTTACGATGGAGTCACCGGCGGCTTCAACTTTCAGAATGCCTGGACGACGTCCTGGATCGCTTCAGAAAATTTGGGAGTGCTCTAAAGGATCACTCGATGCCGAAGATTTCTTCTTCCAGTTGCGTCTGTGAAACAATCGTGGCCTTCACCAGAATGTAATCGTTCAACGATTGTTTCAAGCGCACTGTTGATCCAAAGAAAAAGTTGAGAACAGGAATTTTAGAGATGAAGGGAAGCCCGGCGTAATCATCAACCTCTTCACCATTGGCAAAGCCGCCGACCAGGATACTGCCACGATCAGGCACCGAAGCTGTTGTCCTGATGGCGCGGTAGGCAATCACCGGTAATTCGATTTGTGTCGCACCACTAATGCCTCCGGCATTGGTAGTCACAAAGTCCAAACGAATAAATTCGGCCACGGTGGGTCTCAAATCCATCGTGATGTACTTTCTGTCATGGGACACGATGGGACGAACATCCAAAGAAATACCTGTTTGGATGTAACCAATTTCCGGATCAAAAAGACCGACACCTGCCTGAGTGACCGCTGTGAGGTCTCGAATGTAAGCCTGCTGCGTCAAGACTGCAACGTTGGCTCTTTGAGTGTTGAAACAGGTGATCATTGGAGCCACGAGGAAGTTGGCGTGTCTTTTATGGGTCACGGCTCTTAAAAGACCGGCGACCTGAAGGTCATTGAGGTATTCGAATGTGATGGCCAGGCCCTCATTGAATTTGACGCCATTATTCTGGTTGTCAATCTGATAGGTGAGGCCCACAAAGTTCTGTGTCCGTCCGCGTAGAGTATCACGTCCAGAAGTGGGGCTCAAGAAACCGAGTTCATTACTGATGTTGTTGATGTTGTCATTTGAGGGGTACTGGTTCAGGACGGTGTCATCACCCCATGGTGTGACGGGCGGTTGGGCCAAGCCGTTGTAGTCGACCCCGACGAAATTGAGGTCAAGGCTGTTCAGCCTCAAAAAGCGTACTTGAATGGTGACTTGAAGATTTCGTTGGGCTCTCATGCCTGTGAGAATTTCTTCAATCTTTTCGTGGATCTCGACCGAGTTGTTCACCACGATCGATCCGTTGCGGTACTCGATACTACTATTTTCGCCCCAAGCTTCCTCACCGGTGGCATTGGTGATCAGATCCAGCAAGTCGTCGCCAGATGGTGGATCTTCATCGGGTTCGAGGATTTCAATCTGAGCACCGCCGGCATCGGCCTGCACCATGCTGATCTGAGGGCCGGCGTAATCGTTGATGGTGGCGATGAGGTCACGCACATCGTAATTGACCAATTCGGCTGTGGAGGCAAAGGTTTCTTTGTTTCCAATAAAGATGGTGCCGTACTTCAAGGTCCAGCCCAGGTTGTCACTTTCGATTTTTGAAACCACGATCTCAAGGACCTGCTTGAAACTTAGGTTGACCACCGGGATTTCATCGATGACCTGTTCGAGGTCGATATCGTTGTCCAATTCAATCAATACTTCGTAGGCGATCATCAATTTCTGAATGAGTTCCTCAAGTGGTTGTTCGTCATAAGGCTGGGTGGCGGGTTTGTCGAGAATACCTCTCAGTCGAGTCTTCCACTCAGATTCAGAAGAACTACGACGGGCGCGGTTGGCCTTCTTGCGCTTACGGGCAATGTCCATGAAATCGTCAGGGAAGCTGATACCCATATTGGGGTCCAGCAAAATATAACCCTCAGCGTCGTAGAGCTTGCGGGTTTCGTTGTGAATGAATTTCTGGTGAACGGCCAAGGCGCGCGAGCCTTGATCGATTCGGGTGCCCGAAAGCGATAACATTTTTTTGGCGTGCTCGTTGCCCAGCTCCATCTTCAGAATAATTTTGTAAAGTGCGATGGCTCTTTCGTAATCGTGAGAAGCATAACGGTCGTCGGCCTGTTCTGTGAGACTGTCCAGGCGTTCTTGGTAAACGAATTGATTTTTTGCCAGAGCACGTGCGGCCTCCGCTTCGGCCCGATCTTGTCGGTCCACGGTGATGACTTCATCTTCAGCGCGTCGTCTTCCTTTATTCTCTACGAGGAGGTAATTGATTTTTTCGCGGTACGCAGTGGCGTTTGAGTCGTAGGGCAAAAAGGCAATGGCATCCAGTGTGGTGGTCAGTTTCTTTTTCGCTTCGTCAAACTTCTTTTCTTTGATCAGTTTCTGCGATTCTGCGATGGAGAGTTTGATTTCAATTTCCTGCTGGTTGTCGAAAGCTGTTTTCACATTTCGCTGCTTTTTGAGCAGGTCATCTGTTTTGTCTTCGGGAATGCCAAGGGCTGAATTGACTTTGGTCAAAAGTTGTTTGGATTTTTTGTGACTCTTCACATAACTGAGGGCGTTGATCAGATTTTCACGGGCCTGTTGCAGATCCATTTTTTTGGGATCCTTTTTTTCAGAGGCGGTGTGATCGCTGTAAAATTTGACGGCGGTGCGGTAATGGGAATCGGCAGCCATGCGGTTGACCTGTTCGGTCTTGGCCTTGCGCGCTGCGGCTTCTTTGGCCAAATCTGCGGCGCTCTGCTCTTCTTGAGCGGGCAATGCCATAAAAGTGCTGCAGGCAATCAAAGAGGCAAAGAACAAAAATTTGTAGGGTCTTTTGTGGGTCTTTTTCATGGTCTCGGGTGTTCCTTATATGTTGCGCTTTGATGAATAAATTATCGTGAAACATGTTTTCTATTTATTGTGTTATTACGCCAAATTTTTGTGTTATTTATCCAATCGGGGAAGATCGTGGCAATTAGATAATGAGCAATAATAGAGAATTATTGCTCGTTATTTAAAGGCTTCACGTTCAATAAAATATTTTCCTTGGTTTCTTTGCCCGTGACCGAAGATTCAGTTATCAGTTCTTCGTATTCAATAATATAAGGAATCTTTTCAATGGTAATCCCTTTGAGTATATTGGCCGAATCAGCCGAGCCAGAAATTCGCCGTTTCTCGTCGCCTAAGCATTTTATGCGCCAAGTATGGTTAACTACATCAACCTTAAGAAAAACACCTTGCACAGCTATTTTTTCTGCCTCGCACTCATTTTCAAGTAATAATATCTCATATACTTTTTTAGCTGTTTCACTAGTGAGTTCCGTCTTTTTCACTTCTTCCATTGAAGGCGTTGTCCACAAATAATTGATTGACAATTCATTGTCGCCTAGATATTTTGAAAAATTCTTATAAGTAGAAATAAAGTGAGAGCCGTGACCTTTTATCCTTTCGATAAATTGTTCTGGACTTTCTGCGGAATCGAAGATTACAGAGTCTAATAAACCAAGTGCCTTCTCAGACACCGATTCACCGAATAAATCAACGTTATTTATGGTTTGTATTTTTATAGTAAGCGAACCGGCTCCGGTCGCAAATACTTCCAAACCCTCTACATCGTTTTGAAACGGTATTCGGGCTTCTTTGTCCAATGGTCTCAACGCATCAGAGTATGCATATTTAACCAAACTTTGTATAGACATTAACAGCCTTGTTAAGTGTTTAAGGCCCAACGCGTGTGGGGTACTAGAATCAAAATCATTAAGATGTAGCTCTATTACTAATTTTTTTCTCTGCGTAGCTTCCATTCTTAGTAGCATATCCTCGGGCACCGCCGCTTCAACGATATAGCCTTCACTTGGTAACCAATCAGGGTTGAGCTCCCCTACTTCAAGTTTACCCGAAATAATTTCAACGGTGTCCTCATCTTGCTGATGTAGAACACCTAGATTTAGAAAGCCCATTTCGGGTGCCGAGTATATCGCCTTTAGATCAATGTCATTTGAACGAAATGAAAAATAACGATCTTGTGAAATTTGTACGCACAAATATGCGTCCTGCCCCCGATCTATTTCATGTGCTATCGCCATCACCAAATATAAGGTATTAATAATATCGGAACAAACCAATAGAACGGGTTTGTCATAATATTCAAGAACGTCAAAGTTTTTTAGTAAAATTGTCATTGTTTAAATTTTATCATATTACAGACACAACAGATGCCACAAGATCCAGAGGCCTACAAATTGATTTAAGCCACCACGAATAATGACGACCTCCCTTTTTTGATTTTATTACACCATCATCAGTTCCGATCTTAATAACAGCAATTGCTTCATATTTTCTAAATTTTGCAATCGACTTTAAATTTTTAGCACCTTCCTTCGTTGTATATAATGATAGCGATTTCGATGCGCACTCCTTTTTTCCGGAATAATCTTTATTAGGGTACAATTCGTGATATGACTTAAAATCCTGAGGCGTTGCAGAATTAAATTCGATAAGTCGATAAAATAAAACTCCTTCTTCTGCATTGTGAGCGTCGTCTGGTGGGCAGCCATCTGGCAAGGTTAATTTCCAAGTCATTATTTCTTCCTTAATAGTTTATTCAAGTAGGACTTAACTCCTGTCTCAACTGCTATGTCGTTTACCACTTTCCTCGTAATCTTTGCGCCCATTTCATTTAAACCGTCAAGCTCTTTATGGGTCGCTATTTGAGATTTACGAATCTCTCTTACCCCTAGATTCTTTTATTCAACCGATGTATTATCGGCAAGGGCACCCCTCCATCAAATTCCCTTACTAAAAGGTAAACTTTTTATGTATTGTTCCATGAACTTATAATCGGGGTTACCTTTACCATCTGCGGGTAATTTGATTAAAGATTTGTTCATCCGAGCAATACCCCATTTTCTCCCGTAGTTGTAGCGGTATTTTTCCCGTCTGATTAAAGTGGTCATAAACAAAGCAACGTATTTGTTCATCTCGAACTTACTCTTAAATATATGAACAGCTTCAGAAGAACAAAAAGGCAGTGGTTGATAGTAAGATTCAGCGACGCTTCCGTCTCTGTTAACGCTGATAGTGTTGCCTTCATGAAAAGGCTCAACTGAAGAAAGGGAAGTCCAGCCATTATTGCTATCAGAAGACGTGACTATTGGGGTTGATCCTACACCATCAACATCTTTTTTTCTTGGGCCCTGTCCTCTTTCAATGTCAAATAAATCTTGGTATACGAACCATTTCCATTTTTTTACTTCGAGATCAGGCCTTCTATTTTTTATAAAGGGTTGGGCTTGGTCATCAAAGTTGAAATCAGAAATTGTAGACACCCATCGTGGGATTTCACTAAGCTCTGGAATCAAAATGTCCTTCAGTGTTCTATTTGCCTGCCTTCCATAATTGTACCTGAATTTGTTCACGTAAATGCAGGCGCAATAAAATAGCTTTTCTTGAAGCGTCATTTCTAGTTTAGGCGTAAGACAAGCTATGTGGTACCCAGAATAGAAGGGCTCTAGCTGTAAAAATGTTGATAGTACCGAACCACCTAAGGCAACCGTTATTGTATTGGCGGGTGTGGGCTCTACCCCAAGTACGCTTTCAACTTCTGCGCTAACCCCATTATTTTTTTCTGAGCGCGAAACAAAATTAATTCCGTCCGTGCATTTTTTGAGCTTGTTCAATGCAAACCCATTACCAGACGCTAAGTCAAAAAGGTCTGATATTTTGAGTAATTTCATGACACACCATTTTTCAGTTTGAAGAGCATATAATTCTTTACGGTCTCTTCAAAATCATTTCTGGTGATAGTACTGTAGTCCGTCTCCATATAGGCCTCAACACACCATTCGTCTTCAGGTCCAACCTTCATTTTCACTGAGTGGCCCGGTATTACTCGGCCATTGCGATAGTTGTCAACCCACCCGTCTCTGATTTCCTCCCACCTGCGGTTCAGGTCATACCGGCCTAGAGTTTTCGTTTTTACAAAGCCATCGTTTTTCCAATACCCAAACCATGTCTCTTTGTCGGATTGCTCATGAGGTACCTTAGCGGTGAAAATCATAATACAACTAACCACCCCAACAGGCTGAAAAAGTTCAGTAGGCATAGACATGACGGCTACGAGCGTGTGTTCGTTCAACAGCTCACTCTTTAAGTCATGAGGAGATATGGCCGATGACATCGGTACGATTGCGATTCCTGTTCCACCCTTTTTCAAGCAGTGAAGCATGTGTCTAATAAATTCCAACTCATGTAGATCTTCATCGCCCTGTGCATAAGGAGGGTTTAACATCCCGACATCACATTTTCTCTTTACTATATCATCGGTAATAGCGTTATCAAAACAACTGCCCTGGTATAGATTAGCCTTGCCGTCTCCCCTCAAGATCATATTGCTTGCTGCCAAAGCATACATGTGAGGAAGATTTTCAACACCGATAAGGCACTCATTTTTTATTTTCACTACCTCCTGGTCGGTTGAAGTCTTCGTAGTCATGTTATGCATTGCAGATATTAAAAACCCACCTGTGCCTGCACAGATGTCTAAAACTTTTGAGCTTTTATGGAGATTACCCAGCAAAGAAAAAAGTTCTGTTATGTGCTTTGGCGTTAATACAATACCCAAAGCTCTCTTATCGCCCCCAGTGTATTTTAAAAACTCCCCGTAAAATTGACCGACTATGTCATAGTTGCCTTGGTGATTGATATAAGGCCAAACTTCTTTATGAAGCACAGTTATAATTTCACGTAAGACGCCTTCGGGATAGCTTTTAGTCTTCCCCAAATTTGGATGAACAGCTATCGATGAGTAGGGTTGTGTAATATTATTCTTTTTGGCCGGCATATCAGCCTTTCCGAACTCTTTTTTGATAGCTCTCATCCACAACCCTTGTAACTCGTCAATATCGCATACCCGATAAGCGTTATTGAAGACATTATCTCTCAAAGCAATAAGAGTACCGCTCACCAGTAGGGGCTTTTCACTCTCCGTTAATTTCGCGTGGTCTCTCAGAAAGTCATGAAGCTTCGCAGAAAATTTTGTCAGTCTTTCAGAAAATGTTTTTTTGAGTTCGGGGTTGAAATTTGCCAATCGAATGTAATCAGACCAACCGATTATCTCTTCTACTGGCTTTCGTGCTTCAGTGCTTAAAGGAATGGCGGAATCAGCGTCTTTGAAATGGATGAAATTTGATACCCTTAAATTATTTTTTCTGACGCCACTTACTGCGATAGCAATTACATTATAGGAGGAGGAAAGTGCCTTTGCGTAATGTAGAACGCCGTCTACAGCGTGCTTCTCAGGGTCCTGTCTACCTTCTTTACTCTCATGATCTTTGATGTTTTTTTTGCATTCAATAACAACAACGTAATCAAATTCTTCGGAATTGGTGATAATAAATTCTGGCCTGCCTACGCCTCCGTTCCCTGCTTTTCCAGCAGATTTAAGGCACCTTTTGATGCCCGCAATTTCACTCTCTTGTTCTGTCACCAAAAAAACGTCGTTTTGATAGCCTCGGTCTTTAAGGATTTTACGTACAATGTTTTCTGTAACTTTTTCGTTCGCCATTCTTTAGCCTTCTTCCGTGTTAATCTTGCCCACCTAAAAGCGCAATAATAACCTTTGCGCTTATATTTTCTACAGAGGCTCTACCTATTTTCCATAAAACACTTAAGGTGCCGGATTCTCTATGGGAATTATATGTGTCTTGATATCGGGAACGGGCCTCATCACTAAGTTCCATTTCGTTCCGACCCTCATCCAAAAATGAAGTCACCCTTTTTTCGACGATTTGATTTTGTCGAAGCACATAGCTAGCGAAGTCGTCCTCTGTCAACTCTTTTACCAGCATAGGCTGCACTTCAATTTGAAGTTCCCATAGTACCTTAAAGGCATTAAGTTTAGAAGAACTGTCAAAGCCTTTTATTTTTGAGGTGTAAATTTGAATCGCAGCGAGTCTCGCCCTAAACTCGTTAGGGTTGAATTGTACGAGGTCTTTTAAGTTGGGGACAACTTCTTCGGATAAAAAATTATGAAGGTTATCTAACTCGCTCATTTTACAATTTCCAGGTGCCCGCATTATCTCTGACACATGCTCTTTCGCTAGTTTAAGGCAATTATAATAATGAGTTCTCGCTTCGTTAGTATCGTTCATTACTATTTTTCATTTTTTCCCACCTCCACACAAGAACCCATTATAAACATCCAACAACTGGCAACAACTGGCAACAACTGGCAACAACTGGTACCGGGTACCAGTTGCTCGGCTGTTCAAAATTTGTTAACATTTAATTTTTTTATAATATCTCTACTGGCCGATTCCAAGGATACCAATTCGTCAATAGCTTTTTTATGAATCTGATCCCATTCCCTCTCGCCGTTTCGATAACCACCAATGTCGTATTGTTTTCTAATTGCGCAATAACGTCGATTTTCCATTTTCTCCCACAATAAAGATGATCCAAATTTACTTTCGATTTCATCTTTCTTTTCAAAAAGTTGATCAAAGATATCTGCATTCCACCTTTCTGAATCACGTCCTTTATCAATGTAGAGTTCAATACTAATGGAGTCTTTTGTTATACTGCAATTATATCCAATACCTCTAACACCAGCGGATGTTCCTATATAGCTATATTTGCCTGGAGAAATCGAATTGAATAACTTAGTTTTTTGTTTTGCGGTTTCCAAAAATAGTGACCAGAATTTGTATCGCAACTTGTGTCGTTCAGTATCGTTTTGTTTGATCTTGCCAACAGCTTTAGTTTCTTCGCTTGGGCCAACAATTTTTGTGATAAGTGGTGCGGGGGCTGAATCTCCTATTTTTATACCTTCTATTTTAAGGAGAAAAAAATCACATCCATTGTCACCTTCATTTAGCCAGTTGATAGCTGTAATATGTTCTTGCCTTGGTTCGGATACAATCCATATAGCTGTTTTTGCTTCGAAATTTGAGAGATAAGTAATTAATTTACCTAGATGGTCATGATCACTTTTTTCTAGCTGATTTTCAATGATTACGGTGTTTCCTTCGGTGTCCTCGGCTTTGATATCGACATTAAATGAACCAGTAGATACTTCACGTTCCGTATTTTGAATGGTTAATCCCAATGATTCGTTTAGGACATCTATATTTTCGTTAAGCCACACGGTAAAGTCAGTGGCCTCATGTTTCCAAATACTACGAAGAGATACATGTTCAATTTTTCCTATCATGATGATCTCCTAAAGTTTAAAACTGGTACCCGGTACCAATTGCTAGTTGTTTAAGTTAAAACTATCAGTTGGTTTTGATAGTATTTTTTATTTCGTTAATAAAATATTCTTGTGGATCATTATCACACTTTACGTAGAATGTTTCGCCGTTTGATAAGCACACTGTAAGCTCGTCATTTTTCATTTTTTCTTCAGCACGTTTCGCCTCATTTTCAGCCCAGCGTTGTTCAGGTGTCAAAGCCGCTCTTCGTGCCGCCCCCTTTCACGTTTTAAAATCTGACCAATGTTTAATAAAATTGTAATCAGGCAGGTCATTATAGGTGCGCCTAAAATATTGTCAAAACGTTTTATTGGCATCTCTGGCTTTTACTGAGAATAAAAACAAAAGCTTTGCTAACTCGCTAATTATTTAATTTGAGGCATTTAAACAGATTAATCACTTTGGATATTTTGAGCATCTTGGTCATTGCGGAGATCAATTTATTAACCATTCCATCGCCTTTCCCATATCATCTGTGATCATAGAAAATTCGAGACCAGCATCCTTTTCTTGCGTGTACCTTTTCGAATAGATCCGCTCAAGACCTCTCGTGATCACATACGCTCTTTTCGATGTCAGGCTGAAAGGCGATAGCTGGCCGAGTTTTTCGAGACCTTCAGCCGTTACCAAATTCCTTACGATCCCTCTGGCATCGGCAAGAAAATTGAATTCTGGTTTGAAGTCTGGGTGGCCGGTGATGTAAAAGAAGTTTTCATATGATTGGCCGTCGGTGATCTCACCGGTGATCGTGTTGATCACGAGTTTTTTTTCAACGTCAATTATTGTCACGATGCCCATTTTTATTGAGAGCCAATGGAATAAGCTTCAGCCTCCCGCACCATCTCACTGATATCAGCCATTAGGAATGGCTTTTGAACTACTCGAAGAACATTTGGGTAGCCAGAAAACTTGATTGATAAATCGACGGGATTGCAACCGCTTAGAATGATGGTTTTCATAAAAATCCTGGCCGCCTCCAACTCTTCCAAGACTTCCTCGCCATTCCAAATAGGCAAACTGAAATCGAGAAACAAGAGATCGATGTCCCCTTTCATTATTCTGAGAACGGCTTCTTTGCCCTGGTTGGCTGCAAAAACTTCGTGGTTGTCGATTGTCAATAAATGTGTCAGCATTTTAATAATGCCCTGTTCGTCATCAGCAATTAAAATCCTCATCGTCATTTAGTACCTCCTCGAATTAGGATAGCATTTTTTTATTGTTTTTACGCCCAAAAAGTTGACAAAAATTATGATTCGATTGGTTCGATTGGTTCGAATGGTTCGCTTGCCCTAATATAGATACTCGAGCCGCTTTCACCTGCATCTGCATTAATTAGTCTGAGCGGGTCAACCTTCATTTTTCAGCGCAAACTCCTCATAGATCCCCCGCCGTTTCAATTGCCAATAATGAGTGCTACAGATCCCCCGGCTGCGACGTGGGTTTTTGCAATCAAAAATAATGCAGGTGTCGCCCGTTTTCTTTCGTTTGAGTTTGTACTTCTTCAGCATCTTTTCGGGGGCCGCAAAATTTTCATATTCACCGATGAATCGGAGATGCTGAGCATGTTTCTCACATATACCTCGGGCACGGGGTGATCGTCGGCATCTATCTAACCGGCATTTGCCTTTGCTGAAGTTTTTTTTCAGCCGAAATTTTACAGTCTTTGATTTCATTTTATTTCTCTTTCGTAGAATCATCAGCCTTTGATTCTTCGGCTTCCTTGAGCATTTTTCGAACATCGGCCCTCATTTTTTGGTGGGCGATTTCGATTTCTTTTTCTTTTTCCATATCGATCGCGTGGAATTTTTCGAGTTCTTTTTGAAAATTGCAGGCTTCGAGTTCAATCTCATTAAATTTTATGAGGTTTGTTGAGATCCCATTTTCGCCGATGTGACGGCAATGATAATGAAACTGCACCCCTCCTGGGCACTCTTCAAATTCTCGCGAGACAACACTCACCATCACGGGCATACGGTCGGTTTTATGGTGGCTCTTTAGATCTTGGCCGATTTTGAATTTAAAAAGGTCGTCATGCTTGCTCATTTATTCTCCTTTGACTGTTATGTCTTTCGTTTTTTTCCATATTTGTTAAGTTGTCCATTTCTCAAAAAACGCGAATAGTGTTTGCTGCAGATGCCTCGATTTTTGATGTCTTTCTTGCAAGGCTTACCATCAACAGTTAAACGGCAAATGCCTTCAACAATCCTTTTTTTTATTGCGTAAGTCTTAGGGCCCATTCTTGATTCACCGCCATATTTTTCTAATACATCGTGTCTATCAAAACAAAGCCAATGCCTAGCGCACAGTCCCCGACCGTGAAGGCCTCCTTTGCAGATCTTGCCATTTTCAATGATGCGGCACTGTTTTTTGTTTATTTGTTTTCTAATGGCGTATTCGCTCTCGTCAAAAAAAACGTATTTTAGTTTGGAGCCATACTTATCAATCAAATCTCGTCTCAACATAAGGGAATGATGCTTCGAACAAAGATCTCGACAATGAGTAGGTCGGTGACATTTTTGACCATCTTCAATAATTCTACACTTACCTTTTTTATGATTTCGGTTGATCGTGAATTTTCTTTTGCTTGGCGTTCTACTCATGACTTTCATTTCCTTTCCTAGTGAATCCCATTAGGTTCTCCAGTGTCCAATAACAGTTCCATCTATTTGTTTGTTCATGGCACATCGTCCGCAGCGTGTTCGTCGTACCAATGTGAAGCGACTTCAATTTCTTCTTTAAAAAAAATGCCGCAATAGTGGCAAATGTATTTGTAACCCGCAACCATTTTTTGGCTCAAACAATTAGCACACCAATAGCCGTAGCCATTCGGCGGTTTTTCAAAAGCGTCAATCAACAAAATATCGCAACCCTCCCCTTGGCATTCACGTTCACTCATTCGTATTTCTTTTCCGCATGATCCAGCATTTCATCCAAAAAAACCCTGAGAACCGGGATCACGAGATTCATCGCATGATTTTTAAGGCCATCGGGGTTTATCTCTAGGTATTCAAAGATTTCTATTGGATGTCGCGGCATTTCCACAAGAAAAAGATTCTTCTCAAAAACAATCACCGAATAACCCAGATCTCGATCTAGTACAAAGTCATCTCTGACCTCGCCCATGATCGCACTGAGGGCGTTAATGTTCTCAATACTTTGAGGGCCCGACTGTTCCGCCTGTGGCCGTTTATTTTTCATCCAGGCAATTAATGCGGCTTTCGCCTTCGGATTGACGACGACGTGTAATTTCATTTAATCAGATCTTTCTCGGTATTGTCCAAACGTATCCGGTCCCAAGGACCATCAGAGTTCCAGGGGCGCCTCAACGCTTCCATATAGGCCGCAATGTCTTTAGCTTTTTTGAGATCTTCGAGTACCTTGACCAAGGTATCCTCCTTGTAGGTTCACAAAGCATGAATGATCGAGCCGTGACCAGGTGGCGCATGAGGATCAGGCTTTGAGGTGTCAGTTATCTGAATTCTTTTTTGATTGAAGGCATACCTCAGCACCAATATTGTTCTGTTGAGCTGAGTCGTTTCATTTGCTGTGATCTTGTGGCTATAAATACCAAAGGGTACCCTGCCATCATCGAGGGGCATTTTGAAATCTCACGTACATTTTATTACTTTCGCTGTTTCAGCCTCGGATCACGGCGGCCTTTTTATAGATAGCTTTTTACGGCTAAGCGAGTTTATTCTTCGCGATACTTCCCATCATAATAACCACGTTTCGAAGGAGTACCAAACAATTCTAATAACTTTCTTCGTTTGTAAAAATTATAGTGTTGCTGACAAAGGCCACGACCATATACCTTTTTCGGGCAAGCTTCACCATTGTCAGAAATTCGGCAGTAATTCTCTTGGTGATCAGGGTTAAATTTATAGTTTTTGATCAGTGTGGAAGACAATCCGTATTTGTCAACAGCCTTATTCCGCCGCAAAATATCGAAATGCTGTTTGCATAAACCACGACAATGAGTTTTTGCTTTACAAAGACGGCCTTTCTCTTTGATTCGACAGACGCCCTCTTTCGGTCTTTTGGCAAGCTCAAAGTGATATTCATTATAAATTTGCCTTTGACAAGGCAGGGCAAATTTATCTAATTTGCCCTGCTTGTTAATACGCTGATAATGAAGCTGGCAAATCCCCCGCCAGGCGAGATCATTGCGACAAGATTTGCCGTTTTCTTTAATACGGCACTTACCCTTTTTCGGCCTCTTGAGAATAGCTAGATCACGAAGCATCTCAGACAGTAGTGAAATGTCCACTGGCGATAGCTCGCTCAACAGAGTGAGCGTATTCTTCTGGGTCGCAACCAAGGTGTTTGGCCTCATTCAAGGCAAAGCTAATGCCGCTTTGAACTGTCTCGCCATTGTCTGTAATTGATTTCGAATTTCCCTTTGAGCTGGCCTTTGTCTTTTTTGTGGCCTTCTTTTTCAAAGCCTTATTCTTGCGCCCCATGGCCTTAATGATTGCGTTAACCGTTGCTTCGCGACAGTCTGTTTTTTCCTCAAAGAGTTTTTTCAATTCTGTAGCCGCTTTGTACGGGAAGAATTCTGAATCGCGGCCATGTGCCAAACCCATTTTGGATTTGAGGCCCAAATCTCTCAAAAGCCTTCTTGCCTCAACTCCGGCCACATTCCAGACCCGTTCGAATACCCAAATGGGGTAGTGCTCGTTAGGTTTCACTTTGTTGACGTCAAACGTTTTCTTGTCACATATTAACTTTGCCATTTTGGCTCCTTTTTTATAATTGATTAGTATTTTTGTTTTAGGGTTTCATTTCTCTGAATAATCGATCGGAAGGCCTGGGAATTCAATACACTTCTCTCGGCCATCAAGCGGTGCCTTCGTGGTCAGACCCTCCATCTGGCGCCAGTATTGAACCGTATGAATCAAGAATAATTTGGTGATGTGACGGGCCGATTGAAGTTCGACAATGCGAACATCCGTCTCGTTGACATTGTGAAGTTGGCATACTTTCTCAGCGACCATTTCAAGGTAACGGCCATGATAAAATCCGTGTCCTTTTCGAATGCTTTCCCCGACGCGCCAACACAGGCTGCGAAAGAACATATTCCAGTTCACCAACTTCTTTGGGCTACTTTTGGCCGCAATCTTTTCACAGTTATATCCGCTGCCCCAAACACAAAGCTCAAGCCTTTCCTCGATCTCTTTGTGGAAGGCGGGCGTCGCTTCAACATCTTTGAATTCACCATTAATTCTTATCACAGAAGTCACAAAATCAACGGCACTCTGCCGAGTTCTAAACCATCTCTTCCCTGAGGCCACGTCTACCTTATAGTTATGCATCCCACAATAGGCCCATAATTTGGAGGCGCTGTTAAATCTAGAAATGTCAGCGATATTGACGATCAAAGCGAATGAATAGATCGGAGGCACATCCGTGACGTGACAAAGAAAGAAATGCCAAATCGGCGAATCTCCCAACATCTTCTCTGCGATCACCTTGATTTTCTTTTGAGCGTCATCCAAATAGGACTGAAGCTCTTTCATGTGTTCATGATCTTGTTCTGTCGAGCAAGATGCTAACAATTCAAAACTACGTTCATTTTCATGACGCTGGTCTTCAAAGACAATGTGATTGTAGGTCAGTATTTTTGACATCTCCAGCTTTCTTTTCTGGTCTACGTTGTCTGTCCCCATATAGCTAAATCCTTCCTTCTTTGCACTTTAGTGGGTTTGCAAATGTTGATTTCGGTGGGTTTAGTCACTAATGGGTTCATTTTTTTGTGGGAGCAAATACATCATCGATGCACTCTGCCATTTTGTTTGAGGCGTCTTTTTAAATCTCCATTCTGACGCAATAATTCGTTTACTCGATTTTGTAGGCGCTTTGCTTCGCCGCCCTTTTTTTGGCTCATTTCTGCTGCTTTCTCGCCATGTTCCTCCATGACCGAGTATTTTTTATCGAGGCGGGTAATCACCTCTCGAATTTCGCTGACTTCTTCACATATGCCGTAGGCAATAGTATCAAGCGCTTCTTGATCGGTTGTTTTGTTATACCGCGCAACCAATTTGTCAAATTTTTCAACAATTTGGTTGTCAACAGCGCCCAGATTTTTGAAGGTCACTTTAATATACCTTTCTTTTTCATCCTCACCACGATCGGTTCTGCCAGAGCCACCATTAATTCCAAGAATGCTTCTTTGATCTTTTCAGTTGATGAAAAAACAGGTTTGCTCAATGCCGCTTCTGGAACTTCGGCCTTTTGTTCGTTTGATGCGTCAATAGACGCTTCGATTTCCTCATCCTCATCGGGCTCTTTTTCTAATTCGTTTTCATCTGGCTCAAGTAGGTCTTTCATCAAAGCTTGTTTCTCTTCCAGAGATTTGTGCGAATAACAAATCTTTTTAATCATCAAGGCTTTTTCAAGACCAAGCCACTCAATTTTGTATTTGAGCCTTTCGGTGCCATTGCCTACCTTTTCGAGGCGGATGTTTGCCGTTTTGAATATACCTTCTCTAATGTATCTGGTTAAAGTGATCGCCCCCATATCAACTGCAGGGCAAAACCCTTTGCCTACCCACACCATCTGGCCTTCGATCAGCATGTTTTTAGGCAACGGTGAATTCGTGTGAATTTCTTTGACCGGTTTCGTGACGGGCTTGCTTAAATTAGATTTGAATTTCTTACGCGCCGCGTTGATCATTTTTATGCCCTCCGTCTCACTAATAAATGGGATGCATACCATTTTCTTCTTGTCTTTTTCTGTGGGAATTAATTTGCTGTTGATCAATGCACGAACTTCTTTAACGCTCAAGTCGCTGATGCGCTTCTTCATTCGGTTTGTCCACATGGGCACAGTTAGCAGTTCTCTGCTCTTTTGTGTTTTACTAACCATTTTTTACCTTTGGTGTTTTGCCTGCGATTTCAAGAACCTCGGTCTTTTGAAATCTCGTTGTTTCGCGTATCAGCACAAGAGTCTTCGAATAATCGGTTTGTAAAAGAAAAACACTTCACACATAATTTCGCAAAAAAAGTGTTCGCTGTCAACCATTGAACACTGGTAATTGAAGTAAAAAACATGATAGTTAAATTTCTTAATTTGTTCGAACGCATCATAATAATCAAACTGTCTAACCGCTCCATTGTTTTCATTTTCTCCATCTACGCCAAATGATAAATAAAACTAAAATAGTAAAAAAAGTGAGTTTGGAAAGTTAAATCAAGAGAGGGGAGTCCCTCTCCCCCCTCTTCAATTACATGGTTTTAAGCGTTAGATAAAAGGAAGAAGGTTAGAAGTGAATCGCAAATGGAACATCGGAATGATAACAATGTTCATGACGCTTAAAAAGAAACAACCTTAGAACTCTATTCGTCTTCTTCTAAAATCCGATCATGGTGATCAAGTGCAATATCACTGATTGTCTTGCTGTCTTTTAAAACATCGACCATTCCATCTATTGTGAGATTTGGACAATCTTCAAACCAAATGCTTTTCAGTTTTTTAGCTTCGACCAGGCTGTATAAATCATACGGGGCTATTTGAAGATCGGCACAATATAATACTTGTAGGGTTGGCAGGGTCGCTATTTCTTTGAGGCCTTCACTGTTGATTGGAAAATTGAGAGCGTCTAAACGATACAGTTTTTTTAAATTGCCCAGTTCTTTAAAACCCTTGCCCGTGAACTCTGACCACATCCCTGGTTTTGCTACGAAGGATATTTGTCTTATGTTTTCCATGCTTCCAATTATTTTAAGGAACTCGTCTGCGTTTTTATTTAACCAGGCGTTTTGCTCTTGATTTTCTATCTTCAAGTGAAATGTGTTAATTTTTTTTAGTTGATCTTTATTTGGCCATTGAGTGTTGCTTTCTGATTTGAATAATTTATGAAAACTTTCTCGTAACGGGCTTTGGCCTTCTTTTTCGACTTTTTTATGGATTGGTTGAGGTGGGTTTATTGGTGACGGCCCTACTACTTGCGTTTGCCTTGGCCTTGGTAATGCGTTGGGCTTTGTTTGCGCCTCTGACGTGGCCTGTGGACCCTCTACTGAAGCCTCTGATTCTTCCTGAGTGAGAACAAAGATCAAGGCGAAGATGATGAGGATGGCAATTGTTGAGGCAAGTCTTTTCATTTTGATCCTTTTGTTAAAAAGGGGCTCACGTATTATAACACGCAAGCCCCCATCACGACAAATAGCTATTTTTCAAACGTGCTTGGCTGAAAATTTATCCAAAATCATTTTTCCTTGACGGCGCAATTTCACCTTTTTGTCTCGTACATAGCCTCGCAAATTACCACTTTTGGCGTTGTTCATAGCGTCTCGGGCCGTGTCATCAAACACCTTGCGAGATTTAGGGTCTAGGGCCGCCCGCGCCTCTTGAGTGACTGCGATAAGACCACTGGCAGAACGATCGTGATGTAACCATTTGTAAACAGGCCCCGTAGCCGCACCTGCGCCGGCCAACACGTAACCCCACGGGCCGCCAAGTAGGCCTCCCAACATGGTCAAAAAGCTTCCAGCATTACTGCCACCACCCTCTGATGCGCCAAACATCCATTCATGCCAAGGGATGTCATTGCCCTGACCATCTGAGCAAGCAATCATCAAATTGATGACGATTGCGGCCACCACGAACTTTGTCCAATACCAAATTTTCAATTTCATATTTCCTCCATTTCGATTTTGTTTGGTTTTTCCACTTCATCTACTGGGGGGAACTGGTTTTCTTCTTTTTTCTTTTCGATTTTTGTCTTCAGATTTTTGTTCAACACATTCAATTCACTTGTCTGTTTTTTGATGTCATCGACAGTTTTATGAATTTGAGTTGGGTCAAACATCACATACCTCCTTGCATCAATGCGTAAACGAGGCCAATGAGCTCGGCGATCATCATGATCATGATCCCCCACACCCGTTTGTCCCACTTCACGCGGTTTTCAGTGTTTTCACGTACTTTTTCAGCCAACACAGAAATCTTTCCGTTGAGTTCGTTATAGTGCGTCTGGTTTTCTTTGATCGCTTCTACATCCCTTGTGTTGTTCGATACCTGAGTGGCCATTTCAGCGATTGGTGCCGTCATGGCATTGATCGAATTCTGAAGGCCATCGATCTTGTCGATAATACGCTGATTATCTTCACGGGCCTGATCGGCATTACGTGTGATCCGCCGGTGAAGATTGCGGTCTTCATTTTTGAGGTCCTCAATATCCGAAGGTCTCACTTCGTCACTCATCTTACGTCCTTGTTAATTATTTTCTAAAAGAAAAATCTTGTTTCGATAATGCCACCATCAACAATATCACAATACACCGTTCCTTCATTTTGAATAACATCATCCCACATACTGGAAGTCATCAATGATTTTGTGTTTATTGCAAACTTCATCATCCTCCCCAATTTGATAGGGCTAGAATTTCAGGGGTTGATAATTGCCTATCGTAAACCCTTATGTCATCAAATATATTTCCAGAAAAAACGTCATCAACTTTACTCCTACCAATCGTAGCGTCGCCGTCTAAAATCGTATTAAGAGTTACAGGAGCACCCTCTTTTGTAGAAACAGTTAAAGGTGAGCCGTCTAAATATATCAAAATATCATCCGTCATAGTCGAGCCGTTAGGAACTACAAAGGCTCCGTGCCTGAATAATACAGTACCTAAACCTAGTCCATCAGCACCCCATCTATGACCGTTAAACCGCACTTCCAACGCGTCATCATTAGCGGTTATTTCAAATGCGTTTCCAGTAAAGTCGAACCCGTAACGAAACGCCGCACGAATTCCGCCAGAAGCGGGTTGAAAAAAGAAAGTTATTGTTCGAGGATCAGCACCATCAGGTAGAGATGAATCCGCATTTGAAATGTCAATCTCCTGGTCAATTCCATTAAGATCAATTCCGTTTTTTAGAACTGCTGGCACCCTTGTAGGATTATTTATCAGTGTCCCATTGTTTCCAGCGATTCGATCTATGACGACTGATCCCGAAGTCTCATTAAGAGGTAAGTGTAATATTAAGCCTTGCTCTGACCACGGTTTAACTTTCATTACGCTGTGAAATTCGGGGTCAGAACGGCGCTTAAATGTGTGCCGTCATATTTCAAATACAACTCAGCATAAGTGCCCGCGCCATTGGCGATACTCACTGCCACGTCACCTTGAAATTTAAAAATTGAATCGAATGATGTAATATCATGGTTCCCCAAACCATCTTTATTTATTTTTACAAATATTTCAGTTCCAGCTACCAGATTTATAGGCAGTCCAAAAGTTCTGTCAGCAGTGAGGGTAACTTGTTGATGCCTTTTTGAACCGTCCACAATAATAGCTGCTTGATCTGTGATCGTGGCGACATCTGATTGCAACTGATTCTCTTTCAAATTAAGAGGCTTCAAAAAATCAATCAGAGCCTTCCCAAATCTCGCAACGATTTCATCTTCTGCGCCAATCGCCCAAGCTGTGCCAGTGGTCAGGGTTCCTAATAAAAAGTCATCGGCTATGGTTCCAGTATAAGGACTACCATCTGGGTCACTGCCTGTCACGCCGATCTGCCCTATAATTGAGAGAACCGTTACGCCGTCACCAGCAAATATAATACGTGGAACATGTTCTTCGTCAACATTGTCTGTATCTGCGTTGAGTGCAAGCCTGACACCTTTTGTTGATACGTACTCAATTTCATACTGATCATTAAGATTTTTCTCGGTATGAAACCCTTCGGTTGGATGTACCTCAAAAAAGAAGTTAAGAGGCGCAAGTAGACGTCCATTTCCTAGAATTTGCAGCGTTGTGTTGTTTGCTAAATCTTTAAACTCTAATACTGGATCTAAATTTAGTGTCCTAGCGGTTTGAAGTGTTATAGCGCCAGTAACATCGTCAATCGTAAACTCTGGGTCAGATGAATTTTTATAAGCCGACTGAAGCGTAACAACGCCGACAGCACCACCTAACCTTCTATTAAGAATTGCGGCTTGAGCGCGATTGTCAAAATCACTAGCATCATTGCCAATAACAATTTGAGCCAATAAGATCGCTCCATCGATACCAACAGCAAAATCGAAATTTGCGAGATCGGTATCGGCAGCTGCTAGTGCCTCGGATGCATTTGCATACTCAGTCTGTCCCATCTGCAAGATATTGAGAGTCCCGAAGGCAAAGAGATAATGAATTGTGGCTTGCGTCCCAGTTAAGGCTGTCGGCACACCAGCAACATCTCTTTCTTTAGGGAAGGTTGCTACCGCCGAACTATCGATTGTTTCATCACTCAAAATGACATCGAATAACAAAGGCGTTGACGCGTTGCCATCAGCAGGAATCGGAACAATATTTGGATCTTTGACATTTGAAAAATGATTGCCGCCCTGAGCGAAAAATAACCCCGCATTTCTGAAAGCTTGCAATTGTGCCGTGACAGGACCTATCAGAGCACCTATGAGTTTGGCACTATCAGGCAAAAAATCAACAAAGTCATTCAACACAGTGCCGATTGATTGAAGCATTCTGGGCGTTAATACAATTTCGGTCACCACGCCGGCTTCAAACTCTACCGTGCATAAGAGAATGTTGTCTCTCAATTGTGTCGGGGTGAGCGGAGTTGATTGTTGCTGTATCGTTCCCGTGACATCCACAAAGATGTATTGGAAGCCGATAGCAGTGGGCATCGTTATGGTAAAGATTGGGTCAGCCGACCAAATAACATTGACTCGTGATACATTTGCCGGATCGGTGGTGGAATCAGACACAACGCCTGTGCCAGCCGTCACATTGATCTGAGTGGCCGATGCAATGGTGGCACCCGCCCAAGCGGAAACACCGGTGATAATGGTCTCTCTCGCAGCCAAATCCTCCGCAAGACCAGGCACTTCAGAAATATCCTGAATCGCCTCTTCCAACTGCTCTTTTGTGAACTTAACTACCATCTCAACTCCTCGTCAACAATTCGTTCAAATAATCACCCATCTTGAAAGGCGAAGTCAGGGTGTTTGCTTTGAACAGCGCCGGGTCTGAATTGCTCCAAAGATTTAATTTGTTGATAAGGTCTGCCGACAAAACCGTTGAAAACGGAGGTGAACCCATTGCCTCATTCAAGATATCTCCCAACATGAACGGCGTTAAGGGCGTGATGTCCGCCAAGCTGGGGTCGTGAAACCGCCAATCGTTTAAATCTTTGATTTGTTTGCTGGTCAAGATCTGGCCGCTCGTGGCGGCATCAGCCAGAACCGTGCCGAGTTCAAAAGGATCTGTTAAGGTGTTCGCAAAATCTAGTGCGGGGTCAGATTCGTCCCATTCATTGAGTAGGCCGCTCGTTTCATCGGGTAGTGAAATAGGAAGAGGTTCAGGGGCTGGAACACATGCCACCCAATCGTTAAAGTCATCCAAGGCCTCGGCGGCGCTGAAAAAGGTGTCGTGTACTTCAATGCGTTCTTCTTTGGTATTTGAAAAACTCGCGCTCAAATTTACCTGCGCCCCCAATGCCGTACGCCCACCAACCAGCACTGAAGAAAACCCGGCACCCGAAACAGAGTTTTGAACGGAATAAGAAACCTCGACACCGTTTAAGTAAATCGCAATCACCCCCACTTTGACGGTTATTAGAATCCGTTTCCAAACACTATTGGCCCCAAATCCTGTGGAAGATGTGGAGAGGAGGGTGTCCGAAACCCCCGAGTGTGCGGCAGCTGTAAAGAATTGGCTATTAGTTGACAGAAAAAAGCGGAATGCGTTTTCAATGGGAGAAACCACCGCCTGTTGAATGATAAAGTTAGTTCCGCCTGTGTCAGATGGTTTAAATAAACCTATGGCAACCGTGTATTCTGTAAGTCCTATCGGAATAATACCGGTCTCCATATAAATAACGTTGTTGTTGGTATCACCTTCAAAGGCGACCCCTGGGTCACAAGAACCATCGCCGTAAGTGGGATCGCCTGATTCTAGCCATCCGTCAGATAAATCATCATCTCGAAATACTGAACTCATTTCTTACCCTTCCGCAGCAATGTAAAAAGTTTTGGTTAGCGCCACCGAAAGGTTTATCCGAATCCAAATAGGAAAGGTGGAGAATTCTCCCCACTTAATGTCGCCTTTTGTCAATGCGTCATTCATTAGACAGGTCTTGTGATAATCAAATCAAAAGTGCCGTCACCGTTTGAAGGCGTGGCATCGGGTGTGACAGTGACTTCACCATCTGCCGTAACCACAGCTGCCAATGCAGTGGCGGTTGTGCCACCTGTATCGGGCAATGTGATGACTGCCGTCACGAGATCGCCCAACAAAACATTGGGAATCGAACTCACCACCGTGGTGGCAGCCGAAGCGAGAACTTCATCTTTGATAATCTGAGTGGAAAGCGCTCTTTGAAGCAAGTCGCCCACGTTCAGCGCATTAACGCCGGCCAGAGTTCCTTTTTTCAATGCTGGGTCTGACAAAGACCAATCGTTGAGTGCGTCTATTTGTATTTGTGTGAGTGACATGGTATCCCCCTTAAAGGTTTGGTTTTTTGGTTGTTCAATCGGGGGGAAGCGATTGAGGGTTAGTTTTTATTTATTTCATTTTTAAAAATCCGCTAAATGTCTCATGTGACCCTCCGAATTGTGATCTTTGCGGAGGGATTCGTCGTCGGCGATGTGCCGGTTGGCCCAGGTGTAATATCAACGCTCGTCGCAGAACCTTCACATTCAATGGTCAGGTCTTGACCCGAAACGCCATTGAATAAAAAAGCACTTGTCAATTCTCTGATATCACCACTGTCATTTAGGCCGATTGAACCAAAACTTCCAGCTATTTCAGTTCCATTGAACAAAGCCCGAATACCTATAGTTTCAGCACTTCCTCCAGATGTCTTTCTCGCGTTGCATGAGATTATGACTTCGAATACTCCCGTTTGGTTGCAGGCGAAAATATTGGTATTTGCCGTGTGCGTCCAACCATCGAGAATGCTATTGTCGCTGAAGGTAAAGTCTTGAAAAGTATCGGCACTACTGATTGCTTGCGTGGTCGTGTCATAGGCATTTAGATAATTATTATTGAGTGATCCACCACCCCCAGGCGCGAGGGCTGCGATTGCATCAGCTACTCTTTCGGCAGTCCAGCGTCGAACAGTGGTACTTGTGCCCGCCTCCGCTTCGACTTGTGTGATAACAGTAACCTGATTGCCGTAAGCCGTTTCGATTTCGGCATCGCTCTGATCTGCGGTCGCGTTCGTTTCGATGCCTGTGAGTTTGGTTCTTTCGGTATCTGAGAAAATCTTGCCAGTGCCGGTTTCCGACAAATCATCCATGTCAAGAAGAACAACACCTGTTTTACCTGCCACTGAGCTTACAGCATCGCCACTTTCCAGTGCGGCGATCGCCTGCGCGACCCTTTCAGCTGTCCAACGTCTGACCGTGGTACTACTTCCCGCTTCAGCCTCGGCCTGCGAGATAACTGAGACTTCATTGTTATAGCTCGTTTCAATTTCAGAGTCGCTTGGGTTCACGTCTGCGAGAGCCTCAATTGCATTGAGCTTGCTCAGCAAGGTATCTGTTAGATTGTTGGTATCCAATTCAGCAAAAAGTAAAGACTTTACCTCATCACCCGCCATTGGTGGCCCACCATTGACGCGAAACAACCCTGCATTCGTCAGCGTGATTTCATATTTCGAAAGAAGATCAGGGCTCATAATAAAGAGCAAAGGCCCTTTTGTAGGATGACATACAATTTGCGGTTCGCCAGCCATTATGAAATTCTCCTTATTGTGATGGTTCCTGATATTGCTGTCACAACACTTCCAGCTGTGGGGCCAGGTTGAATGTTGTTATTGTTGTCATCTTCTGCGGCCCACTGTATTTTGAGATCTTGTGATGCTGTTCCGTTGAACATGAAATTTCTATCAAGCGGAAACGCAGAGTTTTTGTGAACTACGTCAACGCCTCGATGGGAACCGGCAATCTCGACTCCATTGAATAGAGCCTTCATGTTTATCTCTGTGTTACCGTTACTACCTGAATCAACACTCAGTTCGATTTTGCATTCATAAACACCCGTGACAGGGCAGGTAAATAACGCTGATCCGCCAGTATGAGTCCAACCGTTTAAAGGCCCGTTTGTTGAAAAGGTCACATCTTGAAAGGTATTAGCGGTAACGATTACCTGTGTGCTAGTGTCATAGGCAAAAATGAAATCGGTACCCCCCCCGCCACCTCCGCCCGTTTCCAAAGCAGCAATAGCCTGCGCAACTCTTTCGGCAGTCCAGCGTCTAACAGTGGTGCTTGTGCCGGCTTCAGCCTCAGCCTGAGAAACAACTGATACCTGGTTGTTGTAAGCGGTTTCAATCTCACTGTCTGATTGATCGGCCGTAGCCCCTGTTTCAATACCATCAAGTTTTGTTTTGTCGGCTGAAGATAAAAGACCGCCAACCGAAGTGGTTGCTGAAGGTATTGGATCACTGCCATCTGATAAATGCTCAATACCATGATCAGGGAGATCATCTTTGTCGATGAAGGTGATTAAAATTTCTTGACTGTCAGAAATGTTCGCACCTGATGCTGAAACGTTTGTAACGCCAAAAGTAAAAAAAGTTGTGTTGTCTGTGATGCTAGCCACACGAAAGACTTGAGACGCCGTTATGTCATTTATTGGCTGAAGCCTAATCCGCGAACCAATTTCTAATTGGTTGAAAAATGAACTTAGATCTACGCCGTCTGAATCTTCATTGTCTATAAAAAGTTCAGTGGCTGATGATTGCGTTGTGTTATTCCATTCAATGCTCTTATCAGCAGGTGGTGCCGTTTGATCTGAGACATCGGCAAACCAAATAGAAGAATTGTTAGGACCAACGATTTCTATTATTTCTAATATTGAGGCTGCCGCTATAGCAACAACGGCCTGACCCACTCTCTCGGCAGTCCATCGTGTTACTGTGGTATCCGTGCCTGCTTCAGCATCAACCTGTGTGACAACAGCCACTTGATTGTTATAACCCGTTTCAATTTCAGAATCTGTTTGATCTGCTGTCGCCCCAGATTCAATACCATCGAGTTTTGTTTTATCGGCAGCCGACATACTCCCGCCAACAGAAGTTGTGGCCGAAGGTATAGGGTCGTCGCCGTCTGAGAGGTGTTCAATACCGTGATCTGGCACATCTGCTGGAGAAATAAAAGTAATTGCCACATCTTCGCCATCAGCGATATTGCCGCCAGTGGAATATTCGAGTGTGACGCCAAAAGTGAAATAGGTCGTATTGTCGGTGGTACTTGTGACCTCAAAAACTTGAACCACGGCAGGGTTATTGGCAAGTTGCAATCTTATTTGTGAACCAACGGTGACCTGGTTGAGAAAAGCGGTCAGATCAACGCCATTTTTATCGTTGTCATCAATGAAGAGTTCAGTAGCCGATGACTGGGTTATGTTATTCCACTCAATCCCCATATCAATAGGGGGCGCCGTTTGATCTGAAACATCGGCCAACCAAACAGAAGCGTTGTGCGCACCCCCACCAGAAAGTGCCACAGCAGCCGCAATGATGTTTTCGGCGTTCTCAATATTGATTTGAGTACTAATTGCCACCATTCACCCCTATTCCACGATACTTTGAAGATATTCAAGCATTGTTTTTAACGTGCCCGCTTCGGCTGAAGCGTCAAGCGCGCTCAGAGCAATAAGTTTTGGCGAGTCTGTCACCCTGGCTTTTATTTCAGCAATGAGCGCGGCTTGCGGCTCGTCGAATTCTTCCACCGTTTGACCTGCTCCGGCGACTAAATCAATGAACCCCGCTTCAAGCGCGTTGCCACTTCCATCTTTCAAAACTTTCCATTTGAGAGGCATCAGCTATCCTCCTCCCACTTCTCAACCCAACCATCGACATCAATATCAATACTGGTCGCGCCTTGACCTTTGAAATCAATCTGTTGAACGGAATTGAGAGGAAGCTCTCCCCCGTAACCGGTTGCTTCACTATTGAAACTTGCCCAAGCGTGGCCGATCGCCGCACCTGAACCTGTCACCCGCCAATCCAGAGCACCAGAAGAGCCTCCGGTTTGAGTGTGTCCGTATAAAAGACCATGTCGAGAAGTAGGGGGAACAAAACTTGAACAATCTGCTGCCATAAAAGTAGTGTTCGTGGCACCTGTAACAATATTTTGAAGATCATCGAAAATAAAACGGTCAAGATCAAAGTCACCCACAATGAGATTACTGCTCCCATTATTGCGAGCCCACATCACTCTTCGATAATCATCGTGAGTGACGGGCAAAACTATTGAGCCGTCATAATTGGCCGCCGACACAAGCATGAGTTCAGGATCGTTCACACCGCTTGTGTCAATAAGGGCCACTACCGCATACCAGGTGTTGGCTGCTTCTGAGCCTTGATCCAATCCACCGACCCCGATAATCGTGAGGATGGCTGACTTGAGCGTAGCGAATGTGACCACTTTGCCCGAGAGAACACCTTTTACCGTCGCTCCTGCAGCCAGTGTTACTGTGGTTGTGGTGACAGCGACAGCGATCTTTGACACAACGCGAGAAATCGCTTCTAACGCTATGGGCACGCCATCTAGCGCCAGTTCATCGTTATCTGTAAGGGTGAGCTTTCGTTGAGTGCCATTGGGCGCTTTAAAAAATGGTCCTTCGCCTGGTATAACGACGCCAAGGTCCTCAAGGGCCGCTCCGGTGGCTGAAATCTTGGTTCTCACAATCACTCTGACTCTGTCAAGGACAGTGGGTGTGATACCCGTCGGTCCAAAAGTGATTTCGCTGACACCTGTTTTTGTGTAAGAATCTTTGTCTTGAATCACACCACCCACAAAAACCATGGCATCCCCTGGCTGCCAGTTGGGGATGTTGAGCACATAAGGGCCCTTAGTACCATCACCCATCACAAATTCATCTGCGCCCTGTGTGACAACCAAAAAATCAACCAAACTTTGCCGAGGTATGAAAATCAGTGTCTCTTCAGCGGTGGTACCGGGAATGGATGGATTGACAATCGTTACCTGGGTGGGCGTAGAAAGAAAGTAGTCATCGCTTGGTGCATTGCCTTCAGAAAATAAAACCTGGCCGTTTCTAACCGCGATCAAATCATCTTCAGATCCAGAGGAAAAAGACAGATTAAAAATACTTTGAGGCGCACCAAAGAGTACGGTGAATCGATCAACCGGTGCGGCGATAATGGATGCGCCCCCACCGCCTTTGTTGAGCCAATGACGAATATCTTGAATATCATCTTGCGTGATGGTAACTGGCCCCGTACCATCGACCCGCACAATGGCCAAACCCATTCGATCAACGGCAATATCAGGAGCGTCAGCAAAAAGATCGAGGGTGGCCGTCACCACATCAGAGAAATTGGTGATATCAAGAACGCCCGAATCATCAACCTCGACAATATAAAGACGAGTGTTGGTCGCGACGCTGGCCGGAGCAAAAACCGCTGTACTTTGAGCGGGAACGTCCACCACCCGAAATCCGGTGGTAGAAATAATCAGACCTTCAGCCGCCACCCTCACCGTATCATCCGGTGTTTCTTGACTAAGAATTTTTATTGCGGAAGGGTTAAAGGCCGGAACGCCGATGCCAGCTTGTTCGCCCCCAAGAGCCGAGGCTCTGATCTGAAGCCGAACATCTGTGAGGTCGCCGGCATTGATGGCATCTTGACCATCGAAGCGTTCCAAAGTCGCCAGTTTGATGGTGAAATGTTCGATATTGTCACCATCAATAAAATCAGCCGGTGTCGTCGTGCCTTCAGCCACAAGAACCTGTGAGATCAATCTCAAACGGTCGGTTTTGCTTTGAGCCTCGCCATCGGGAACAAGAGGTGGGTCTTCAACGCCGGTGATACGTTTTAAGAAAATATCAAGGTAGACCTCATCGGTTCTGTCGCTGCCCGACGGTGTGGTCAAGGCGGTTGGTATGGGTATCAGGCTGGCATTGAGATCAGTATTTTGAGTGAGGTAGGTGGTCGTTGTCTCAATAATGACATGGTAACCGCGCAGATAAAAATGGAAGGCGCCATCAGCCGTGCCATCCCCCCCACGAATGGTGAAATCGTTTGTTGCGCTGCTGCCTATAATATTGAAGGCATCGCCAATGGCGATATCGCCCATGATGCTTTGAATCAAACGACGGTTGGCATCAAGATCACCAAACCGCAGTTCATCGCGATCAGGCGAGAAAATGCCTTCACCTTGACGGTGCAAAGTGATCTGATACTTACGCAACTCATCGTAGTTGTCACCGGCGTAAACGCCGCCGCCCTGCCAGCCCGTGGGATATGCTTGTCTAGTTGGCATCAGAATACCTCAATGGAAATACTCACAGCCCATGACCACAAAACCACGGCTACTGTTGGCAGATTGCACCTGTCCTGAAAGTGTTATTTGACCGGCGCTGTTCACCGGCCATTCAAATGCTCCCGTGGGGTTGTATTGATTACTTGCCGTATCAAACCGAGAACCAATATCTGCTGCTGTTGGATCGCCCGTCGCACCAGGGGGAGCGGCATAAAAAAGCCCTTGATTTCCCAGCGAAAAATAAGCGACTTTCACGAATCTCGTATGCGTGGGCGGAACAAGGGCCGAAACCACATAGCTGGCCAGCGTGCTGGCCACCGTGCCTGTGGTGGTTAAAGAATTTCTGGTGGTGTTGATAACGTAATTGAACTTTCGACCATTGATATGCGATTCAAATACCTCGGCCAAAGCTGATTTTGTCACAAAATGGAAGATCCATTTATAGAGGTCAAAGCCTGCAGGCAGATTGCCTTCTAAAACAATGTTTTGATTGTCGCCCTGAACATCTGAAGTGGTGGCGATGAGCGCATCGGGGCCCGCACCTGTGCTGCTACCTATGGCATAAACATGGTACATGGTGTTTGCTGCGAGAGTGCCGGTATCAAGCCCGTTGACACCGGTTGTTGTGAGATTCAAATTGAGAATACCGCCTGAATCCAAAACCCGCGAGCCGAGGCGTTCGGCCACTTTGTATTCAGCTTGAACGGTTGTCACGCCCAGCGATCCCCCCGCTTGCGCAATGACGAGAGAGTTAAAGGGAAGCACTTGTAATATAAGACCATTGTTTTCTTCAATAGCAGCTTGAACATCTGTCGCCACCATGCCTGAAGGCACGGGATCGTAACTAATGCCATCGGCATCAGGCACGGGGATATCACTTTGCAAAACAACTGGATTACCGGCACTTGGCGTTCCCACCACGTTGTCAAGGGCGGCTTGCATTGCGGCCAAACCGGCCAATAACTGATTGCCCGCCGTGGTGTTGTCAAGTTGCAATTGCTTCGCGTCTGAACCAAGAATTACATGACGCCCCGCCGAAGGCAAACCGCCAGAAGTGTTATCAATGGCCGATTGCATGCCCCCTGGATCAACCAGATTGAGCCCGCCATTCGCCAAGATACCAAAGGTAGTTGTGCGGCGATCGTCGCTGACATCAAAAGCATTGATGGCATCTTGACCATCGAATCTTTCGATGGTGGCCAAGGGGAAAAGAAAATGCTCAACACCACCACCATCGGTGAAGGGCGATGCGGGAACACTGCCGCCTTCAGCCACTTTCACTTCTTGAATCAGACGTAACCTTGTGGTCAAAGCCACTTTCAAGTTGTCGGGCACCAAAAAGGCGTCATCTGCAAAAGTGATCTCTTTAAGGAAGACCTCAAGATAAACTTTGTCTGTTCGGTTCCCACCTGAAGGAGTGGTCAGCGCAACCGGCACGGTGCCCAGATCTTCGTTGTATTGAGTGTTGTGTAATAGATAGGTGGTGTCTGCATCGGCGATGGCCATAAAACCACCCACAAAAGCGTTTTTCGGTGTGCCTGGGGCGTTATCGCCACCCACTATTTGAAAATCGTTGTTCGCGCCGGTGCCCACTACCGCGAAGGCGTCTTCCACCGCCCCGTCGCCCATGACGTTTTGCATGAGGCGGCGCTTCCAGGTATCGTTGATCGATTGTTTTTCGTTTTGGTCAACGTTGTAAATTGAACGACCATTTTGATGAAGCACCGTGAGATAACGTTTTAACTCTTCGAAATTATCGCCGATATAATCGCCTTCTGAAAAGGCCGCTGGAAATAAGCCGCGTGGTGCCGTCATCAGAAAGTCATCCTGGCGATGTATTCATCTAATGGCGCCGAGATAGATCTGTCTCTTAAAGGAATAATGATGTGGTTCATCATCTGGCCGCTGTTGGCCGTCAGTGAGGCATCACCACCGAAGATACCGAACTCTCTGACCTGGGTGGGGTTCTCACCCGCCGAGAGTCGCCCCATAAATTCAAGCCGGTCGGTCGGGGTGTTGGTGCACACATCCAAGTTGTCTAAAAATTCAACGGTTTGCAGGGGTTCTCTAAAGGTTTCGTTCACCAGCTGAGTGTTGGTGACGGCTTCGTTTGATTTACCGTTATCGAGCAAGATATCCCAGGCACTGTCACCAGAGCCCCAAGCCATAAAAAGATTGGGGGTCGCAGTCAAAAAGGGAGGATGGCCTAAAATAAGACCCGCGATCAAAACGCCGATACTGTCGACAATGATATTGCTGCCTTCGTGGAAAACCAATCTTCTGCCGTCTGGCAAAACTTCCTGGCAAATCCAATAGGCAGAGAGCTCGCGCTCGTTAAGATATTTTCTTGGTTTGCCCAAGCCTCACCCCTCTCACATTAAACCTCGCAAGGTTCCATGTGCATCAGGGGGTGTGCAACGTGAACATGTTAAAAAATAATAATCAGAGACCCTCATTATGGGTTCTCGTCATGGTCTGTTTGTGCGTGGCGGTAGATGCTACGTGAATTTTCAAAATCATCCCGCGTTGTTCTGAAATCATCTCGGATCAACCAGAACTGCTTATATACTACTCCTTCTTCGAAGATATTGGTAGCGAGTGTGTCGTCTTCGATCACTGGCCCATAATCACCCTCATCAACGAGCAACAAAAAACGCAGCCGGTACCTCTTGCCGGCGGCCTTATAACGATCGAGGTGCGCACGTATTTCTGCGTCAGTAAGAGGGATGCTTCCCCCTTCGGTGATGATCCACACATCAAAGCCGCCAGGCAGAGTCAAAAAATCCTCATCCTTCACGCCGACGGTGCCGATCATACGGGCTTGCGCTACGTCGAAATCCCGTGCCCTGCTTTGAGGTTCATTGGTCACACCGAAGGTAATCATGTTGCCACCGTGGTAATCGTTGGTGTACATGACCGGATGGGTTCTCACCTTCACGTCGCGATCGGGGTTGCCATCAAACAAAAGAACGTCTACCAAAATTTGTTCTAAAGCAAAATCATTGATCTTTGGCCTGATGATAGTATTGATGACGCGGCGGCTGTAATCAAAATCACTTTCGTTTGGTAAACGGGCTTCGTTGTAATAATCTCGGGCCCAATGATCGAGGAAGATGCCTTCGGCGGTCAAAATATTCATTTGCCTCAAACCGGCGGTGAAGTTGTCATCTGAGACCTGAAGCTCTTTAGCAACGGCTCTAAAGAGTGACCAAATAAAGTTGGTGAAGATAAAAAACTTTTTTTCGTGCGAATCAGACAGCCTGTTTTTATCGCGCTCAATCAAGCTGCAGGCATTGAGATCTTGAACGCTCGCAAAATCGGGGATGGCATCAACGGTGTAACGTGGGTTGGCCTCAAGAATTGTTTTTAATGAAGCGAAGGTTTCTTGGTTGAGATCGAGGAAAAAATCATCGAGGGCCGGATCGGTGGATTGAATTCTTAAAAAACCATTTTCAATCGTGTAGGTGGCCTCGACCCCACTGTAGGTCACCCGAAACACTTCAAAGATGTTTGAGTCTTTGTTGACTGAGTTGTAGACGTTGTCTAACAGATCTTCAAATTTTGCGGTCATTCCCATTATGGCAAAACCACCTCTGTCAGAGTGATGGTGCCGAGGATCCCCACCTGGTTGAAGGCAATCACAACGTTGGCCGTGGGGTCATTCATCACCACGTCAAAAACACCGGGCACCCCCTTGATGGCGCAGATGATATCGTTGAGCAAAATATCCTGAGCGATTTTACTGTTTTCAAAAACCACTCCGATGGCATCAATGATTGATTGCTCTAATTCACTGAAAGAAAAATTGTCTTCAAGAATGATATCGGCATCGACATCAATCACAATTTCTTCAGCGGCTTTCACTGAAGCCACATCCCCCGCCGCGCGAAAGCCCGCCACCCGGCCCAAGGTGGGGTCATCAAACCCGTCAATGATTTTTTGTGCTTCAGCCACCAGTTCAGCCGAGGTGTTGCCTTGACCATTAAAGATAAAAACGTCAAAGTAACCGGCGGGTGCGGTGTCGTTGACTGAAAAAAGTTCAAACACAAAAGCATCGGTGACACTTTCAATCACAATGCCATTGGCATCAAGAATCACGGCGGTGCGGGCCGCAAATTCAATACCTTCCACATGCGAACGAGCCAAAGACACAATAAAACGCCTGAAACGGTCACGTCTTTCAAGTGGTGTCTCAAGATCGCGCCCAGAGCTGAAGGCGGCAGGGTTGGCGATTGAATCAATGCCCGTTAATGGGGCCACAAGTTCTGTCACCGTATTGGGTGTGGTGTTTGACACAGAGCCTTCAACGCTTGCTTCGACTCGTAGTGACACTGTTGTGGCAGCGATTTCGATTTGACCTTCAGCTAAAGTAACATACTCTTTATTGGTGCCCGGCACTTTAACTAGGGTGCCCTGAGGAATAACAATTGGAGCCACGGCGGGAATGTTTGTTGTGAATTCAACGATGCCTGAAGCTTTACTTGGTTGCAAGCGACTGAAATCAAAACCTTTATAGACAGCCGTTTCAATAGCATCCAATAAGCCCTGCCAGGTATTGATATTGAGATCTTCCACCACCAAAGCTACTGCTTCTAAAACGGTACGCAAAACCGAACCGACGTTGAAGTCAGTGGCTTTAACAGTAGATGTTGAAACCGATGCAATCAGGGAAGCCGCGATGGCGTCAAAATTACGAATATTAAAAGCCATTGTTTTTTCCCCTGTCTACCTGGTAGCCACAAAATTAAAGTTGGTCAATGTCAAATCGTTATTGGCCACGGCATCAAAACGAATGCCGGTTTGATCGTTTTCAATAATAGCCTGAGCATTTTTGATGGATATGATTCGGGGGTCTCTTGGTATACCTTCTCTCAAATCAACAATGATCTGGCTGGCGTTTTCTGGCGTGCCCAGCCGGCCCACTCGAAGAGGCAACCCAATGCCATAGTCGCTATGATGTTTGAGTTCTTCAGGGCCTGTGTTGATTCTTATTTCAAGGGCCTGTTTTATGTTGTCCCGGCCTGTTTCTGTGAGAACGATATCGCCTATGATGTCATCAAGGGTGATGAAGCCCTCGGCATCCAATTGAAAGTCAAGGCCAAATACACGATTGAAATCCGACGTGTCTTCGGTTTCCTTGCTGTTGACAGAGGTGGCCGAAACATTTGAGACGGGCGTCAAAATAAAATCCCCCACCTTCAAGACCTTGGTATTGGATTCTTCAGGGTTTTCATGAAGCGAAGATTGAGCCAGCGAATTGTAGGTGACAGTGGTGCTGGTTTTCAAAACGATAGTGTTGGTGCTATTGTCAACGGATTCAATAATATGGGATTCTTCAACTGTGCCGTCAGTGAAATAAATTTCTTGATTGACGGCGGCGCCTTCAACATTGATAAAGACATAAGTATTGCCCGCACCAGAAGATATGAAGAGATCGGCGAGTTTGGGTGCCAGGGTCTCGATAAAGTCTTCAGAAATATAGGGGTAACGAAGGTTGTTCAAAACCGCCAGCTCTTCCCATCGTTCAGAATCCCCGAGATGTACGCGAGCGATTGATTGAAGTGTTTCACCTTGAATAATGGTTTTTGATTCAACATCGTCGATGACATCGATATTGGTGATGTCCAGGCCGGCATCGTTGACAGATTGCTGGTAGTCAACTTCGGTATCGATCACCAAGCCATTGATGGCGTTTTGAAGTTCAGCAAGAGCATCAATATTCCCAAAACCCTCAAGAACTGGATCGACTGATTCAAGCAGAGACAGCGAATCAAGAGCTGATGACGAAAGTGCCACTGAATCTAAAATCTCTACTGGCACACCCGCCGACGATAATTCTTCAAAAGTATTTTGACCCTGAACTGGCCGAATCGCAGGTGTGGCGGCACCCAGAATCGTGGCGCAGGCATCACCACCTGAAATCAAATTAATGCGTGGTCTCAGGTTGCGGCCATTGGTGAAATCTTGCAACACACATTCAAGATCGCCGAAGGCCTGAACGACGCCATTGATGGTTGAAATAAAGTCGGTGGCAATGTTGGAGGGCAAATCGGTGAAATCTTGAAGGGTTCGCGCCACTTTTCTAACAGAAGCCGCCACACGAGAGATATTGCCGGTAATGAAACTGGCGGTATCTTGGATCATCGCTATCGAATCTTCCCCGATCGAGGTTAAGTTGTCGACAGTATCAAGGGCGTCTTTGCCGACATCGAACACAGCGCGAATACCGGCAGGCAAAATACCCTGATTTTCTTCAAGCCCTGAAAGTTTGTCTTTGATTTCAGCGCTACGATCGGCCAAAAGGCTTCTCAAGCCGCCGGTGGCAAAGAAATTGGCATAAGCATCAAAAGTGACCGAAACTTGACGTTGGGCCCGAACATCAATATCCATCACCCGCATGGTCAAGGTGAAAGGAAAGAGCAAGGGCCGAGCTTTTGTGCGGTTGATTTTGAGATCTTGTAAATGCACCTGATAGGTCAATTGTGATGGACCATCTGTGTATTCAACGCGGAGATCCCCGGTGATCAATCGAACTATAGGATACCGTCTGGTTTCCACGCTTTTGCGAGATTCCTCTTGCCCCAATTCAAATTGATAAAGCTCATAGAATTCCTGCAGGGATTTATAGGCCTTGAAGCCATCAATATTGCCCCGAACACTCCACCCTGTCGTACCGCCCAAAGTGATCGTGGGCACACCAATACCAAAATGATCGATGGTGGCCCCACCCAATGTTTGCACAACGGTTGACCTTGAGGGGAAGTTATAGCCGGTGGTTTCAGGATTGATTAAAAAGGTGTACTCGGCAAGAATCGCATTGCCTCGGCGCATCATTAAGGTGTAGGGCTTGCCATTACCTTTGTCATCACTTTGAGCAGTGGGTATAACACTCGGGTCACGACGCGGCTGTTGGTCGCTTCCAAAAAGAAAGTCGGTAATACCAGGACCGGCGTCACGAAATCGGCTGACATCTTGGGCCAAATCTCCTAATGCCATAGGGATCTCCTGTTCATAGACTCACCTTGACCGTGTTTGAAGGTGGCGGAGGCGTCTGGTTTGGAGGCCCCTGGCCCAAAGCTGAATGAGTGTGGGTGGCGGCCCAGGCCTGCCAGAGCTCGCCTGGTAACACGCCAAAACTCGCACCTATGCCCAATTTCACATCAGCACTGGATAATTCAATTTTGCTTGAGCCGTTGATAATCAGCTTGGCCAAGTCCATCGTTAGGTCTGTGGCATCGATCTGGCCAGACTGCATTTCCAAAAGCATCGTGGTGGTTTCTAAATTCACGGCGGTGGCCATCAGTTCGATAATGTCGGCTTCAATGGTTTTGGTATCGACGACAAATTCAGTTGAATCACCGTCGACGGTTTCTGATTTATTGCCTGAAACGTTGAGCTCATAGTTTTCGGCCACATTAATCGAAACAGAGCCTGTGGGGCTTATGGTGACCGTGGTCCCGGAGGCATGCTCCAGGTGAATGGTTTTTGCTGGTTCTTGCGTGGCCGGGTCATCGGCTTTTGTTTTCCACTTCTGATTGGTGTCTTTGCCCACCAGATCAGTGCGCACTGTGCCTTCCCCCACTCGAAGAAAGGTGCCATCGGGGAAAACATGATCGTAATTGCCGTCTTCATCAATCAGGCTATAAATATCGCTGTGATGGCGATCGATTTTGTGCTGTTCAAAAAACATCATTTCTGAGGTTTCGGGATAGATAAAACCAATGCAAATAGGGTTCGCCACCTTACCAGATAAAAAGACGATCACGGCGTAGGAATTAAAACCCTTTTCGACCTCCTTAAAACTGGTTGCAATGCGGGGACGAATGCCAGGGGCTGGCGATTCGCCGTCGTTTTCCAACTTCTTTTCGTTTGAGGTCTCGGGAATGAAAAAGGCATCTTGCGGGTGGTATGAAACGTTGACCAAATCAACGAGGCCCGTTTTTGACGAGCCTGAGGGCACCATCACCTGTACGTCGCGTACAACGCCGCCCCCATCTAGAAGCATCACATCAATCAAATTTCTTTCAGGGAAGGCATCAATCACTCTGGCCAGGTGATGAGAATGATCGTTCACCAATGAGGGGTCCAGGGGCTGCCCACCGAGTAGTGCTGCCTGTTGTCGGTGTTTGAGGGTCATTGTGAGCCCGCTTTGAATTGTTTGTTAAAATCAAGGCTTGAGGCTGCGCTATCACTGACGGTGCCCTCTGGCGGATTATAGGCCCGTTGTTTGTCTTGAGCGACGGCGCTTTTTTCAAGAGAGTTGAGGCTGAGATCAACAATGCTATTACCATTATTGATAGCGGCAGTGCCACGAGTCAGTCGTAGAGTAGTCGTGAACCTGTCAAATGCAGTGAATGAATGTGAAACGCCTTCTACATAAAAACTGGCGGGCCGCGCATTTTTAATTTCCATCGTGATGTACTGACCAATGCGGATTGTGGGATCGCCCATGATATTAACCGTGCCTTTTTCATAATCGGGGTTATAACGATAAGCATCGACGACAGCGGTATTGAATTGACGAAGATAAGTTCTGAGTAGAGGCTCGGTAACTTTGAGTTGTTTTTCAGGCCCCTGAGCCCCCCCAGCCGTACCCTTGGCCACATCATCGGGATTTTTGGCATCAAGCAGAAACGGCGAAAATGTTGATTTGATCTCGATGGGCCTGAAGCCATAAAAATTAGTGTGGGCACGAAGCAGGAAGGGATTGGAGGTGGCTGTGGTGTCTTGGTACAAACCATTGAGATTGGCGATCTTCCAATTCATGAGTTCATATGGGTACATACTGAAATAGGTGAACACATCCGAATCGTCTCTGAAGACCTCTTTTCTGACGATGTCTGTGAGTTTGATATTTGTTTCTTGTTTTAAGGTGTCGGAAGACTCTTCAAAAAAACTGTTTTGATAACCTTCGTTCAATTCAAAATTGCTACCTGATATTCCAATTTCCTGTTGGATATCGACGGCGCGCGAACCTTCGCCTGGGCGCAAAAAATCAGCAACTGAGATTCTTCTTCTCAATGTCATCAATTCGATTTCTTTTTCGGCGCCCTGACCGTCGGGTGCTCGCCAGGGTGTGGCTCGAAACACAAAGACGCTTCGATCTTCAAGTTCTTGAATAAACATCTCGCACCAAGGTGCGTTTTTCGCGTAATCCAAAACGTTTAAAATGCTGCCATGCTGTGTGGTGAGATTGGCCAGAAAAAGTTTGAGGAGTACGATATCGCTGCCCGTATCTACTGTAAATGAGCCCGCCAGGTGTTCGGCCAAACGTGGTACGTGATAATCTTTCAGAACTTTTTGAATATAAGGTTGAATAAAGACATTCAAGATTTCGTGCATGAACTGATTGGGAGTGAAGTTGCGCGAGAACATTGAAATGCTATATTGGGCCGAAACAAAATCCCCCACCCTGATCGCCACGGCGTTTTCTGCAGCTCCTGCCAAAAATGATTGTCTTTGAGCGGAAGTGGCCAAGACAGCCGAAAGTTCTGGCCTGAAGAAAAGCCTTTGTTTGACAAAAATCTTGCCGATATCGCTACCGGTTATGGTCGTGCGATCTTCGCCGCTTGTTTCGCCCGCTGTCTCTGTGCTGCCGACACTATCGATAAAACCACGCATCACGGGTATCAGATCATCATCTACCGTTTTGGCAAAAATCTCGATGTAGGTCATGGGCCTGAAGAATTCTTCAATATTTTTGATACCACGAAGTTTGTTGTCTTTGGCCATTTCGTTGGCCACTTGAATACGGTTTCTTAAAGTGAGGGTGAATTTGCCCACAAAACTATTCAGATCTTTTGAGGTGGTGACCCCGATAACATATTCAGTGACATCTTTAGGGCTCTCCCCCCGTTTGGTGGCCGTTACTCGAAAGCGCGGTGCTCTGGTGCGAACATTAACCATCAGTCTTTCCTATCCGTGGTGACGTCCTGCGAGCCGACAAGTACGCCTTCTTTATCCATGAAAGTGACTGTGATTTTTTGAGGTTGTGCCAATGTTCTTTCGGAAATAAATTCTTTTAATGCCTCAACGAAAAGTTGAAAGTCAGCTGATTTAGTCATGTCCTCAGAAGTGGCAAAACCCATTTGCGTGGCTAGTCTTTTTGTTTGAGCTTTACTAAAACCGAGCGTCAGGTCTCCGGTTGGTGTGAATTCGCCTTCTTCCCCAGCAAAGATATCGCGTAGTTTTTGACTGAGTTGCATGGCCATCTTGCCTTGAAAACCACCAAATAATTGGGCTTCACCACCACCCCCAACAGCAAAACGGCTGGTGATGGCTTCAAGTTTTTTCTGCGAAATTTTGTCAACAAAACCATGTTCCCCCACAAATTTACGCATGAATTCTTCACGGTCATCACGAAGCATCAAACCAGCCACATCGCCCAACAAGAGCGAAGCCGCTCTGAAAATGGGAACGGCCTCGCCAAATCTCAGCATGGCATCGGTTTGTTTGGCCCTGGCGGCTTCAAGTTTGTCAGCCTCCATTTGTGGGTCAAAGGCAGCGGCACGCTTTTTGAATTCAGCCAACCCGCCTCCGGTGGTCAGATCGAGACCTTGCACCACTTCAAGAAAGGCTTTTGTTTCTGTGAATTTTCTTTTTGTTTCACCGGCAAGAATGACGGCCACGTTGTCTAAAGAGCCTGTGCTGGCCGTCATTTCTTTGAGCATGGTTTGGAAGACCTTGCCCCCATCGGCCATGATGCCTTTATCCAGTTCTTTTAAGACGTCAATCTGCGATCTGCCTTGTTCACCGGCGATTTTTGAAGTCAAGAATCTACCGAAAGTACCTCCGATAATGCCCTGACCCGATTGAAGCACGTTGTCAACAGAAGCGAGCATTTGCCTCATGCCAGCACCGGTGAATTCAGCACCTTTTTGAGCCAACCCCCCCATAACACGGGTGAAGAAGTTGACTGCGTCTCGTTTTTCTGATTTGTCCAAGGTGGTCGAGATGGTTTTGAGATAATCGACAGCCTGGCTCAAAAATTCGCCCACGCGCCCGCGCAAGGCTGGCGCTCCGGCTCTGGCTCGTTCGCCGAGGCCCCCTAAAAATTCGCCTAAACCGCCACCTTCAATTCCGGCTCCTCTCGCCTGACCAATCAGGCCCGCAGCTCGTTCGCCACGAAGACCTAAAAACTTGGCAATACGTGCAGCCCCAGTAATGTCTTCCGCGAGATTTCCGAATTGTTCACCCCTGGTTCTCCCAGTCATGCCGCCAGCGCCGGTGATGGTCTGAGCCATTTGAAGGGTCTGAGGTCTGGCGAAACCAAAACGTCTCATCTGACCACCGATCCCTCTATCAAAATCCATGATTCTTTCAACAACTCGTTGATTTCCGGTGAGACCACGGGCGAAAGCGAGTTCGCTGGTCATGTGTTTGACAAACATGTCGCTGGCTTCTTTCGCCGTACCGGCCAATTTTTTAAGAGCCATACCAGCGGCGACGGCTGCACCAATCACCGGACCACCGGCCTGAAAAGCACCCGCAATTTGCCCGACAGCCGTGCCCCCTAAAGCCGTTCTGGCCAATTGACCACCAAACTGCCCCAATCGACCCCCTCGACCCAATTGAGCTTGGCCGGCAACAGTTTCAGCCTTGGCGGCAATTCGTTGAACACCAATGGTTTCGCGTTGAAGTCGTCTTCCTAATCGCTCTCGCTCAGGACCGGCGGTTTCCGCCTCAATTCTTTCGCGAATATCAACAAGGCCGAGAGCTTTTTGCTTGATCTGTAGGCGTTGCTGCTCAAAAAGATGGCGGGCACGTTCGCTGACCTGCCCCCCTCTTTTTGTGGCTTCTTTATAGAGATCTTCAAGGCGTTTGAGCGCTTTGGCTGTTTCAACCACCTCTTGCCTGATATCACTGAGGCCATCGACCTCCAGCTTGATTTTTTTAGAATCAACCATGTCTGTTGTCTAAATCTTCCCAGAACTGTTCGTCGATCTCGATTTCGCTCAAGTCAATATCGCTACGGTAGACGTCGTGGCCTTTTTCAATATCGGCAGTGTCTTTAAGATGTTCTTCCAACTGCTCCACTCCTTCAAAATCGATCAGCCAATCTATTGCGCAGCTCTCTAAAAACCGTGGATCGTTGGCGGGCAGTTTGTAGTGCTGCCTGTACCAAAACGATCTATTGCTGAGCTGTCGCCGCGCTTCCCTCTTGATTTCCGCTGGTATCGTGTCCCTTTCGAAAAAGTGACCTCCACTCGTAGAATTGTTCATACAAGTCGATAATCATGTCGATGTCATCGCAGGTATCAAAGTCAAAATCTTCAGGAAGTTTTTCGGCACAGACAACAAGCTCGCTCATGACCGTGGCCAGGTAGTAGCTGTGCGCATCGATGCCCAATGGGTATTCTTTTTTCTTTTCAATGTCATACTCAAACTTCACACCCGTGAGGTAAACTTCACCTCGATGGCGCGAAATTTCGATGATGTCTTTGACTGTGGGGTAACGAAAAGCGAAAGTGCCGAAACCTTCAACATCTTTCTGCCAGATCTTCAAATTCTTGTTCATTGCAACTCCTCTACGGTTTTTCCGCTTATTGATTTGAGTGTTTTTGGAAGCACGTCGCTTCCCGTTAAGGTTTCTTCTTTTCTGACGAGTTTGACGATGCCTTTTTGAAATTGAAAGGTCAGGGTTCCATAGAACCCTTCCTCTTCGATTTCTTTAAAAAGTTCGGCGACTCGTTCGTATTTTTCTTGCATGGGTTTTTCCCTTTACAGATGCGATTTTTTAGCTGGATGATTCTCCTGTGGTCATGTCGCCGAAGGTTCTGAGAGCCATGAATTGAGCGCTCTTTGCCACGATGGCATGTTTGGTGATCTCGATGTCGCCTGAGGCAAAGGTACATCCCTCATACTTCTTCAAAACGCGACCGGTGATTTTGTCTTGCACCTCGATGTCAAACACAGTGCCCTTCAAAGAGTCTTCAGGTGTGATATGCGCTAGGCCCTCTGAGAACATTGACTGACGGCGTAAAGACATATACTGAACAGTCAAAGAATAACGAGCCACGGTGGTGACATGCTCCTGAACTGTGACCTCCCCCACGCCGGAAAGTGGCTCCGGCGCATAATCATCATTCATGCGCAATGACTGTATAACGCCGACTTCTCGGTTGTCTTGTTTGACAACGATAAGATTGCCTGAGTGAGCGAGTAAATTTGTACGAGCCATATGTTTCTCCTTATGCGGTCAAAGTGCCCTGGAAGGGGACCAAATGGGCGGCGATCAAAATGTAATTGGCGGGGATCCCGATGGATGCTTCGAAAGAAACCTCAACCACATCACCATTGAGTGTGGCGGTGATATTTCTAAAACCAGGGTTTTCGGTATCGCCCACGATCAAACCATCGCGCTGCAGGTTGTTTAAGATTGATTGAGTACGAGACACGACCGCTGGCAGAAAAAAGATATCCGAGACGCGGCCCACAAATTCCAACCCCAATGCCTGTTCAACAGACTCGGCGATCTCATCCGCATTCAAGCGAACTGAGATTTCGGTGTCTGTGAATTTTGTGCTACCGAGTTCTGTGGTGAGGCCTTGAACAACTCGAATACCCACACCTGGCACGACTTCAGGGAATAATAAACCACCCTGTAACAACGCTCGTTGTTCGGCAATGGTGAGATCATTCGTGAATTCGATACCTTGAGTGCTGATGAAGCGATTTGTCACCGCATTGGGGATCCCCAATCCGGCCTGAAGCCCAGCAAATTGAGCGGCCACCAGGAAGGGATCCAGATCCACTAAATCACCATCATCATTGAAATCTTTGAGACCGAAGGGCACCAAGGCCGTCCGGTTAGAATTCAGATTGAAGGCACGATCAAGGTAGTTGTCGAGGGTAATTGTTCTTTCGCCGAGCGCCCCGCCGGCGAATTGGACACGGCGTTTTTTGTTGATGATGCCAGACATCGTTTGAACATGGGTGTCACCCATCGCATGAACAGAGGCTATAGAGGTCAACAAGCACAATATCTTGATATCAACAGTTTCAAGCAAAAGAAGTGCTTCGCTCCATTCAGTGTTTGTGAGAGCACCTTCGATGCCGCCGGCGAAGAAAGTGGGCGGAATATTTGTGGGCACGACTTTAGCTGCGCCCGCTTGGACCGCTTCGATAATGTCACCAAAGCCCCCACTATTGAGGGCATCGATCACGGCTTGAAAATCAGACTTCGCCTGAAAGACAGCTGTTTTGATATCTTGGGCGGCCACGTCATCCAATTCACTCGATGCGCGAGTGGGAAGGGTGTCTGAAACAATACAGGTGTAGTTGGCATCTGTATCGATAAAATCGCAGAGCTCTTGCAAAGTGGGAAAGTTTGAAAAAAGCAAATTCAGATTTTCACTGGGTGCGCCGGTCACAGTTGTCGTGAGCGAAGTTGCCCCAATATCCATCACGGCGGCTGAACCAGCACCGATGTATTGAACGGTAAAACTGTTGCGTTCGACGTTGTCTTCGCGATTGACAGAGCCGTCTTTTTCGAGAGTCAGTTTTTTGCCGGTTAATGTGCCATCTTCAATTTCCAGTTTGATACCGGTGGTATGCAAACCAAAATCCACGCTGGTGAGATTGATCGTCACAGCAGGAGCGGCAGCCGATCCAGAATGAAGTACGTTGTCAAAACCAAAAACGGTGGCCGTCGATGTCACGTTGACTTGGATACTTGAAGCAACGCCGAGAGTGTTTGAAACAAGGCTCAGCTCAAGCCCAGCCAACTGATTGACGGTGAGGCCGGCAATGGCCGCCTCGATCACAGTTTTGGCTTCTGCGAAGGTGACAGCGTTGATATCGGCCACGTTACCGGTGCCCGCAACCAGGCCGAGTGCTTGTCCGATTTTCGCCAAAATTGTACCGGAGCCTGCAATAATATTCACGCTTGAAGCGGTGCCCTCGCTATCTGATTTGATGTCGATTTCACCCGCATTGATAATGGCCGCAGCACCCAGCAATTGGGCGTTGATAACTTGTGCGTACAACTCGGCAGTGGTTTCGGTACCCGCTCCAAAAGTAATGGTTTGAGTAGGGCCCCCATCAATGCTGATATCAAGGGTTTCTGCAGCCGAAGCGGCGAAGGTGCCGGCAGCCCCTGCCTTGAGTCCTGAGGTGGCCAAGAAGGTGGCTGTTGCATCTCCCCCAGCATCCACATCGACCACCAAAGTTTGGCCGGCATCGAGGTTCCAGGGAGCAGCAGCAGTGCCATCGGCCTGGCCCGCTGAAGCGGCGACGCCTGAATTGAGATCAAGGATTGACTGGGTGGCCGCGTTGGCGCGAATTGTAAAAAGCTCAAAAACACCTGGGCTGTCAGCCGAAGGAGCAAAACACTTTTTACAGGCTTCGACGATATCACCCTTACGGTGAGCGCGACGCACTGAAGTGATGTCTGTGAAACGACGAATCAAATTAGGCTCACCGCCCTCCGCCTGGCCGACAATGGCCACAATGATTGAGTTGTCAACGTTATCGTTATTGAGCGCGGTATCATCAATTCTTGCGGCCGCTTGCGGCTTGATAAGAAATTGACCATCAAAGTTAACTCCACCCATCGAAATACTCCTTATTTACCTTTGAATTCTTCGAAACGGGAGGCGTAGTTTTTCTTTGTGTCCCGTACCCTTCCGGCTACTTTTTCTTGATGTAGAAAGCCACCTAACAAGGCAGAATTACGGGAATCAACAACGCTATTCACAAACCTTTGAATTGAAACCAAAGGCTCACGTACTGGAGCTTCTTGTTGAGTTGGATTAGACGTCGATTTTGATTTCTTCCCCATCTTCCTTGCTTCCTTTCGTTCTCATTTGTCAAACAAACGAGAGTTGGATTCAGCAAGGGGGTAGTTGCCTTGTTATGATTTCAAATAATATAGTTCTTAAGTTGGGGGATAGCGACTATGAGATTGATATTGAGGGGTACGGCAATTGCCCCTGCCGAGATTAGAGATCAGCATTAAGTGCGTACGCTGAGATCGTAGAACCATCGTTGGCTTCGGGGTTCGTTTTTGAAAATCTTATAGTCGTTCGTGTTTACCTTTTGTTATCCTGTTATCAGAACCACACATTGATGAGGCAATGTGCGCTGACAGCGCAGAAGTGGCGATCGCCGCCCAAAAAACGCCCTCATTTTTTGATACGTTTGCGTTATAATTGGTTCGTATAATAGATGTTATGTTCTCGAATCACAAAAAGGGGTATTCACAATGAAGTATTGTTTAATTTTAACTTTCTTGCTTTTGACTGGTTGCACATCAGACGTTCTTCACGTTGGGAAAGACACATACATGGTGTCGTCAAGTGGCGCAGGTTTTTCCACAGGTGGAGTGCGGACAAGTGTTATCGAAAAAGCTAACAAGTTTTGTGCGGAACAAGGCAAGGTTATGGTCATTCTTAGTCTTGACGTTCAGCCGGGAAGGCTCGGAAGAAATCCCCCGAGTGCCGATTTAACCTTTAGAGCTGTTGCGCCAGAAGATGCTGAAAATGTGCGGCCTAATTTTGAGCGTGCTCCTGATCATATTCAAGAATATAGGGTTAGATAAATAAATGAAGCTGCTAAATCATTATGGGAAATTGCGGAAGAATATCTTGAAAAGAACACATAACTAAGCGCTGCAGCGGAACCCTACGGGCCCGCTGAGCTTTGATGTTAGACCTTGCTTCTATTGTGCCCAAATACATCAATTTATTTATTGTGTCTAAAGTGTCTATTCCGAAGATATTTTAGAAATTTCAAATCTTGTAGCGGCAAGTCATTTTAAAGTTAAGATGTTAGTTAGCTTTAGCTTAAACCCTTCGAAAGGAACGAATATGGTAAATTGGAAAGCGTGTCAAAAATGAAAAAAACAATAACCGCCTTGGCATTTGTCATCGGCCTAATGTTTGCGAGTATAGCGCAGGAAAAACAAAAAGAATGGTCAGCACAGATTGGCCTAACGAATTCAACTCTTGATGAAGAAACAGTTGTTGGGGTCAACACCACAAGCGATTATTTGGACGACTTCAGTGTGGGCACAGATGTTAAAATTCAGTACCACATAAGCGACATGTTTTCGATTGGCATTGGCCGTAATGAGATCACCTTCGATGAAGATAGTTTTGATCCGGCTGAAAGCTTGAGCGATCTTAAGATGAATGCGACCTATATTAGCTTAACTTTTAGCGCCCCAAAAAGAACTTGGCAGGGCTATGGCTCTATAGAAATTGGTGATAGCGACATTGATGATGTTGATGTCACTTACACTGCCACCGCCTTCACCAATAATATTTATGAGGGTGAATCGGGAAATTACTTTGCATTTGGCGGCGGTGTTAAATACCATATTAACGAGGACATTTTCTTGGATTTTTCTTTTCGCGTAAGAGATTATGGGACGATCCAAAGAAATGCGGTAAATTACACAGCGGCGATTCAAGATGTTGATGTCGTGACTTCTGGTTTCGATATTGCATTTGGTATAAAGTTCTAAGGACTATTTATCTAACTAAGCGCTGCAGCGGACACAGCACCAGAGCGAGCCGTTTGCCCCGCCTCCGCTCAGAGACCTAATAAAAAGAAAAAAAAGTGAATTAAACTTTGAAATAATATTGGAGAAAACATGTCAAAAACAATTGAACAAATGCTTTTCAACAATCAAATGTTTAGCATTTTAACTTTAAAGAAAGATCCCAATTTAGGAAATAATATTTCTGACGCTTATGCCTATGCATGGTATCACAGTATTTATCCTTTTTTTCATGACGATGCCGAATGGCATAAGCCATATGGTGATCTTTTTAAAATTTCAGGCAGTATGGTGGATGAAATCAGCCTTTTCTTTGACACAATTTGGAAACAGCAAAATACAATTTCATTTTATGAGCTTGAGGAGCAATTTAAGGCGAAGACTCATTGGCCTCGATCTTCTTTAATAGTCGTTTGTAGATACCTGTTTCTAGATGATGGTTTTAGCAATACATTTTGGAACAAGCTTTGTGAAAACAAGAAATGCCCTGTAGAAGCGCATTCAATAATATTACCATTTAAAGCAAGTGATCTATATCTTGAATAATCGAATAGTTTATCATCTAACTAAGCGCTGCAGCGGAACCCTACGGGCCCGCTGAGCTTAGTTGTTAGACCGTAAGAATCATTCTGAGGTTAAATTTTCGTTTGAAGAATTTGATTCCGGTCTTTTAAAAACTGAAGGTGGTGGTGGTGCAATCGGAGCTACAGTTCTTGTACCAGGCTTATCAGCCGCTTTTACCAAACTCTTAACAACGCCTTCAGTTAGTGGTGAGATTTTTTTTTCCATCGGTTACCTCCTTTAACATTGCGTTAGGTATTTGCTCTATTATAAACTTTCCTGCTTCTTTTGACAAATAAATCGTAGGCACTTCATATAGAAGGTTTGAAATTTCATCAAAAACAGACACTTCGTAGAGAACGAGCTCCTGAACTTTTTCATTCTCTGAATAAGATTTAAGCCTCCCTTGATAAATTTTCTTTTCATCAAAATCGCGGATGTATAACCAATCAATTTCTTTTGAGTTCAAATAATATGAATAAAGATTTTCATCACCATACTTAACCCCCACTTTACATATTCTCGCAACTCTGTTCATCACTTTATGATTTATTATTGCCGATGCAAAAAAAGCGACCGGAACCGCAAGTAGTGTTGCCCAAAATATTTCGCTGATATTAATAATAAAATCTGTTTTTTCGAAATTATTTAAAATAGTCAATTTTTCAAAGAAAATACGTTCAATCCGAATGGCGGAAAAAAAATCAATAATTATGTATGCCGTTTGTAGAGAGCCGTATGAAAGAGTGCCTAATAAGAAAGAATAAAGAACGAACTTAAAAGGGTTCCATTTTGAATGGACGGCAATCTTATCACAAACGATTGCTGCCACGATTCCTGGAAAAAATATTATCATTAGAGTAACAGCGAGTTGGTTCATTGCACGATTATAACCAAAAACTCTTGTTCTTTACCGTATCAGATAATAATTTATTTGAAAAAAACAACAGGTATCAAAACAAAATTAAAACCGCTCGAACATTTCATGAACACAACATTTTCACGTTTACATGTTCAAAGTGATCAAAGTGATCAAAGTGATTGTTTTCAAATTGGTTTTCCGAAATTACAATTTTGGGGTCAAATGTTTCGCTTTCAAGTTGGTATGATTGCGAATAAGGAAAACTTAATAATGATATCTTTATTTCATGAAAGAAATTAATAATGTGTGCACACCTGATTTTTTTTGGGCTTCATTTCTTGGCCTTGATATTTGGATTTTTCGGTTTATTTATTACTATCCCACTACACCTTATTTTCACGGCCATATCAGCAAAAAAGAAAAATTAATAATGCTCAATAGAGATTTGATTGTGTTTGTTAGAACCCACCCTGTTTCGCCTAACTAGGCGCTTGAGGGCACGGACAAACCGCCCCTCATCTTGAATATTAGGCGTGCTTGTAAGTAGTTTTCTAAAAAGCAATCTAAATATATGGATTGGTCTCTTAGGTAAATATATCAAGAGGAAGTAAAAATGGGTAAGCGTAAAAACCATAATGATGACGAGTTGATGGAGCTGTTTTTTTTGGGCGTTGCTTTGTTTTCGGTGGTTTACATGGCTGCGGCTGCGGGTTGTTTGGGTGGATGACAGGGGAAAGGGTTTATTGGGGGCGGCAATTCACCGAACCGTTATAAATTTCAAAAAATCAAATACAAACGTTTTTGAAACTAAAAAACGCCACGAAGATTTAATCCTCTATAAAAAAACATCATGGGAATGAAGATGAATTCCCCAAATATGAATTACGGTGGTAGCTATTGAAAAATGGTTGGGGTTTGGAAAAGATGCCATAGCGTTTCTACCTAAAAAAGGCCGCTTTCGCGGCCTTTAAATAAACGTTTTTCCCAACTCAATTAGTAATTAGCATCGATTCTTGCTCTATCGGTGGTAAATTGGCGATATTGTAATGAAAGTGATGATTTATAGGTGACACTAATGTATGATTATCGGCATGAAAAAAAGCAAAAAAGAGAAGTCGTTTTTAGCAGATAGTTTAGCCCATATTGTTAAAAATTCAGATGTCAAAAATTGGGGCACCTTTAAAGATAGTTTGAGAGCACCCGTTCATCGTTGGTTTACATATCCAGCAGGATTTTCTTATAAAGCTGTCGAGCATTCTTTGGAGCGTTATAAAATTGTAGAAGGTATGACCGTTTATGACCCATTTATGGGGTCCGGTACAACGAATTTGACATGTAAAACTCTGGGTGTAAATTCTGTTGGCGTTGAAGCGCATCCATTAGTTTTTAAGATTACTCAAGCGAAAATGAATTGGAACCTTAAGCCAAAAGAGGCCTGTAAATTTATTGATATGTGTGAGAAAAATTTTGAAAAACGATTAAAAACAATTACTTCAAAAAAATCTTTTGATGTGACAGACCATTTTCCCGAGTTGATTTTCAAATGCTATCCGTTAGAAACCGTTAAAAAACTATACACTTTAAGAGAAATGTATCTAACTGAAAAAATGTCTAGAGCCGCCCAAGGTTTCTTTTATGTGGTTCTTACGGCTCTGTTGCGTAATGTATCTAGCGCTGCAACAGGTTGGCCTTACATTGCTCCAAAAAAATTAAAAATCACATCTGAGAGTAAATGTGTCAAAACGGAATTTGTAAAGTTGGCAAGAAGAATGGTGCAAGACCTTCAGGATATTCAAGAATCATTTTTAAGTGGAGTGGCATCGTCAAATCACAATATTTTCAGGGGAGACTCGAGAGACACGAAGAAAAAGATTGAAGATGAAAGTGTAGACCATATATTTACTTCACCACCGTATTTAAATAATTTTGATTATGCAGACAGGACAAGATTGGAGTTGTACTTTTGGGGCGAGGCAAAAACATGGGGTGAAATTAGTGCCAAAATACGCACAAAATTAATCACATCTGCAACTACGCAGATCAATCGCAGCGATTCTAAATATGAATTACGACCAGATTTCATTGCGGACTGTCCCGAAATCACTAAGTTTTTGCAAAAGTCTGCGGATAAATTGGGTGAAGTGAGACTGGTGAAAGGCGGAAAGAAAAGTTATGACCTTATGGTTTTAGGTTACTTCAATGATTTATATCTAATCCTTAAAGATTGCTATCGAGTTTTGCGACCTAATACTAAAGCGTTATTTGTGCTCGGAGACTCTGCACCTTATGGCGTGCACATTCCAACGGATAAACTAATTGGTGAAATCGGTTTGTGTTTAGGTTTCGCAGATTACAAACAGGAAGTCCTCAGAAAACGAGGAGACAAATGGAAGTCAAATCCACAAAGACACTCTGTTGCATTGCAAGAATCTATAATTATTTTAGAGAAAAAATAATGGCTGATTATAAAAAAGTTGCCAACCCTGGCAGTGCTTTAGGCGAAGCTGTAGGTGCTTCAATGGAATGCGCTTTAAAAGAAGAATTAGGCGTATTCGCTGATGATAGTGGTTTTCATTATTTGACATCAGGCGTTCGAAAAACAAAGTCTGGTGCAAAAGTCAAAAAATTGTTGATGTCAGACAACTATGCTAATGAATATAATATAGATGGTGTCTTAGCAAATGATGCTATGCAACCTTTAATAATTTTTGAATCAAAATACATTAGGTACAAGAAACATAACCGAGACAAAGGAAGTTGGATTTGTACAGCGCATTCAGCAGTTAGACGAAGATATCACAGCATACGCAGTTCAATCGCGGTGCTTGCAGGAAGTTGGAGCGGTTCTTCACGTACAATGATGCAAAGTAACGACATCAATTTATTTTTAATACCCTTTGAAAATATTTGTGAAATATTACTTACGCTTGGTGTTGACTTTCAGTGGGCCGAGAAGGATAAGAAGAAGGCTACGGAAGCGTGGCTGGCATGGAATCAACTTTCAGAGCCAGAAAAGTCGAGTGTAGGGCGACAGATGATTGAAGTAATCAAGGAGCCCTTAAAAGAACTAATTGAAAAAATATTAGACGATTCAATTGAAAGAGAAATTGAGAAAGTGGTTGTCGAAATCACTTCAAATATCGGTGAATTAAAAGTGTTTGAGTTTGATACTGTTGAGGAGGCCATAGAATTTTTGGGTCAAGATGAATTGAGAGATTATTTTACAACGACAGACTCACTTTCTCTTTTTGACCCGCCGCCTGAATTCGAAGAATAAGTTTGTAAACTTTCAACTTGGATATAAAAAAAGACGCACCGAAGCGCGCCCATGTATGTCTACCTAGTTATTGAGCGGGTTTGGGCTCAATCGGCTCGATTATGACGTGAATAATCTTTTCGGCTATTGGCCCTTGGCACGAAGGTGGAAAAATCATAGAAGAAAATCGGGTAAATACAACTAACAATCCGGATCATTAATATTCGTCACTTCCGTGACAACCACATCATCGATGAGATCGGTCAGGATATCTGTGTGGGGAATCAATGTCTTACACGACAAATTGAAACCTCGGCTAGTGATCAGATTGGGCGCAAATTCCTCGTGATTTTGTAAAGGCGTTCCACTTATCAAAATATCCAACATGCCCTCACTATTGAAAAAATTCAGACTGGTCACCAAGGCCACCCGGACGAAATGATGAAGCAGCACCGTTGTGGTGGGTTCTTTCGACCAAACGACGATGCCGAAGTTTTGTTCCCAATACTCGCCTTTTGTTCGTTCAAACTGACTATCAGTCTCGTTAAATTCTTCGGTGACGTTGTTGCCCACTGAGGGGTGAGAAACCCTCTCTTGCCCTGGCACAACGTGTATCATGGGCATTCTGGTATCGATTCTTGGGTAGGCGTGCAAAACTGGCAGGTCTTCAAGGGCGGCATAATAGTCTTTGAATTCTTGAAGCTCAGCCGCTGTTAAATCTTCATCGAAAAGAACATCAAAAACAGCGGGGTCGGCGGTGGCGGCGTCGATAAATACTTTGATTTGCTTGACGATCAATCGCTCTGCCAGGGCCAGTCTCGGAATGGTCATTCTTCTAATCCCATATCGCGCAAGACCAGATCAAAAAGATCAAGACCTTCAAAACCAGGGTGGAACCATGAATTTGTGTTGGTGACATTTGATATCGTTCTGAAAGTGCCGTAAGTCGGCCCGCCTTTACGAACAATTTTTTGCATTCGCTGGTTGATGTGATCGCGGTGTCTCTGGCCGGCTAAGTTTCTCTGCCTCGCTGATGATTTGGTTCTCGAAACGCCGTAAGCTGTGACGTTTGATTTCCCTTTTGTCAAAAAGGCCGGAAATGTTTGGCGGTCTGACGAGGTTCTCAAGTTTTTCATGATCTGATGTTGTTCAGTTGACATTCTCTGAAAACGAACCGATTGAGGTGTGCCCTTGCGCATGAAGATAATTTGACTGTCGCCATCTTTGATAAGGCCAGGTCTCATGTTATAGGGCACCTGGCCTTGTTCAAGCATATTGGGGAAGGCCCCCACCAGTTCGATAATCACGCTCAATCTATCCCCATCCACTTGAAAAGGGTGCTGAGTGACGGCATTGATGTAATCTTGACGGGAGGTATGTAAGGTCTGCTGCGCTCTTGATTTAACGTTCGTCACGAATACTGAAGCGATCTCTGCCAAATAATCTGATGGATTCGGAAACGAATTCATGACCTCTTCTGTGAATTGTAAATCGATACCACGCATTACTGCACCACGTCGTGTAGGTAATCCAACTCGGCCAGATGATTACGGGGCATTCGAGTGAATGTGTTGGGCCGCAAGACGGTGTCGCGGATTTCATGTATGGCTTCCAAAATAATATAAGAAGGATTAGTGATGTAGCGAATTGTGACAGATGTGCCATCAGACGGCTTGCTACTGGGCACAAAAACAATCGCCCCATCAACAATATTAAAATCCACACCTTCTTCAAAAATTTGAGCTTCGCTTGCCAGAAAGACAACTTCTAAAGCTGGATAGCGTAGTGTTTCCTTTGAGCCGATAAAAAGAAGTTCAGAATAAGTAATTTGTGAATCTCTTGAAGTCAATCGATCTTTGAATGAAAGATTGTGTTTTGCCGGCGAAGTGATGCTGACCTTGCCTAAGATCCAATTACCCTGCACCCCCTGGTCGCTGAAGGCATCGATATTTCTTAATGTCGTGACAACGACGGTGATATCAATGGGATCAAAATACAACCAACCATACCCCAGACAGGCATCACAAGATGGATCGGTAGTTCCATCTTCCCGCGCACAAAAACAAATGGTTGCTTTTTCCCACTTGAAACACAGACCTTTTTGATCGAGTAACTTTTCAAAGGCTTTGACATTAAAATCAACCCGTATTGGAAGGGTGTCTGTCACGGTGATTCATCAGGCCCAAAAAACTGAAAATTGTGATCTTCATCTTCCCAGAATTCAAAGAGATCAACGGTGGCCACCTCCGGAGCCAAGATCGTTCTCTCAACCTGAACAGAGGGTATCCTCACCACATAAAGCAAGGTCTGCTGAAGATCGATTGTGAAATCGCCATTGGCATCTGTTTTGACTTCTTTTTGGCCAATATCTGAGCGCGGGAATTTATCGGTTATTTTGGTGTTCAATTTAAAAAATAATGACTTACCCGCAATGCCATTGCCATCAAAACCTCTGAGTTGACCAGTTACGGTTACAATAGCCATCAGACTGCCGATTCCAAAACAGTGATCTCGAATTGGTCTATTGTCTTTTTAGCCCCACCCCCAAGATCTTCATAGATCTCAAGAACAAAAACGCCCGTATCAATAAGATCGCCGGCGACAATACTTAAGGTGGCGATCCCATTGGTCGGGTCTGTCAGAGCTAGGGTTTTATTAAAATACTCAAAGGCCCCATCAATCAAATCTCGTTTGAAGATGCCTTTGTAAATCAAACCAGTGAGATCGACGGGCGTGCCATCAGGGTTCAAGAAGGTGAATACTTGATCGAGAGTGTCATCGACAAACCAAAATACAATATTTTGATTTTCATCGAGAAGTAGTTTGCGGCCGCATGTAGGGCCAAATCCGGCATTTACCATTAAAGCCCACCTAAAAAAAAATGAAGGGTCAAGAAGTAACCTAATAGTTCCCCCCGAAACTACCCTGACCCTTCAAACTTAAATACTTGCCAACCCAGAGGCGGTGACCGCCACATCACCCGAACCGGAAGATGTAGTGACCACGATTCGAAACACTGTCGGATCAGGCGCAATGACACCAGCTTGAAGCTTGTCCCCGAAACCAAATGGCACCGTGATTGTCTGATCGGCAGCCATAAAAAAGGTATAAATGGGCGTGCCAGCAGCAAGGCCCCCCGCTTCATCTTCAACTCTGATTTCAATCGTTGCCGCCGTATCTGAACTTATCGTGAGAGTTTTAACGTCAAAAAGAGTGATGGGCCTACCGAATTTATTAACAGCTGAAGAATCAAAGACAATGGCAGAACCCCCAGATGCAATTGCCGTAAATTTTTCAAGGGTCTTGATAGGTTCAAAGGTGCACTTGCCCGTCAACAAAGCAGCATTGTCAACCACATCATCACTTACCTGAGCAGCATGACTCCCACGGTTATAGGATTCATTACCCCTGGCTTCGGGTGTTTTGTATTTTTCTGCAATTCTCTCTGCCATTTTTTACCCCTTAATACACGGACATCTTGATGCCCTTCCAGTAGCCACTGAGTTGCTTTATTGAAGCTTCCAGCTCTTCCTGGTATTGCTTGATTCTGAATGAAAAAATATTGCCTGCGGCTTTGTTCAATCCCGTGGATTGATTCAGGCCGTCAATTCCGAGTGAAAAATTTGTCACACCCAAACCACCGATCAGCTCACCGGCAATATTCAAGATGGCAATCGCCGCCCTTTTCATCACCGCATCTTTGACATCAGGTGGTAGCTTGCCCGGCGCAAAACCGGCCACATAATCGATATGCCAGAAGTTTGGCAAGCTGGTCAAACGGCTATGTACCAGGGGCAAAAATTGACCACCTTGGCCGATAATTATTGTGTTGATAGAGCCGGCCTGGGGCACCAACTGGATGATGCCATGCTGAAATTTACCCCTGACCCAATCAAGTGGGTATTCAAAAATCTTGACGCTGGTCGGAAAAAAACTCGACACGGCATTGACTTCGAGCACCGGCCATTGATTGAGTTGGATCCAGCCGAAATTACGGTATTCAAGGATATCGTAATCATGTTGCTCATCTATAATCTCTGTGGGCGTGAGTTTGATGTTCAAACGCTGCTCCACATAGGCAATCGCATTTCTCAAATGAAATTCATAAAAATCTTCTTCCGGCGGGCAATCGGTGACCGGATCTTTGATCTGGCCGTGAATGCCAAAAAGATAGTTATTTTTCAGTTCACTGGCATCAAAAAGTTCAACAACTGGATAAAGTTGAGGTTGAGCCTTATGTGATTGGGTCTCAATATCATCATTATGAGGCATTCACGACCCCCAACTTACTTCCAGATGTCGCCAGATTTCCCGTCTTCTGAATCAGACTCTTTTGGAGTTTCATCTTCAGGGGGAGTATCAGTCGCTTCTTCGTCTTTCGACTTTTTAGGTGATTTTTTTTTGGCCTTTTTTTCGGTCTTGACTTTTTCTTCAGCAGCGGTTTCGGCTTTCTTCTGTTTGGCGAGTTTGTCTTTGTGTTCTCTTTCAACCACTGAAGCAGCGCGTTTGCCAACACCGTCACCCGAGTGCTCAAAAGAATATGACGAAACTTTTGCCGTGCGTCTTTTGGTGGGTTCGAGTGAATAATCATCAGGAATACCGACGGCAGCCTTCTTTGCGATTTCTTCTGAAACCTCAGCAACGCCTTCAACATCAAAGGTGACGACTTCGCCCCACAAATTGATGGATTGATTGAACTGTGTACCGGTATAAAGTTTTACTTTTTTCATGGGTTTCTCCCTTTATTAAGAATCAAACAAGCCACGCCCCTTATTGGGCATGGCTTGTCAAAAAGTTAGGCGCTCTTACGGAACTTCAAAACCGGTTTGTGCAATCGTGGTGAGTGCAGACCCGATGTTCTTGAAAATGACTCCACGGTTTGGCTTGTAGATGACGGGCACACCGTAGATGAGCTGCATCCACCTGTATGATGCGGCGATGGTGGCCAGAGGAATTCTGACCATCGGACTCAGTTGTTTGAAGGCATAAAAATCGATGTTACCTTGAATCAGGTAAGCCCTTGAGGTCCCTGGAATATCAAAGTTGCGATCTGCCTTGGTCAGTGAAGCAACAGGCTGTTGAAAGAAGAATCTCTCGCTGCCTGAGGGGTCAGTACTGAGACGACGGTAGAATTTAAGACCGGTCACCGTACCGCCACTGGAGACAACTGTCAAATCCACCCGTTCACCAGCAACAACAGCAACACCAGCAGAGGTGGCAGGAGCCGATTCACCATTTTCATTGATGGCTGTGACCGAGTAAATATAGGTGGCTGCAGCCAGTTTGGAGGTCACATCAGACACCGCCACACCCGCAATAGATGTTGGAGTGGTTGGTGAATCTGAGTTGGTGGACGCTATCGGAACCACGCCACCTTCTTTGATGAAGACGTTGGGCTCAAACAAGATCTTGCCGGCGGAGCTTTTGAAGGCATCCAGAGCAAAACCGACCGTGGTGGCCCCTTCAGTAGGGTAACCAAAACGACCTTTTGCGTAGAAGGCCTGGCTCAGATCTGAAAGCGCACGAACACCGATATGCAGGTGAGTGGCAATGCCGAAACTTTCAGAAATGATATTGGCACCTTGCTCAATATCGTTTTCTGTCAGAATATTGCCTTCAAGGTCAATAACGTTCTGAGGCGCACCGTTGGTGATCTGGACATCCATGCCATCAAACTCTTGAGTGATGATAGAAGAATCAGCCGTGAACAAGGCTTGCTCCATTTTTTGAAGCAGCCAGACGGTACCGTTGCGTGTTTCAAGGCTGATCACATCGCCATGAGCCGGTGTGATTGTGGTGGCAACGTGAGACACTTCACGAGTCGTACCGAGGTACTTGACTAGGGCCGTCTTTCTTTGATAGTTGGTGTCTTCAGTTCGGGGCAAACCACCTTCGTTGAAGAATGCACCACCATCTTGACCATATGCGTTCAAGAGGTTGTACTCGGCGACCGTTGAGATCTCTCCGATTTTCGGAATCAGTTTCCACAAACGGATATGCTCCATTTGAAAGGTGACGATTCTGAGGGTCGATTCAAGACTCTCAACCCGGAGTACATCACCCCCTGGACCAACCGGAGGATTCTGGAAGCCGACGTTGAGGGCCTTATGCAATTGAGACAATTCTTCTTCGCTGGCAGCTCCGAAGCCTTGTATCCCTGTTTGATATTGAGATGTTAAAGTGTTTTCCATAGTTCTTATCCTTGGCTTCCGAAGCGAGAAAGGTTTTCGTTACTGATCTCACCAGTTGATTCAAATTTGATTAGGTCTGTGTCTCTGATTTCACCCTTCTCACATGCCAGCATCATGTTATTGAGGATGCTTTTTTTGAGAGCCATTGGGTTTTGGTTGTTTTGACCTTTGTTCAGATCTCCTGGACCGCGACCGATTGGTTGAATACCATGGCCCAAAGAACGGGGCCCCCCCACCGGCTGAGACAGGACATTTTCGAAGGATTTTTGCAAGCCTTCAAGTTGAGTGGTCTGTTTGGCAATCACTTCGTTTTGAGCGTCAATGGTCTCAAGCAGAATTGAAAAGCTTTTTTCAAGTCGTTCATCAACCGCGCTCAAATGCAGGGTTGTTCTTTCGACAAGACTTTTGAGGAAATCAGAAACATCGATGGCTTTTTTAAGTTGGCCATCTTCCTGAAACGCTTTCAGGAGGTCGTTTTCTTCGCCTGCCTGAGAATAGGCCATTTTGTGCATATCCCCAGATGGGACGGCCATGTTCTTTTTGCGAATTTCATAAGAATGGTCGCTTTCGCCTTCCATCTTTGTGGGTTCGCCGTGATAGCCAGTTGAGGCCCCACCGTGCATCTTGGCCATGTCGCCGTGATCGCCCATTTTTTTCATACGTTCGTGATAGGCTTCTTCGGGTTCATCGTGACCTTGCATTTTGTACATATCGCCATGACCTTGTTCACTGGTGTGTTCACCGCCAGCTTTATTCAAGTCTTCTTCGCCACCTGAATTCTCTACATCTGCGGCAGCTGGAATTTCAGCTGATTTTTTCAAAGGCTCACCGATACCTGCATCGTTTTGAGACTTTTCCAAATCCTGTAGTTCGTTCAGAGATGATTTCAGAGCTTCTTCAGTTATCTCCATCAACTTCTCCTTTGCTGATCGCGTGATTCACGATGTTTTTTGCTTTATTGAAATCCGTGACTCCGTTTTCTTGAACGAAGTACATGGCCTCTTCAAATGAGAGGGATTTTTTAATTTTTTTCTTTTTGTCTTCTTCGATCTGGTTCACCCTGAGATCGTTTTCCAACGATTCTTTGGTGACGATCAATCCGCCTTGATTCGGGGTGTGGCCGATATTGAATGATTTGGCCATCACCGTGGCCCCCGCTGGTATCAGTTGCCAGACTTCTTCTTCTGAATTATTTTCAAAAAGAAGGGCGCTTGAAAAATTGTTCGTTTGAGGCAGTGCTTCGTTGGCCGCCATTGATTTGACAAGATCGGCCATGGTGAAGGGATTCACCGGCTCGTGGGTGATGGCAACCGCTTTGACCCAGCTCTTGACGATGGTGTTGTCTTCTCTTTGACGAATTTTTCCCTCGACCGAAAAACCGAGGCGGCGCTTGGATGACTTGGCCATCGTGCGCATGAGATCGTAGATATCGTTTGCTTTCTGAACGCCTTTGTAGAGAAAGCCCTCCACGTACAAATCTTTTTTGGATTTTTTGAAAACATCGATCTCGCCGACAATATCGCCGGGGGAATCGCCATGATTCCAATTAAATACCGCTCGACCGGAAGCCAGATAAGAAGTATCAAGCCCCTCCATCACGATATTTTCGCCGTCAATATCACGAGCATCAGTAGCGGCAAGACCACCAATACGCCAAGGGTCATCACCGCCAGGCCCTGCCTTGGTGAGAGTTACGGGAATGAAAACACTGAAGTCTGATTCCTTCACAGGAGCCTTACCTAATGCCTCGCACCACCGGCGGGTGCCTATCGAGTTTGGTTTTGTTCTCTGACCTAGAAGCGAGTCAATCGAGATAAAGTGTTCCTCAATGGGAACCTATAAAAACTATATCTATTCTTCGTTGATGTAAAGTACTTCTTTTTTAAAAACTTTTGAGAGGTAGAGGGGAATGGGCGTTGGTTTTTTGCAATTCGAGCAAATACCGATGGCCTTGACGAGCCCTTCATCAAAAATGACTTTCTTCACATTCATGCGAAATTTGCCGTCATTCTTTGATTTGTACATGATTTCTTTATGACAGTGATGGCATGTGCGCATACTTTACCTTTCCGAAAAAGGTGTTTAAAAACGATTCATCAAAAGGACTTTGGTAAATATCCAAATGGGTTGGGAAATTTAACGTAGCCGCAACAATTCCCTCGCAAAAGAGTTCGATCTCGGCCAAGTGCGGTTCGCCTTCGCCATTACTTGGCTGTGCAAACAGGTATTGCTTAATGGGTTCAAAGGGTATCGATGCCCAGTATTCTTCAATGCTTTGATGAAAGAGTTTCGCCGCTGCCTTCGTGACCGACGACAAATAAGACAAAGCCACTGTTTTGTCTTTGATGCCCTTGAGAAGGTGATGATCGTGCAGTTCAACGAGTAGCCCATAAAGCAGTTTGAATTTGTTGCACTGAATACAGAGTTTGATTTCTTCAAAACCTTCACTTTGTTTGAATGCTTCGTTGCCGGATTTATAACTAAACACGTAAGCCAGTGAATCTTTCATATACAAAAGCTTGTCGGCAAAATCGAAGACTTCTTTTGTCATTTTTACTGTTCGTCCGCCAAAGCTCCAAGAGCGGTCCCCCACCGTGACATCATGCACTCTTAAACGAGCCAGCTTCTCTGTAAAATTACCCTGGCTAACAAAAAGCTCATACATGGCCTCCACAAAATCTGCTTCGCTCTTCGGCTTTCTTATGCGGTTGGCCATACTTTGAAGGTAGGCGCGCCATTCCAAAAGGTAACGTTGAAGCGGGTAAAACTCAGGGTCATCAAGGTAATTTTTGTATTGGTCGCTGCCGGCATAGAAGCTGTCACTATTCTCAGGCCATTTTAATAACCAGTGGGTGTTATGGTCGCCGAACATGTTTTCGATAATGTCAACCTGGGCCACGTTGTCTGGCGGGTATTGGTTGAGTTGAAGAGCACCGTAAATCGTGCTGTATTTTGTTGATTTGTGATTGGGTGCGATCGCCTTTTCATTGGGAAAGGTTTTAGGCGCCACAAAATGACTTTCGTTGGTCACCGCATTGGTTCGAACATAACCCCCATGACTTTGGGTTTCAAAACCTGTTGTCGGTTTCTTGGTGAAGGTGCTTCGAGCCGTCACGGGCTGAGCCTTACTGAGTGGCACCTCCCCGAAATTTTCACCAAAGATATTATTGAAATAAACCTCAACCGCCTCCCAATCCACCCAGGGCCTATCCCCCGCAGTGGTTTTTAGTGGTACGCCAACGGCGGTGTCATCGATCAAAAAATGTGAATGCACCTTTCGACTGGATGTCCACTCCTCCTGATCGGGGTTCTCATTATGCCTCCAAAACTCAATGCCATTTCTTCTACAAAAATCGACCGCATCCGTCAGATAACTGGCTTCAGGAATATCGCTTCGCATGGTCAAAAGAATCAACCTCACCCCCGCCACATTACTGAGCTTACCAATCACCCGCGTAGCCCCCGGCAAAAGTTCACCAATTCTGGGGAATTCGTGCTTGACGATCGTGCCATCAAAATCGATGGCGATATAGATAGCCGAATCCGGGTTCATTTCTCTGCCTCAATTTCCTTGAGGGCTTTATCCAACACTTGCCGCTGCATTTGTATTGAGCCTTCGAAACAGTCTCTGGAGTATTCATCGCAAAGATTGATTGTGACATTCAGGGAGGGTGGGAATCTCTTTGAATTGATGTCGTACCAATTTCTCCCCACTCGATTTGTTTGAGGATCATGAAGAACGTAATGGTGTACATAAACTGCATGTGACTTCAGTGGAAAGTTTAAAGAAGGCACGGCCAGGATCCCTTCAACGCCGGCGTAATACCGCATTCGAGCCAATTTCATGCCAAAACCGGCACCCAAAATATCTTCGGCTTCATCAATCATGCCTTCATCATCAGGAGGCACGCCTAATTCCACAGCTTTTGCCATAATTTCTTCATAAGGTTTTTTGAGCCACATGGCAAAGGAAGCGATCACGCAGTCTTTATCTGTTCTCTGATTGATTATTTCAGTGTTCACTAGGCGCCCCGATAAATTTTTGTGACAGGGCAATGCCTTTTAAAACGTTATCCATGACTTGGAGATTTTTCTCTTTGTCGGGATTCAAGGGCTCGCCCCTCATCGAATGTTCGTAACTGTAGGTGCCGTCTTTATTCAGTTTGCCGAAGGATTTGACCAGGCGTTCGACGAAACGGGTTTTGGGGTTGAACCAATAGCCTTTGGGGATCCTCGCGAGCTCGCAGCCGCACCAGGGGTGCACGGCATCGACGGTGGGCAGCCAGTTTGATTTGCTTCGGCCCACGTTTGAGTTATTGACGATATCTTTAAGGAGAAACACCCGGAGACTGCCATCGGGTTTTGTGAACAGCTTGATGCAGTATTTGCAAGCATCTGGGGCCGGAATCTTGACTACCCGAATATCACGATCGATGTTGTACATCTCGGTGGCCACCCCCGCCTGCATGGCGTTGTGCTTTTCGGTATGGGCGATCTTTTGGAAGTCGTCTGAATAGGCCCCTATTTGTTTTTTGATCTGAGAGGCAAGTTTTAATATGGTTTCTCGCTTTTCGATGTTTTTGGGGAGCTCGGTACGGATGGCATCGGCGATCATGCTGCGGTTGGCGTTGTTGATGATGTCGGCCACGTCGCTTTTGACCTTGCTCGATAGATTGCCAGCCAGGTACTTGCTGGCCACCTTGTTGACCGATCTGATGGCCGCCGCCTCTGCCGTGCTGAGCGGCATCGGATTACTGGCCAGGTAACGTTTGAACTGGCCATAGGTCATCCTGCGGGCGGCCTCTTGCCCGATGATGTGTTGGATCTTGCCAAACTTGTAGGCATCGAGAAGCGGATTTCTCAAAGTGTCATCAATCAAGCCCAGCTTGACCATATCGTCAATCTCATCCTCGGTAAGAAAACCTTTGGTGCGAATGGTGTTATAGACCAAGGCGTTGTAATACGACTGAATCAAATCATAAAGCGATCGCATTTCACCATCGGTCAACAGATTATTTAGAGTCGCCATACTTCTCCGCGTATTTGGTTAATTCGTCAAACAATTTGTTTCCCAGTTCCTTCATGAGTTTTTTGTGGTATTCGCTCCATGCCTTTGATGCCTCGTTCATACTTCTCCAGCGAGAAGTTTTACGGACCTTCATTAAGTGACCTGTTCAATAAAAATAGGCGTTCGATCCCCTACCCATGTGCCCATAATGTTGTAATCAAAATAATCTCGCGCCTCTTCACGACTCATTCCGTCATCAGACAATTTGCTGATGATCTTTTGCATGTCGTAGGCGATCACGGGATCCATGCCAAAACAATAGGCAACCCCCAGCATACAGTCGTCATAACCGTCGAAAAAAACGATATCAGGATACTGTGCTTCAAGATCGTCTCTTAAACTTGAACCATCCATATCACAACTCCAGATCTACGTAATCGTTTCCCTTTTTGAGTGACTGAATCAAGGTTTCATCTGAAGGTGGTAAGGTTTCGGTTTGTTCATCATCGGGGGGACTTCCTTCCATAAGTTCGGCTTGTTGTTCGCTCAAAAATACCTGGGCCGCAATCGGGTTCATGATCATGTCGCCGACGGCCCCTTCGAGTGGGTCAAGATTGACATCTTTGCGGACCTCATTGACGGTTTTGTAGTTTTGACCTTCTTTGATGACCTGATCGAGGGCCTGCTCTGGCGTTTTGGAATCCATGCCGGCGAATTCAATTTTGTAATCGGGGTCAAAACGGCTGACAATATGTTTGCTGAGGTAGGTTTCGGTAAATCGCAATAGTGGCTTGAGGCCTCGATCTTTTGAAAGCCGTTCTTTGGATTCGTTGGAACTCTCAAACATCTTGTTTTGGGCAGAACCATCGCGCATGTCAAAATTGATTTCGGCAGGGTCAATCTGATAAACCGCCGAGGCGACTTTGATGAGGTACTGGATCCACTCATCAAATTGCATGTCTTTGGCAGATTGCTGCAGACCGATGAATTTGAGCTCCTCATCTGAATTGATGACCGGCGTCTTCCACGAATTTGACACCCCCGCTATCTGGGCCTGCCATTGCGATTTGAAGGCCTCCAGTTGTTCTGGGGCAATGTTGCCCTTGATATGCAAAATGCCTTTGGGCGTGCTTGAGTTCGTGAAAAAGCGGCGATTGAATTCTTCGGCATAAAGTTGAGAGGTGACGACGTTGACCAAAAGTTCAAGCTCAGAAGTGCCGTAGTTGGCCGCCACCAGGCTTGAGCGAGGATTGCGAATGGCAAAAATCATTTCTTCATAGCGGTATTCGTTGACGACGACACCATTTAGAATTTGCACGTAGTCAATGATTTTGTTTTCGTTGTAGTCGTTGTACTCCTTGAATTGGTCATCGTATTTTGCTCGACGAATTGTGGCAGCATCGACGGCGTAAAATTCGGCGGGTCGCCCACGAAAATCGGGCACGATCTCGGCATTGACTTGATCCAGTATCAAAGTGTCTTCGGTGGTCTTTCTTAAATACTCCTCAAAGTTATCTCGCTTTGGGTTATTGGATGAACCGGTGTTCAACATAAATTGTTCTATTTCATGAATGCGGTTTTTCACACTTTCAGTCATTTTGGTATTTGGATTGACGGGGCTTATCTTAAAGCCGAGCGAAAACTTATCTTTTTGAGGTCTGGCAAAATCAGCCAGCTGATTGACACGGGTCTTGACGATGGCGGCGATCACCATAGTTTTGTAAGCCATCGTGCGCATGGTGTCGTAGGTGACACCGGTTGGGTTTTCGCGGTAACCGAATTGCTCGACAAAACGAAAGGGATCAATAAATAACGATCGAGGCATCTTGGCAGCGCCTGCCATGCCTTTTATCAATGCTTCCTGCCGCTCTGCGTCCTCAAATAACGCTTCCGAAATACCCACAGTCTGGGATTACTCGAAGTGACTTAAGGCTTTTTGTACCGCGTAGTCCGTGGCCCCAATCGTATTTTTTTCTCTATACAAATTGGCGGCGCATTGGAGAACGTAAGAATTGTCAATTCGACAGACATCCATCGACTTCGCCAGCAATTCATTTTGCTTGGCCTTTTCTTGAAGCATGGGGAAGATCGAATCTGGCTGATACGATTTGTGAAGTACCTGAATATAGGCATTCGCAAAATCATAATACTTCTGATCGCCAGGGTCAGGAACCTCCGCGCGAGTGACCGAATTGTTGTGTTGCACAAGATCGCCCTGAGAAATTGATTTTGCCAATTCAGGGTCTTCAGGGCACATGGGGAAGAGTTCATATTTTGTGGGATTTGCTTTTTTGAGAACTTTGGGTGGGATGATCGAAGCTGTCCATTCGGTGGCTCCCAAAACGGGAATGCTTCTGAGCTGGGATTGATCGCCTTGACCGGCTGCAAATGAAGCCCGATCTGCGGTGCTTCCACCATAACCCAACAGATAACCGTCGGCCTTGGTGTGCACATTCATGTACACAATTTCAGGCACATCGCCCCTTGTGAGCCTCACAAGCCCCCCCTGGGTGGCCTTGTCGTAGGCATCTTGATTGGCCGAAGGCACATTGGTGCCTGAATTTGCCGGGCGCACTTCAATATCTCTTTCAGGTGGGCCCCCAACAGGCTGTACGGGCACGCTGGTCACACCAGAAAGGTGGGTTGAATGATGCTCGCCGCCCAGAGCCTGCTTCTTGTTTATATAGATGCCGAAATAATCTGACTTCTTCAAGCGCTTGGGTTTAGGCCGGTTCTTGTCTACTTTGGGATTTTTCTTGGCTTTGTCGCGTTTACCGAAGTAATCGGGAGCACCAAGATTGCCAACGTTTTGACCATCGCGATCAATATCATCAGTCTTGGTTGAGTTGTCGGCTTTTTTTAGAGTGGCCGCCGTGGGCACTTTTAAAGTTTCAATATCGATTAAATGGATCATAGATTTTTTAACCTTCCCGTAAGGGTTGCCTTCTCTTAATCCTGCGAACGATAGGCAGGTCTAAATCAATATAGATCTTTAGTTTGTGAAGAGCGACAACGGGATAGGGTTCAACAGGTATGGCAATTCACCGAGCCGAGATTAGAGATTAGTATTAAGTGCGCACACTGAAATCATAGAACCCTCGTTGGCTTCGGGGTTCGTTTTTACCCTTTGTTATCCCGTTATCAGAACCACACATTGGTGAGACGATATGCGCTGGTGGCGCCGAAGTGGCGATAGCCGCTCAAAAAACACCCTCAATTTTTGATACGTTTGCGGTATAATTGGTTCGTATAATAGATGTTAGGCCTGTAAATGTCCTATTGCATAAACTGTGAATTTGAGATGGCCACAAACGACGTTAAATGTCCAAATTGCGATTACGATTATGCTAATGCAAATAAAAAGAGATCGTCCGACATCTTAGCCAAAAGATATGAGTTTTTAACCTATAGTTTTTTGTTGATTGCGTTTATTCTCCCATTTTTTGTTTCACTCGAATTTCTTTTTGATGTTGTTTTTAATTGGGGGCAACTTAAGATTAAAGGCCAACCGCGGCTTGTTATCACGGTCCTTTCAAAGTCCTTTTTTTTCTTTTCCATTTTGTGTGGCTTCCAGGCCCACAGAATTTCCCAAACTGTCGGTTGTCAGACTACTGTCAAAACACTATATCTTTCTGTAGTTCTTTTGGTTCTGACGATACTAAGTATAGTTTTTCCTATTCCGGACGTAATGGAGTAATAGTATAGTTTCATTGAATCTAAGGTATCTGGCGCCTAACAAAATGCTGCAACGGACCCTAAATCCATGCAGAAAATTCAATGTCGAAAAACAGTCCTGGGCCGTTATAATTGGCAACTAGGGGACTGGGGCAATCGGGCCGCTGAGCTTAGACGTTAGGTTTTAAAAATGAAACGATTTATCTTTCAATTTTTTTCGGCATTCATAGCCACTCAAGTTGTTTGTGCATGTGCCACATCAGATGCCTCTAATCTTTTTTCCGGCGAAGTTCGTTATTACAGAAGCATGGCTGGAGATAAGGGAAAATATTATCTACTTAAAGTGACACAAAAAGGTGATATCTTTAAAACATTACACAAACGTGTTGGCCCAGGGTACGTTGGGTACTCTAAATGTGAAATAAACTCTAAGACAAAGATGATTAGAGACATGGGCTATAGTGAGAAATCAATTGCAAAAATTAAAAGCAATCCCTCAAAATGGTATCGTCTTGTATCAGGATCAAGTAAAAGTGACCTCGTTAATTTTGTTCTTTCTAAATATAAAAAATAACACTTTCTAATCTCACCATCTGAATCAAGCCGTCGCTGAACCTAACAAAGCGCTTGCTATAGCTTCGAATCCCATGAAATCAAAACAAAACAAAATTAAAACCGTTCGAACATTTCATGAACACAACATTTTCACGTTTACATGTTCAAAGTGTTCAAAGTGTTCAAAGTGTTCAAAGTGTTCAAAGTGATTGTTTTCAAATTAGTTTTCCGAAATCACAATTTTAAGGTCAAATATTTCGCTTTCAAGTTGGTATGATTGCAAATGAGGAAAACTTAATATGATATCTTTATTTCATGAAAGAAATTAATTAAATACTATTGCAACAAGGATAAAAAATGGCGGCAAGTAAAACCAAAAATTTAAAAATCATTGCGGACGCCTTTCTAAAATATCAGAATGGATTGGACGAGTTAAGGGAAAATTTCCGCAAACTTATAAATCGTTTTGGCAAAGGCGAACGCCTCCATTTGATAGAGGAACGATCAAAAGAAATTGGCATCTTTTCTGGGCTGCCTCTTGGCATTTTGAACAACGCGGAAATTCGACAGTCGTCAAAATTAATTGTGAGCTTGATTAACTCAGTAGAGGAATTCGACAAACAAGAGCCTTTGACAATGGAGGAAAAACTATACGAAATTCATTATTCACAAATCCAACGGGCCTTAGATAGTTTTCTCAATTATTTAAACCCCTTTAAAGCCACTCTGGATCTTCAAAGGCAAATATATGAAATTAATGCCACTTTTGATGATAAAAGCGACTTGATTGAAAAACTTAAAAACCATAAGGAAGGCTATAAAAACTTAGAATCGGCACTCAAAAAACAACATTCCAATATTAATGAATTATTGTCTACGAAAGCAATCTCAGAATTCGGCGAGATTTATGGAAAATACATAACGAGATATAAATTAGGCGCTTGTAAGTGGCTTGTAAGCGCTATCGTTTTTGCGGTCCTAGCGTTAGTTTTTTGCGGCATGATTGTGTCAGACACTTGGGGTTGGGGGATCGAAGAGTCGAATAACACAAATCTACACATTCTTTTTAAAAATCTCATTTTGAGATTGATTGTTTTTAGCATTTTGACCTGGGGTCTTAAGTTTTCACTAAAAAACTACAACATCAACATTCACTTAATGGAAACATATATTTATAAATCAAATCTTATTGAAATCTATAATAAATATAATTCTTTCAGTATTGACGATAGTATTAAAGCTACAATTTTATTGGCAACTTCAAATGCGTTGTTTTCTCCAATACAAACTGGAGCATTAGGTAAAGACCATGTAGATATGGATAATGTGGCCATTGACCTTATTAATAAAGTTGTTGACAAAGAGTAGACGGTCTGGAAACCTAACTAAGCGCTGCAGCGGAATTGCTACGCAATCCGCTGAACTTGGTTGTTAGGTTTAAATGAAATTTTCATGGATAGTTGTCGTACTTTTTCTAGTGTCAATATTTGGAGTGTACTTTATTCACAGCCATGACCAAGAGATAATCGCTCAGATAATCATAGTTCAACAGGAAAAAAACAATGTCGAAAAATTCTGTCGCCAAAATCAACTAGCTCGTCTTGATGGACCCTGGCCCAGACTGGCCACCGAATCGAAATACTTAGAGGAAGTTAATCAGAAACATCTTGAACTATCGAAAAGGCTTGAGGAATTGACGGCTCAGTTGTATCTTCGGTGTGGTCCACCTAACAATGCGCTGCAGGGGGCTCCTTAAGAATTGCAGCAATCACAATGTAAATATAATCTAATAAGATTCAATAAATTCTAAAATAAGTAAAAGATTTTTATGCGACTGATAAGCAATTAGAACACCATTTCTAATTTCAAGAACACCTGGCTCTATCAGTAAGTCAGCTCCAACAGTTTTAATCAAATCAACTAAAAACTGATCTGAATCGATTTTCCCTTCTTGTGATTTATCATGTTTTAATCTAGCACCTTCAGGTTCGGGTTCTGCTTGAAGACTAAATTGACTTGGATGATAATAATTTATTTTAACGACGTGTCTGATGTCAAATGAGCATATGCAGTTATTATCCTTGATAAATTGGTCTTCAAAAAAACCAAGGAACCTAGACTTAGTTTTACAAGCCACTCTATGTACAGAGAAATATTTTTTCGCGTGAAGAGCATCTCTTTCATATTTATGTTTGGAAAGGATCAAATATGCTTTGCCAGTCAGGGCAATACAGAAAATAATAAACAGATACAACTTAAGTGCGCTTCCAAGATATAATTGATATTTCATAACCATCTCCTCAATTGAAGAGAATCTCCTGCAACTATCATGCCTTTTAAAATTTCTGCATATGTCCAAACGTTTGATTTACTTGAAGTTATATCTGTATGTTTTAGGTTACATAGCCCTTTAAGATAAACTGCGGCAAACCTAACAAAGCGCTGCAACGGACCCTAAATCAGAGCGCCAGCTGCGGTCACTTTTTCTTGAGAAAAATAGTCTCGGTGATTGTTGCCTCATGGCTCAAAGTAACATCCCTATTCTCAAAACCTTCGGCCTTAATTTGAAATACAGCAGTTCCCGGATCAGCGTATCGGAGCTTAATTATTCCTGATGCGTTGCTCCTTTTGTATTGGCATATTCCGTACTTGCCATCTTTGGTTGGCAAGTCTCTCCATAAAGTACAATCTGATACCGGCTTACCGTCTTCATCAACAATCGTTAATTTAGCCTCATGCCAAATTACCTTATTAACCGTATGAACTCTTTCATTTTCGTTTTCGCTTTGTGTGAATTCAGCTATGCCCTGATCTAAAGTCAACGAATCATGCACCGTAGCCAAACCAGTGCTCACATCTCCCCCGCCAACTAACCGAATATATTCAGGAGCCTTGGTGACAATTCTCTTTAATAACCCGACGACATCTATAGTATGGTTCTCTTCGATAGTTTCCCCTCTATAACTAAACTTTGGAGTACCCAGATAAAATTGTTTGTTGTATTTTGTTGAATGAAAGGTCAAATGGATTTTTCCGCCATCGTATCCTGGAACCTTGATTCTAAATCTTTTACCACCTGCAACATTTTCATTAACTATAATGCCACCTGAGGGAGCTGTTCCAATCATGGAATTCCCAATGATACCCCCTTCGATGGGAAGTTCCCTATTCTTAAATGTACCATTATTATTATAAAGAACAATTATTCCCTCTAACTTCTCATTTGTAGTGGTGCTCACCTTGCCTACCACTTCGCAATACTTCAATTTTAATTCAATTTTTTCTTCTTTATCTTTCGAATCAAAAAATACAGACTTGACTATCGGTTTGACACCTTTCCCGCTGACTTCCAATTGATATTCACCGAATGGCGCACGTATTGAATAGAATCCATTTTTTTTAACCACAATTTCACCAACTGATTCTTTTTTCACTATCACAACGGAGCGAATAATTTCGTTTAGACGCACTTCTACATCTTCCACAGGCGTTAATTTCTTATTATGAAAGTTGTAACTAAAATTGGATACGACTTCCAATTTTAAATTCCCAAAATCGATTACCTTTGGCACTTCCAAATATTCACCAGGCTGCTCCGTTCGATGAGTTTCCGTAACTTCCGACACTGTTGGACCTTCGACCTCACTCTCCTTAAAAAAGAAGACAGCCCCAATTACAAAGCAAATCAATAAGAGTATTATCTTTTTAATATACACACCACACCTTTATCTATGTAACCACCATAGTTTTTATCCAAGCCTCAACACATGCCACGAGCTCTTTAAGAAACTTTACCTCTTCTCCTAATATTTCAACAGCCCTCTCTGTTTCAATTGCATCCTTGATTTTCTCCTGTATGAAAATCTCTAGCTCTTTTGCTGTATAAATCTTATCCTTTTTAAGAAGCTCGTCCAGCGCTTTTTGAGCACTTTCAACATCGATACTTAATATTTTATAATCTCTAGCATATTCTTGAGTCTTTATATTACTTGTCACACTCACAGTCTTTGCCATTTTTTTAAGTGCTTCATCTACAACGGCATTAGTCACAGCTACTGACTTTTCTTTTGATGATCTATATGTTTCAGCATTCTTTTTGATACCACCGACTTTCCTTTGCGCTGCTCGTATTTTTCTAATAAAGGTTATGCCAATTTTTTTGCGTAATGGTTGAGCTTCACCAGCTTTCCAATTGTCTTGATACGTGTTTACATCACTTGTCACGCTCGTGACATGTGTGGTCTTTGCGGTTTCCTTTTCTTTGAGCAATGCCTTTGCTTTTTCGATTTTCTCAGCCGATGGATGATCCAGAGCGTCCCTTTCCGCTGTCAGCTTCTTAATTTTATCAATTACAACCTTGAGGATAGGTTCGTATTTTACGTTTATGGCCGCAACTTTTGTTTTTTTGCTTGCTTCCTTTTGGGCAAGGATCACCCGAATTTTATCTCCCTCTGTTTTTGGACAATCCCCTTTGATCTCATCGTAGTCAATTGTCTTCACTCTATCCTTGAGGCTTTTGTAAGCTTTTTCAGCCTGAGTTTTATCAATAAGATTTTCAATGATTTTAAAGTAAGCAACGGTATCTTCTACAAAATTATTTGGGTGTGGCCTAACTAATGTAGGAACTCGACGACTAGCAACGCCATCTTCAAACATCAGTTTATCTTTTGCCTTAACATGCTTCAGGTTTAAGCAATGTCCAAATTCATGCGCCAGAATAGTACCTGACGATATTATTTTCATATCAACCAGAGCAGTGTGTCCCCCGCCGTAGGCTGAGAGATCATCGTTTACCTCTTTAATTCCTTGAAAACCGAAGCTTCGGAATTTCTTTAGTGTATTTCCGTCCTTAACTAAATCAGGACAATCATCTAACACCTTTTTTTCAAGCGCCCTAAGCACATCGCTTAATGTAATTTTATCTAACTGCGTACCATCTTTTTTTAGAACATGTACGAGTGGCCCCCCGTCTATTTCTTTTAAACTTAATATCCCACCTGTATTTTTTAATATATCACTTAATTTATGATTGTTTTTTCCGACAACAATTTGTGAGGGATCTAAAATATGAACATCACCTGATTGCTCAAATTGAATATGGTGCTTCGACCAAATGTCACTGGCCTTTAAAATTGCAGAAGACATTTTGGTTTTCAAATCAATATCTGCCAGCCCATAAAACATAGTGTGAAGTTTTTTCTTTTCCCGCCTTATTTGTTTCAAGGCATCACCCTCTTCCGCAACAGCTTTATCGAGACGCTTTTTTGCCTTTTTAAGTTGCTGTTTAAGTGTTAAGTTTTGACCTAGATTTTCATTTTCTGGTTCCTCTTCCGCCTCTTCCTCTTCTTCCTCTTCCTCCTCTTCTTCCTCTTCTTCCTCTTCTTCCTCTTCTTCCTTTACTTTATATTTACCCACAATAAACGCACACACCTTAACTTTAAGACAATTTTTCTTCTTTTCCTCCAGCGCCATCAGTACACACTCGGCAGTCTTGTTTAATTTATCAAACGCTGACGGCTCAATAAGGTTCACCTGCGTTGCTTGGTTGATAAGAGAAATGAACTCATTTATTTGATTAATCGCAGCAACGACAGCTCCATTAGCCTCGTTCTCTTGTGCAGATTCCAACATTTGAAGCAAATCGGCTGCTAAACTGGGATCAATACTCCCGTTGTCCAACGCTTCGCTCAACTCCTGTTGAAGATCTTCGATATTTTCATCGTTACACTCTTCTTCCTTCACATCATTCGGATCTAAAGAATTAAGCTCAGTCAACGAGCAGTCTTCATTTACCAGAAAAAAGGATGAATGAATGATAGTATAAAATTGAGAAACATCTAAAGGGTAGTTTCTAGCCAAATTCTTCCCACCCGAACTAAGGACAGGATTTACAACAGCTTGAAAAACATCGGTGTTGAATGTTTCAAGGTTTTTACTATACAGTTTTAGAGGAGGAATTTCATAACCCAGAACGAGGCCACGATATGGGTCTTCCGGAGTCGCATAAATTTCTGTTGCATCTGTTATTGCTGGGCGAAAATCAAATCTAATAATGGTTCCATGAGGGGCTACGATAGATGCACGGTTGCTGCTAAGAACACCACCCGCCGACAAGTGTGTTGGTAGTGCTACGACCGCCTCATCGAAAGGATCAGAAAGACCACGTAGAGAGGAAATCCGAGCACCTCCAAAATCAAAGTCCCAGTTATTACTAAGATGATGCTTTGTCCCGTCAGTATTATAGACTTGCGCATCCCAATGTCCCAATTGAGGATAATTACCATTACTATCTGCGCTATCTGTATGGATGCGAAAATCACAGTGGCGCCCATGCTCACTTAAACCCTCTTGAAACCCTCCACTTAAAAACAAAATTGTAAGTAGAAATAATATTTTAGCGCGATTATTCATTTTTAGATTCCTTTACTTGACCAAACTTGTTTGTGAAAAACATCAACCATACGCTGACATTCTGAATGATATTATTGAAATTTGCAAAACAAATCTTCTTAACTTGAGGCTTTTTCAATGTTTTTTCGTTTTGCAGTCCACTCAGGCATAATATTCTCTTGAGAGATTGCTGCCCTGAATTCAACTTATTTCAAAGTGACTATTTGCGCCAAATTTTTGTTTTGTTGGATTTTGAGGTTTATTTTTGAACTAGATCGAAACGACAGCAATAAAATGCAAGCTGGCTTTGGGGTATCGGTTTTGACGATCGTATAGTCGTTCGTGTTTACCCTTTGTTATCCTGTTATCAGAACCACACATTGGTGAGACGATATGCGCTGGTGGCGCCGAAGTGGCGATAGCCGCTCAAAAAACACCCTCAATTTTTGATACCTTTGCGATATAATTGGTTCGTATATTAGATGTTAGGTTTTATAAATGAAAGAAAAAATGGAAAAAATAGAAAGAATTGTATTCCTCATCATTATAGGTGTTCTGAGTTTCATGTATGTCGATAAATCAAATACTTCTAGGGATCGGATTCAAATTCTTAGCGAAAGAAACTTTGAATCCCATTTAGAATATCGGAAGCTTACTATTTCCAACACCCTTTTACGCCTAACAAGAAGTGCTAGTTTCTACAGGAGTTGCAAATTAGAGGATGGTCGAAGTCTTGATGATGTTCGATCTGGAATAGGAGATGAAATTCGTTTCCGTTATGCCTCTATCAAAAGACATCATCTTGAACGAATCAAAAATGATCCACACTTAACAAAGATTCATAATTCCTTTTTGGAACTGTGTGAAGAAATAAAATTAGCACCCTAGTGGCTCGCAACCTAACAAAGCGCCGCAACGGACGACCAATCAATACGAATTTGTTCGTAAAAGTGGTCTCGGTGCGTTAGAATTTACTTATATCGGTGTGTCTAATTGGGCGCCCCTGAGCTTAACCGTTAGGCCTAATCATAGTGAGAATGAACAAGATCTTCGTAACGATTTCAATCACAGGTATTGGCCTTTTTTTGTATGTAGTTTTGTACTTTATTAATTCAAATCATGATCGGGCTAGGGGAAAGTATTTGGCTGATGGCCAGCTAGTCCCCGATAATTCAGTCTTCTGTATTGATGGTTCAACATTCAAAATGACAACCTTTCAATTCGAGGATTACTATGTGGCTAAAAATGTTTCCAAGGCGTTATTTTCGCCTTTAGTTTACCTAGATAAAAAGGCACGCCCTAAGTTTTGGGAGGTTGAGACTATCTGTCACGAAATTGATTTTCTTACATTTAGCAGCCCAGGTGACGCCTAACAAAGCGCTGCAACGGTCGACTAATCAATACGAATTTGTTCGTAAAAGGAGCCACGGTGCGTTATAATTTACTTATGTCGGGGTAGCTAATTGGGCGCCCCTGAGTTTTAGATGTTAGGTATGTAAATTGGACAAAGAACAACAAAAATCGAATCCGATAGGAGTAGTAATTTGTTTCATTATGATCGAAATTTTCGTTTACTACTTTTTTATAAATGACGAGAGAAAAACAAATAAAAATGATAACGATTTGCCAAAGCATAGCGTTTATGAGAAGGGCGTCAATAATACTTATCTTGATCGTTTCGAAATACGAGTCGAAATAAAGGAATTATTGCCTAAAAAACAATTGATTAATATTGCCAGATCTTTGGAGCGCCGATATTCAGGTCACAAAAAATATACCATTTTTTTCTACCGATCAACTACGAGTAAAGATGGGGCATCAGATTATGCTTTGGAATTTAGCGCAAATGGCAAAATTAATATTACCTCTTATCACAAAATAAATGACCGCCTAACCAAACATATGCAAGCTTCAAATAAATTGGTGTACCGAGAAAATGAATTAAAGATGATTGGAATATGGAAGCGGATTTCTGACGGAAAGGAAATTGAACAATACCGTATATTCGATTTTAAAGGAAAATATTATTCGGAGTACCGTATGTCTAACGGCGATTTTTGGCAGTATGAGGTAAAAGAGAAAAAGAATGACGATGGCGAGCGAGAGTTTACCGAAGAGGATAGCGGCGAAAATTGGGTTATAACTCTAGACGGAAATTTAGAATATCGAATAAATGGCACCAAAGTAATGATCTTAATTAAAACAGATAGTTGGTAGCCTTGAAACTTGCGCTGTTTCACCTAACTAAGCGCTGGAGGGCACGGACAAGCCGCCCCTCATCTTTGATGTTAGGCCATCTAGGTATTATTTGAATATATGAAGAAACATAAAATTATTTCAGTGATTCTAATTTCTATCACGTGCGTCTATGTCTTATCATATTTTACATTTAAGTACGGTTTTACTGTCGAGGAGAATTGGTATGGCCAGGACACCCGATTACCTTTGGAGAGTTGCCCGGATGCATTATTTTCAATTTTTGCGCCATTCATTAAAATAGATCAAACCGTTACTAGCACTGTGTTTTATAGAAACCAGAGTGAATTGGATGTTTGGATTGATAGGTCTATCGAATCTCAAAATTTGAACGCATCATATATTTCTGATTAAATTACAATCAAACTTCAAATTCAGCCTAACAAAGCGCTGCAACGGACCCTAAAGATGAGCTTAGACGTTAGGTTTTCAAAAAGTGATAAAAGCAAAAACCGAGGTTTGGGTGATTGTGCGGTTTTCTGGGAGCATTAAAAGTTCAGCGTGACCTGGCACCAGAACCGCATAAGTGGCCCCTAAGAATATATCTGAGGTCAGCTCATACAACTATGCAGTGGATTGTGATACTAAGAGATTGCTGCCCTGAATTCAACTTATTTCAAAGTGACTATTTGCTCCAAATTTTTCTTTTGTTGGATTTTGAGGTTTATTTTTGAACTAGATCGAAACCGTACCAATAAAATGCGAATTGGTTTTGAGGTATCGGTTTTTGATACGTTTGCGGTATAATTGGTTCGTATAATAGATGTTATACCTATAAGTTACGGAGGACTATGAATTTTAATGAATCTTCAAATTGGAATGAGAGAAATGAACTCCGATGCTTATTAATTTTTAAAAAGCTTGAACTCGAAAATTTCCCTAGAGGCAAACAAACGGCATACTGTAAAGAAATTGTAATAAGATCAGGGTTGGATGAAGGGAATCTATCCGCAAAGGTATCCGATTTTAAAAGCGTCGCCGGTATCAATAAGCCGTCACATAACTCCTCAAATACAATAAATGCGTACAAAAAATATAACCACTTCTCAATTAAAAAACTTGAGGAGATCATCAACAATTTTTAATATAATAGACCAGCGTATAACTAGGCGCTTGAGGGCGCGGACAAACCGCCCCTCATCTTTGATGTTATACTATAGAAACTTTGGAGGCGAACATGCTTAAGATTCTTCGGCGCACATTACCGCTTTGTCTACTACTTCTATCAGTAACAGCTTGCGGCTCAAATTTTGTCACCATTGCACCCAGACCCCCAGCAAAATACGAAAAGCTTGGTCCAGCAGAAGGTTCAGCAGGTGGGTTTTTGGCCATTGGACCCACCGCCTATAATTTCATACCTATTCGGCTCAATTCACGGGCCATACGCGCTTACAATGCCGCCGTCAAGAGCGTGCCGAATGCGACTGGTCTGATTAACGTTACTTACAAAGAGAGTTGGTTTTGGTGGGTGATCGGCACTAGCCGATTTGTTACTGTTACTGGCGAAGCCATTAAGGAGATCAAGTAATGAGAAAAACATTCATTGTCCTGCTGTTGGCCTTCGGTCTGATTGGTTGCAGCAGTTCATTCACCGTCAAAACTTACGATGAAACAAAATATGATCTAACCAGAGGCAGGTCAATGAGCGCATCAGCTGCTGGATTTCAATTATTGCTGGTGATCCCGATAAGAGTGGGCAGTCGGCAGGAAAGAGCCTACGCAGAGCTAGAGAAGAAGGCTAAGGGTGGAATGATCACCGACGTTGAAATTCAGGAGTCTTGGTATTATGCACTTGTGGGCACGAGTTACAGCACGACTTTGAGGGCTATGGTTTACCCACTAAAGTAGCCCGACGGCTTTAAAGCATTAATGGGCATCTCGATTATCTCGTTCATTTTTTTCAGAGCTAGATGTAGTAAAGAACGCAAGGTAATATTCAAACAGCTCGTCCAGAGGTGGAGTCATCTGCTATGAGTGATTTTGGGAAATCTTTTTGTTAACGTTACAGCTATTTTTAAGGATTTACAGAAAGATGGTGGCTCTGCCGGTACTTAATAGTGTATTCTTAGAGCGTTATGAAAAAATAAAATATGGCGTCTAGATTTTGAAAAATGAAAAAACAGGGTGGTTGAAAAATGAAGAAAAACATTGTAATCGTATGTCTACTACTTCTATGTAGTACGCCAATATTTGCTAAGCAGCAGGGTAAGCCTGAATACACCAAGGAGTACAAAGAGCTGCTGAGTTTATTGAAGCGAGATATGTATAAGTTTACGCCGTCAGTTAGAACTTCCTATCTAAAATTCAGAAAGTCACAGGCACTGAAAGAGCTGAGGAAGCATAAGATCAGGATTCCTCGTAGACTTTTATCCTACATCGATGAAACTCCAGTAGTTGCATCTACAATTTACGGAATTCGCTACGGTAGTCCTGCTAAGGCATTAGTCGTGTTGCGCTCTTTGCAGTTGGATGTTGGCATGAAAGATTTGAAGAAATATTTCCAAATTGTTTTGGCGACCGTAATGCTGCATGCAAACAAAGTTAATCTGAAAAATCCTGAGGTTTTAGATTTTGTAAGCCTTAAATATCGAGGCTTGCTTAAAGTTAAAATTCCCAAATCTGGTTTAGTGAGAGTGGATACTCACCCCAAAGGCCGTGCTCTTGATAAAAGTGATCATATCATCAACTTTATGGAAGAAAAGAATATCCTCAAAAATGGCAAGGTCACTATTGTTAAACGTAAAGAATTTATCAAAGCATGTGACATAGTTGCGAGTAAAAAGCTGCAGGCAGAATTCAACACCTACATGGCTAGCAGGGTAAAGGGCTTTAAGCCTCTCGATTGTGGCGATAAGGAATTGCACTGGAACTACGGGGGCGTTTCTTGGCGTCTTCCTCATAAGAAAGAGCATACGCGTGCGTTTAATATGTTTATGAAAGCTTATACCAGTAAAGGACGACTTCCAAAGAAGCGCGACTCTAATCCTAATGCTGCTGAATGGTTGGCTTACCATATCAACAATGCTAAGAAGAGGGGCGAACAGCTTCCTGATGCATGGCCCTATGCTATGTATCTCGTTAATAATCCCATTCCCCTGCGTGAAGCTGAATGGGCTTGGGCTGAAAAGGCCAGGGGCTTAAACCCTACTCGCTACATCGAATATGTTGGTAAAGTAGCTCAAGACCTCCCCAAATTGCGGTTACGCCGCCTCATGCAATTTGATTTTAGCTACAATAGCTTGCCTATGCTTCGCAAGGATGGCGGCGTTTGTGGCACACACACTAGTACTGTTACTCGCGCAGGCGCAGCACTTGGCAAACCAGTCTTAAGCTGTTCGTCTCCAGGCCACTCCTTTCCTGCTATGTTGTTAAAAGAAAAAGAGGGCTATATTGCCCCTAATGCCAGTTCGAGTGTTAGATGGTATTTTGGTAAGGGAAAACCTGAAGGTACAGGGGCCGACCGCAATAAAATATCATCACTTGCTGCAGCAATGAACTGGGGATTGATGGGGTATGTTGACTCGCAGCTTGGCTGGACAATGTTCACGCAGCTTCCAGAAGACATTCGCAAAGCTCACGGTTTCTCGCTTCTGACAAGTACCTTGGCACGCAATCCATATAATATTAGCTTGTTGCGCGAAGCCCGTACCCATGCAAAGACATGTGCTCAGTTAATTACTTTTTGGAATGACTATGAAAAAATAATCAACTCTAAGAAGATATGGAAATTACCTAAGGCTGGGATAGAGAAGAGAGAAACATGGAAATACATCACTAAATCTTTAGATAAATTACCTATCCCTAACAGTAAAATAACTAGAAATAAGATCTATGCCGCACTGCGTAAAGACAAGCGTCTAACCAATCTGGTTATTCGATACGGCATTAAAATCCAAGGTGCGGAAACTGTATTAATGAATATAAGGATTGATCTAGGTAAACATTTCGGTATGTACTTTCGCACTCAGAAAAATAACATGGCTTCAAGAGTTCGGTTTGCTATTGAGATTATAGAGAATGAGGAATTAAAAAAAAGATGGCTAAAATCTCAAATGAGATTGTTTGGTAATCGTGGCTTTTATATAACTAAAGTTAAAAAAGAGTATCAAGTGAAAATGGATGAGACCACTTTGCTTTTTTCCGAATTTACCGCAATGCCAATTGATAAAAAGAAGTCAATGAAAGCTCTTTTGGATCAAACCAGCAAGGGACTTGAGGCTCACCTGAAAGTAAGGCGATATACGAATACATGCAAGATTATGGCGGCTAAACTTGAGGCCGTTATTTCAGCAGCAAAGAAGAAGGGTGTTGACTTAAAGCCGTGGGCAGATACTTGGTTCAAAATGATGGATGGCAAACAGCGATATGCGCGACATGCTTGGACGGCAAAAGATGCAGCTTCAGTAGTGATTGACGCGTTAGTCAAGGAAAGCGCTAAGAAGTAGAAAGATAACTGCTTTTGTAGTAGTGCTTGTTTAACAGTTTTGTGACATTGTTTTATGGCGCCGACTGGCTTGAATAAATCCCAATAAGATGCCCCCTGATTTCGGGGGCGGTGATGTTGGGGAACTCCCCCACCACTTCTTTGACTTCCCCGCGCGCCAACATGCCATTGAACCGGTTGAGGGCGATGTGGTCTCTTCTTAGTTGGGCCAGGGTTCTTTTGTCTTGGTAGAGTTCATCGGGCAAGACGTAATGGATGATCTCTCCTTTGCCGGCTTTTAGGGCCGCTACTGAATTGGTGCCGAAGCCTACAATGTGATTTTTCATTCTTCATCCTCGTATCGGGGCCTTGTGTAATCTGCTGGGGAATTTGTGCGGCGTTGGTTGTTGCGGGTGAGCTTGCCCAGTGATGTTGAGCCTGGGCGCATTTTGCGTTCGCCGTGAACTTTGGACATGGCGGCTTGATTGATTTTGGCGGCAGGTTCTTCGATTTCTTCTTCGCCCCCCACCGCTGCCAGGGCTTTTATCATTCTTCGGGGCTTATCGGTATTGTAGACATTTTCAACGAAGGTTTTTATGGGCATTTCGGTAACGGAACCTAAGAATTTTTTATTGTTGTAGTGTTTGTGGTAGGCGTTGACAGCATCGTCTTTTGAATCGAAGCCGATCATACATTTGTCTTCATCGTATTTTTTAAAATCTGGGGCCTTCATTTGATGCACCACATAAACGTTTGCGGCTTTGGTATTGGGGCCTATGTAGACATCGACCTTTTCGCCATCCATGCCCATGGTTTTTTGAATGTAACCATAATCACAGAGCATTTTGGTTTTGCCCTCGGTTTTGTCGTGAGGGTTGTACCAGTGCCTGTGAGTGCCAGCTTTATTCTCGATAGCCATGTTCATGCCCTGAATTGTGCGCCGGCCCTGTAGGTTGGGAATCTTGCGACCAGCTTCGTCTGTACCAGCTTTTGAGAGGGTGACAATATGGTTCAGCTGGTCATCCACAGTTTGTCCTCCTCAAAAAGGTTTGATTGGTCTCGGTCGAGATCGGCGACCTCTTCCTCTTCAAAGTAATCTGGCAGCGTGATGCCCTGGCGGTGGGCCTTTTTGTAAAGTAAAGCTTTAATTTCGTTCCAGCGCTCCTGGCCCATCTTGGCCCTGGCGAGGGGCTGTGAATAGCCCAAAAGCAGCATTTCTAGGGTGCTGAGCCCCTCCTCTGGCTCAATCACCTCATTCAGCGCCTTGCTCAAGGCCTCAGGAGCCTTGTGAGGCGGTAAACCGCTTTTGGCACGTTCTCTATTGAGATCGTCCAAAGTCATGTTGTTGGCCTTGAGAACGCCCATCATGGTCTGTAGAAAGCTGTCTTCAGTGGTGATGACTGGGGTGGTACTCCGATCCCCAACAAACATGAAGTTGGTACGGCCTTTATCGACGATCATTTGCTGGGTGATGCCATCATAGGATTCAGGGTCACGGTGCACATGAACGCTGACATGCGGGGCTTTGTTGCCCATTCGGATCACTCGCGCTAGGTACTGCTTGCGGGTATTTGCATCCCAGCCGTCATCGAGTTCGGCGATGTAATTGCTGTTTTTTTGGGCATTCAGTCCGTAGCCGGCGGCCTGCTGACCAAGTATCAGTAACTTGATTTCACCTGTATTGAACGCTCGTCGGATGCGCTCGCGCTCATCGGTGGGCACAGAGCCACGAATAATGCCGACTTCATGACGCTCTAACCCTAATTGTTCAGAAAAGTAATCCGCCATATGATCGGCAAGCTTGACCTGAGCGATCGGGATCATGGCCCCCATCGGCACCCTCTGTTCGCCAGCGAATACTTTATCGTTTTCTGATTTAAAATGTACTCGAAGACCATCAAGTGCGTTTTCCCATTTGGCTGACGTGGCATTCTCGATTTTCTCTATGACTTCGGGGTCATCGCTGATGCCCTGAACCATGCGCGGGTGAAATGAGATCTGGCGAAGGAGGCTGTGTTTGTTATCCATTGCCCGTACCGAACTTGAATCGAAGGGTTTGTTGATGAGGTCGCTCAACATATCGTTCACCACGGCGTCGTAGAGTTCTTTTTGATAACCCGTCATGGTGGCTCTAAATGACTCTTCGCGTTTTTCGGGAAGGTTCATGGCTTTAGCGATTTCGGGGTCGTCGTTGTAGCGCATGTTGATGTAGGGCTTGAGTGTGTTTTCAAAAAGATCGTTGACTTTGTCTTCATCCCAGACGACATCGATCTCTCTGCCGCCTTCATCCACAAGCGGCACTGTATAAAGACTTTTGAATTCTTGCCATTCGGGAAGTAGGCCTGGCTGCAGGATGGCCATTTGACTGTGAAGGTTGCGAGGATTGCCGGCCATTGGTGTGGCGTTGAGAATAATCGTGCCCCTGGTATTACGGATCACGGCATCGAGGCTTTTGTAGATTTGGGTGTCTTCATTACGAAGGCCCTGGCCTTCATCGAAGAAGAGCAATCTGTTTGCTGAAAGTGCCTCGAACGACTGCAATAAACTGCGGTGGGTCGGGTCGTTCATGTCACCCTGAAAAAGAGAGTAAGGCAAGATCACGTATTTTTTACTGACTGTTTGGATATTAGATAAAGCCTCTATTGCTTCAGACTTACTCAAGATGATGTGATGATCTTCACCATCTTTCACAAATTTTTCAATTTCTTCACCCCAACCAGCTTGTATGGAAATGGGCGCAAAAATAATTGATCCTTCAGCCCTGCCCTCTGCGATCGCTGATTCGGTGCTGAGGATGGCTTGAAAGGTTTTGCCCTGGCCGGTATCGGAACCATTGATGCCGTAGCCCACGGCATTCGTCCAATTGACCATTTCGTTTTGGAAGAATTTGGGTTCGATGGCTTCGCCTTCAATCGATGTGTTGATGGTGTTGGGCACCTTGAACTTGCGATTGCGTTGCTCTTTTAAGAGATTTGTTTTTTCGACTTCAAGCTCTTTGTTTTTATCTTCTTGACTGAGGAAGATATTTAACTCGCCTTTATCGATAAGGTTTTTGCCACGGGCGAGGGATTGTTGAACTTCGCCACGTTCCCATTGGGCTCCTTCGTCCCGATCGTTGATGCTGGCCAGCATCTTGAGCGATTCAAAGGCGGTGAGATGGAACATGTCATCGAATTCGGGATTGGCTCTGAACTTGGGTTGGTAGCCTTTGATATTCTTCATATTGAGATCAGTGCTTCCCGTTTTTTTTATGTAATCGGAAAGTACATCGGCGAGTTTTTTGGTTTCGTCTGAAGCCTCAAGAAAACCATCATTAAAGCGATCGAGGATATATTGATCTGGGTGAATTTTGCCATTGCGCTCGCGCATCAGCATGCCTGAGGCGTCCATGTGAACTGCGGCGAGTTCGATGGCTGTTTTGTTTTTGGCCGTGGCGATGCTCTGAGGTGTGGATTGCTCAAGCAATCCCCCCAAGTGATTGATTTGCTCATCTGATTTGGCCAACGCTGGTTTTATACTTTCGGCATCTTGCATGGAGATTTGATCTTGAAGATGATCTATCCATTCATCGTGATTGTAGTTTTGGGCGATGGCCCCCCCGTAGGCGACGAGATCACCATCATCAAGTTCTTCAATCGCACTCAAATTAAGTTCACCGGTTTCAGGGTCGCGCCAGGTCGAGAAACCCTCGGCATCTTTGAGCTGGCCAGAGAGAATTTCATCTCGTTTGCCTTTGACCCAATTCAGATAGGCTTCTTCATCGAAGGCGGCATGTTCGCCGTTGGGTAATTCGTAGATGTAACGGTACTCGCCATTGACGACCTCTCGCCTGATGTATTTGTGATCGGGCTTTGGCGTGCCCTTGGCTTTTTTGATACCGTGATCGCCCTGCTCATCGGGGTCGGCGGGCAAAAGATCTGAGGCCTTATAATAATGAAGGTGATTGCGATTGAGTTTTTCGCCTTCGTCGTCTTCCACATGGTGATTACCATCGGCATCGTGATCGCTCATCGAGACGACCCCATAAAGATCCTCACCGGTTTCGTTTTCTGAGGCGGGAATGATGCTTTGCACAAAACCAAGGGAGCTGACATGTTCGTTATAGTGATTCCTCACATAATCGGCGACTTCATCAGAATTTGAACGGCTGAGATCCCCCACCTGCTGAAGCTCTTTGACATCGTTTTGCACGACGTCTTCAAAATTTTTGCCGCTGAAATAGCGCTTCAAGACTTCATCTGAATCGTAACTGTGGATCATCACGAGATCGTTTTCTTCATAGATCTCTTTGACCGGCCCCGCCGTGAAGGGTTGTTTGGTTTTAGGGTCTGACACCACATGATGTTCGAGTTCGCTTGAAACATGGCCGACGTGCTTCATTTTGGGCGTATCAGGCTTACCAACATGCACACGGAGGGCTTTATCTTTGCTCGGGTTAAAGCCTTTGGACGAGATGCTCTCGATCTTGCCATTTTTCATTCTGGTGTAAGCCACATGATGGAGGTCGCCGGCAACTTCGTTTGTCATTGCACGAACCTTTTGTAGATGTTTTCTTTTATCCAGGCGAAGGCTTCGAGGTGTTCGATCAGGATGACCTGGCTTTGGCGGAAATAAACTAAAGGTCTTTCTTCGTCGATCGGTTGAATAAGAAATTTATTGATGTCTTCAAAGTATGAAAGGTAAACAGCCAGATAATCAACAATATTATTACCAGTCCACCGAATAGGTACCTTATAGAGACCTTCAGTGATGGCATTGAATTCTTTGATTTCGTTTTTTGTAACAATTTCATAGACCTCACACATGTAATGTTTTATGGCTTCAGAAACGCAGCGCCATATGTTTTCAGTAAAACTGGGTTGCTGCAGGGCGGGGATAAAATCTCCTTTGCCCTCGGTGCTTTTTACGAGTAAGACTCCGGTTGATTTGTTGTAGGTCGCTTTGACCTGGGCAAACTCGTCTTCTACCTGCCAGTGAATTCCTTTGATGATTCGGCCCAACGACTTCCAGGGGCCAGGGGTGATGCGGAAGCCGTAGAAAATAAATTTGGCATAAGTGAGGCTCACGGGCGTGAAACCTTCTGTAGGAATCGTGAAATAGTTGACAAAGAGTGCCGATAGTGAATCGTTGGCCGCCGAAGCGGGCTGGCCACTGTACCTGACCGGATCCCAGACTTCGATGAGGCGGTAGACTTCATCTTCTGGCAAATGGCGCCTTGTTTTCTTCTTATAACCCATCAGCCCTAAATTGGTGAAGGCTTTTGTCATTTCTTCATCTTCGCCATCCATGATGCGCACAACGTCGCCCCACCGTGCCTTCATTTCATCGTGGTCACTGAACGGATAAAAAACGGCGATCACTACCCCACTGTCGGGATCCTCATAATTTGGTCGAGGCACTTTAAAATTGGGCGCGAGTAACTGTTCAGGACGAATGTTCTGATAGATGAGGGTATTGGGTTGAGCTTCAAGTATTTGATTGGCGATGTCTTCGGGTATCTGGCCAGGGTAAAACTGAATGGCCGACATATCGACCCCCTCCAGATCCGGGTTTGTTTGCCAATGTTTGGCGGCATCGCTTAGTTTGGAAAATGACAACTTCGTGAGCAAATTGCGCTCGTGCAGTTCTTTGAGCACGGGCTTAATTTCCATATCAGCCAGGTACCTGGCTTGAGGGCCTTTGCCGTAGCCTTTTTCAACATCTTGAGGATGTACTTGAAGTTCAGTTTCTGGCATCAGGGCAAGATCTTTCTGAGGTCTTCTGAATCTCGCAATGATTTGTGATGAAGATTTTGTTCTTCTTCCTCGGGAATGTTGGTCGCCACCACTCGGTGACAAATTGGGCAACGACCGGCAGCCATATTTTGATGGTGCTTGTCATCACAAAGGGGTGTCATATCCATAGTTTTTCCTTTTCTCTATCCGATAAATTCAAATGACCAGGGGCGATGTAATGAGGCTTCGATGGCCAGCCAGAAGGCCATCACGGTGTCGTCGTGATCGCCGACGCCTTGAACTTTGCCGTCGACAAAGCCGAAGTTTGAGAGCTGCTCTATTAGGGGAGCTGTCTTTGCGATTGAGTAATCATCGCCGCGCGGGATTTTGATTTTGCCGTTATCAAACATGGTGCGGATTTTGGGTACGCCTTTATCAAAACTGTTCTTTTGAGCGCCGGTTCTGTAAGCGACGACCGGTAAGTTGGTTGTGCGTTTGAGCTCGTCGAAGAGTGCTTTTTGGTAGGCGTTTGATTCGATAAAAATGCGGGTGGGGTTATAACGAAAGGCTAATTCTTTAAGGGCATCTTGCTGCTCTTTCATATTGATGCCGAATTCATAAAAGACATCGAGAATCCAGATGTTTTTTAGTTCATCCACATAAACCGTTATCATGGCCGTGCCGTCGGCTTCGATTTCTGCAGAGATGGCCACATCGACGCCTATGAATACTTCGCCGCCATTGAAAGTTTTGGGAAGGGTCGCTGTATCATCGTAGCTTTTGGAAAGCACCTTGAATGGGAACATCGAGGCCGAATCGTCAAGCGGATTACATTGGAACTCGCGCGAGAAACTGAGTTTGCCGATCTCGCGCTCGCGGGCGCGAAGCAATTCAAGGGAATACCTGGCCGGCCACAGTGATTGATCGTTTCCATTTTCATCCTTCCCGATCGCGGGGAATACTCGAAAGGTGTACTCTTCGTTCTTCCTTAGGTAGCCGTAGAGATCTGAGGTATGAAAGGGCGTGCCCACCACCACGATTTTGCCCCCCACTCGAATAAGATTGGTGACGGCTGACTTGAAATACTCAATGGCCCGTTTACGGGTGTTCTCTGAGTACATGTTTTCATCAGTGAGGATGTCATCGCAAATCACGAGAAAGGGGTGCGCACCCCGAACGCTGGTGCCGTAGCCCAGAGCATAGATCATGCCGCCTGGAGTTTCGGCTTCGGTGGCACTCCACTTCGTACGTTTGCCTTTTATCAAACCCGGCCTCATGTGAGCGAGCTTGTCGTTTTTCACGATTTGATCTTGAATTTTGGCCAGGAGTTTGACGGCCTGTTTTTCGGTATTGGAGAAGAGGTAAACATCGCCTTTTTCGTAATAAAGCCACCACAAAATAAATGCAAAACTGAAGAAATACGATTTGCCGCCATCACGGTGCGTGAGATTACAAATACGATCATGGCTCATCACGAGCTCGCTCCACTCGATGTGGTGCTTGCCTATTTGAAAGGCGATATCGTCTTCATAATTCCACAGCATCTGTGTGGCCCAATAGGCTGGGCTATGCTGGCACAGTAACGGGGCTACGCCCTGCTCTATCTCCATTGTCGTTGGTAACAACTTGATCTCCCCCTGGTTCCGAAAACTCGGCGTCAACGACTTCGTTGGAGGACTCATCACGGGCTTCAAGGACCTTAATGTCGGCAGCTTCTTGATAATGGGTGAGTACTATCCGTGAAATGGAATTGACCACTTCGGGGGGTAAGTCAAGTTTTATTGTGTGTGTGTGATCGTGGCGAGTTATCGATTCAGCTTCGCCACATAGAAATTGTTGTAATTTGGCCAGTCGCTCCATGGCATCCACAAATTGATTGAGCGTGATGGTGTTTTCGTTGAAGCCATCCAGGCGCTTGAGGGCATCCCACATCTTGGCCTTGATGTTCTCGACGATCTCAAGGTCTTCTTTTTTATAGAAATCGGCCTTGGAATCGTGCACCTCTTCCTGTTTGGCCCGCCCCACCTGGAAGCGCTCTTTGAACGATTGCACCCCCCGATCGGGATCGCCCTTGTTGATGTACTTTTTGGCGGTGTTGAGGTGCACGCCTGTTTTCTCAACGATGTGCACGGCTGTTTGGACCTCCAGATAGGCATCGAACATGCCATCGATTTTTTCTTGGGTAATTTTGGCCATATAGAAATGATAGATCTGTTGCAAAGGAGTCGACAGATTGAGTGAGGTTTTAGAGGGTACGGCAATTTACAGGAGCGGTAAATTTGTTATAATTGAGCCCTCAACTGAAAGCGCTTTATGAAAACCATCGGCATTATTATTTTACTAACAGTCATTGCTGGACTTTTTATTTTCGATCAAAAAAGCGATGAGGTGAACGAGTCACAAAGTGTGGTAGAAAAGGTCGAAAGAAAAAGTTACACAGCCTCTGACTTGCTAAAAAATGCGAGTGCGGTGGAGGAAGGTACGGCTTATCGCTATATAAGGCTCTTACTAGAAAAAGATATGCGCAGATTTCATGATCTAGCTACAGAGCGCCGGATAAAAACAAAAGGTATGACCGATCTGGAATGGGAAGTTTTTTTAGAGTCTGAAAAAGGCAAGAAATTTAAAGAATTATTTAAGAAGGTTTACAACAAGTACACGACCAGCCCCCAATTCATGGTTTTAAAGGAAGGCTTTAGAAAATTCAGAATACGAGATTACAACCTTGATAAAAAAACCTTCAGCATTGATCTTGAATATAAAACAAATAAAGAAAACTATAAACCAAACATTCATGATTCAAAAATGGTTTGGGAGATTATTTTTAAAACGATGCCTATCTACTTTAGCAGCCCATACGTCACCCTAGATATTTCAGTGCCAAAAGATAAGGCGATCAAAATCGAAAGGAATCGGTCTGAAATTGATTGTAAAATATATTTCTTTCTCGACGAAGCCCTCCAAACCACCGCATACGTGCGACTTGAAGGCAAAAGAATTCCTTTAAAATATCCCGTCGCCAAAGCCGCCATGTTACGCCTCACTCTCGGTGACGAGATTTTGTTTGAAAAACTTTACGCGGAGTAAAAATGGACGAATTTAATTTTAGGTATATTGTTTTTGGTATTGGTATTGGTATTGGTTTTTTGGCTATTATTTATTTGATGTATCAATTATTTAAAAGTGTCCAGGCCGATAAAGACTAAAGTCCCACCAGTTTCTTGTTGTAGATAGTGAAATTGTCTGAATCAGAGAGAGTTCATTATCAAAGGCAAATTTCGCGATTGATTTGATGTTTTTCGGCATCATTTTGTTTCCAAGGCCCCTTTGAGTTTCAACGAAGGCAATCCCAGCAAATTCATGCTGGCAATGGCCTGATCGCTATCGCTACCGTTGACGGTATCGTCGACCTTGGCTCTGAGCAGGGCCTGACCGAGCTGTGGATAGCCTCGACGCAATAGGTTGTCGACCAGCGATGCAAAGGTCTCTGACTTCGAAGATCCTTGTGTGATGGATGTACTACCGATCACAGCGATTGCCCCTGCATCTTGTTTTTGAAGCATCGAAGATCCAAGACTACGGTGATAGGGGTGATAAAAATCAGAAGACAGACAGTTCGCCTCCAATACGACTGGGAGAAAATGCCCGGCCTGAAGGTTGCCCATTTGCCCGGTGTTCCAGAAGTTGTTCTTACCCCAGGTCGTCCACCCCCCATGACCACTGTAGAGCATGAGATTGGTTTCGTTATTATTAAGCGCGTCCAAGATTCCCGCGGAAATCTGCGTGTTGGTGATCCCTGATTGTTTGAGAGATGATGTCACCCACGGAGATTCGAAACTCTTGGCCGTCGTGTCCATGTACTTGTCAAAGATGTAAAGATCATAAGCCGGCTCATGGTCAGTGACCATCAGGGCCTTCGGAGTGGCTGGGGCCGCTGAGTTTTCATAGGCCTTGATCTTGTCGATGATATTGCCGAGCTCAGTGGTGGTGCTGCAATCGAGACGGCCCACAGAAAGCTCTGGGTATTCATCATCTGTGATTTTCACGAATTCCCAATCTGAAGCTGAGGCCTTCATTGCCCGGCCGGTGCGCAAAACGATACTTGGAATGAGATGAGTTTGTTTTTGTGTGAAGGTCAACTTCCTATCAAAGTTACCTGAGCCAATGATCGTCAGGTACTGAGGCTTTTGATCGTGCTGTGTCGTCTTCCAACGTTCGGCGACGTAGCGGCTGATGGCGACTGAGCCTTTTTCACCGTCGCTGTATTCTTTCAGGATGTCCTGGTACTTGACCATTTCGACGATCTGACCGTTGCTGGTCAGGTGGTCGACGAGCTCTTGTGCTTTCGCGTGTAAGCTTTCATCGACGATGATGATGTGATCCAGTGCGGTCTGACGGCCTCTGATAGCCGTGTTACCAATCACTTTCTTGGCCGATGTGATTGATGGGGCTGAAGTGAGATCGATGAATAGAATTCTTGTCACGCCTGTATCAGAGCGACTGTGTTTGGGGTCGTTTGGTCCGAGGTCTGTGTCGGCATCTAATCCAGCGCCTTGTACAGGGTTGGTGACTGTGGCCCCCGCGAGGTTCACGTCCACTGAATTGACACCTAAAATGAGGCCTGTGATTTCTTTGATGTTTGTGGGATCGGTCACATCCAACACTGTGATGTTTGCGGGATTCGAAAATCCGGTCACATTCAAATTCGTGATACCTGAGGCAAAGTTATGTTGAATTAAAAGCTTGTCGTTTATGGCGACAAGTTTTCTGGGATACGTGAGATCAATATAGTCATGACGCACGATCGTGTGAGGAACATCTGGATCCGGCGGGTTATCGACTTTGACTTTGAGGGTATTGGTACCATCGATAAATCTCGTCACGGCCATGCTGTCTGTACGGCTATAGAAGGTATGGCCGGCCCATGAAGCCGTTGCAAAGCTACTGCCCTCGGCATTCATTGTCCAAGTTGCCACGCAGTCTAAGGCCGGCGAGTAATTTCGCTGGCTGTAACTTCTGGTAGTGAAATCAACGTTGCCTGCGGCATCGATGCCTGGAGTGTTGAACGTAAATGTTTTCGTGAGACCTTCGTACATGTAGGTCTTGTTCACTCCCAATGTGTTTGGGGTGTTGTAAAGATAAAGTGAGTAGCCGTTCTGTTCGTAACGGACGACTTGATCAAATTTAGTTAGCGTTTGATCTGAACTTAACTCAGATGCTTTACTGCCCCAGCGTTTGCCCGGAGTGGCCAGGTCCTGCACCGCATAGACTGTGAGATCATCGTTGTTCATTGATTGATTAATGTCTCTATCCACATAGAAGACAACGCCGTCAGCAACTTCTTTGAGGCTTAGCTCATGAACACCTTGATACAGGTGAAGGGCTGCAGGGTTTGCTGACCAATTAACACCAACCGTTGTTAGTTGTGCCCATGTGAGCTTGATCAATGTCTTGTCGTACAAATCTCCATCGGCTGAGAAGGCAGGTTTTGTGATCTTGATTTCTACAGCTTCCGCATGGTCTAGATACTTCGACTTCTTGCGGTTAAGCGCCGCATACTCGGCACGCCAGTCGTTTGTTTTCTTCTTGATGACTTTTGGATCGTAGATGTAATTGACTCTAAAACGCATTTTCTTGACATATTTGAGATCGCCAGTCGTCGGGTCGTACTTGACGGGTTTGACTTCCAAAAGAACGGCCTGCTGATTTCCTACGTTGCTGGTGTCGCCGACTTTGAAATGTGAGTTTGGCGCGTAACCTTTTTTCTCGTAGGCGTCTTTGTTTCTTGCATAGATCTCGACTGTCTTGGAATCGGGGGTATTGTAGATTTCGGTCTCATTGAGAATGTCGACTTCTTCCAGATTCTCGATGACTTTATAATGTTTGTCTCTATGTTTTTTGCCCCCAAACATCGCCGACCAACCGAATTTATTTTTCTTATGGCGACCCTTGATACTCTTGAAATCTTCTTTTCTTTCGTACTGATCGATTTGTTTGTGTTTTACCAATTCTCTAAGCCAAGTGCTCTTGCTCACCGGCCTCGCTTCAAAAAGCGGTACCGGTTCCACAATTGTGTCGAGTTTCTTGATAGTCGCCCATTCTTCCTTGATCAAATCCACTTCCACCGTTCGGCCGCTGGGCACGTTGAGCAAAACGCGTCTGAGAGGCAATCTAATTTGCCCTGAAGTGTTCGGGTAAGAAGTCGGCATGTTGGAAAAACTGAGTCTTAGATTGTCACCTTTTTTCCAATGTTTGTTGAAATTATTTTTCTTTGTGTTTTCCCACCCGGTGTAGCGATGTTTAATAACTTCTTGTTTGAGTGGTTCCACGTCCATCTCAAAAGTAATTCCGTAAGCATCTTTACCAATGACCTTCAGACCTTCGCCTCCGGCATTGATTCCGGGGATCGCTCCCCCACTCCATTCGTTGAGGGTTTCGAATTTGTCAAAGATGCCGTCTTCGTCACTGTCATTATCGCGGGGATCGAATCCGTATTTATATTCTTGTAAATTCGTGAGGCCATCATTGTCGGGATCGGCATTGGCGTCATCAGGATTAAGGTTGTCGAAGCCGTGAGCTTTTTCCCAATCATCAGGGAGACCGTCTCGGTCCCAGTCGACTGAGACCGGGCCGTGGAATGTTTGTTTGCCATCAATGTCTATATCTTCGAGTTTGTAATAGACCTGCGTGCCGCGTTTGGGCAATGCGTCATAAATCTCATAGTCGGCGCCGCTTAGGTTTTGCTCGGCTGTGCCTGTGGGTTTGATAAGACTCTTGTTTACTTTTACGTAGTCACCATGAAGTTCAAAACTTCTGTAAACATTAAAACCCTGGTTATCGACTTCGGCTGATGTCTTCCAGCTGACGTTCACGCCGTTGTCTTTAACAGCACCGAGCGCTTTGAATTCTGAAAGCGAAACCCAGTCCACAAAAGTGGTCCAGTTGATCCTGTCATAAGTGTCGTCGTCAGCCCCTTCGGAGCCGTTGGTGTCGGCGGCGAATTCACCAAAATCAGTTCCATGAGTCAGAATAAAAGTTGTGAGGGGCGTGGAACCGGAGGACTTGACGTTGAAGTTAGAAGATGAGCCACTGGCTTCGTAAAAATAAACGTTCAGGAGGTTCGTCGGAATGTCGTCCACGTCGTTATCTGTTAGGCCTGTGAGATCCATGCCGTAGGAGCTTGAGGGGATGTCGTTGAAAGCGATAAAGGTGAAATCATCCTGCCCGTCATCGGCACCTGTGCTGGAGCCTATTCTTGAGCCCGTATAAAAAGTGAGGCCCTCACTGATCGAATTGAAGCCCGATTTTTTGGCAACAATGTCGCCTTTGTCTCGAATCGACCAAGTATAGGTTTCAGTACTCAGAATGCCGTCGACTGTCACTCCATCCAAAGTCACAATGGCTTGATAGAGACCACCCACTCGGAAGTCAGCGCCGTCATCAAAATAAATAAGAGAACTGTCTGCTGTTAATGAACCCGACTCCACCACCAAAACCTGGTCAATAGTCACATTCTCACTAAAAGCCGCGCCCTGCCAGGTCGATCCGCTCTTACCGGCCAAAATGTAGAGTTGATTAAATACCTGACCACCCGAAGCAATTTGCTGGATGCCGCTCGCACCATCAAAGGTCACCGCCGCAGAAGCATTGACGGCAAGGCCATCCGTGTAGGAATAGACGCCGCCGTAGTTGAGCCAATCTCCGGCTAAAGTGATATTTTCAGCTACGGCCGATAGCGTACCCGAAGCCAAAATCAAATCGTTGTTCACATCGAGGGTATCGATCAGGGTGACTGTCGACGATGTCGCCCCCGGCTGATTACCCCTTCCCAACTCCAATATCTCCGCTGCTGTAAGTGCACGGTTGTAAATGCGAACGTCATCGATATTCCCATCAAAATATTGAGACTGCGCATTTGTACCAATAAGCACATCGTTACCCGAAGCCGTGTTTATCACCCTAGATACAAAATCACTTTGTGCTTCTAAAACTCCATCTACATATAACTTCGTATCCAACACATTAGGGGTTCCATCGTTGGCCCAGGTCATCGCTACATGATGCCACTGGTCATCCAAAACATCCGTTGAGCCCACCACATAACCACCATTTACTTCATAACGTATGGTATTTGCAGTACCGCTACTGTCTTGTGTCCTGAAACCACTCTTTTGGCCCCCTGAAGCTATGCCCCAATGAACAATTCCTTGATTCACGACGGCACTGGTGGATTTTATCCAGGCAGAAATGGTTCGTGGATTGGTGCCCGTCACTCCTTTGTAACCTGTGATGGTCACTTTATCTGAATCCGTTGACACAAAATCATAAGATTTATTAAATTTGCCTGTTTGGTTGATAGTGGCCCCCGTGTTGACACCATGCTTCTCATAACCTGAACTATCTACTACGGCACCGGCAGAGGTTTCGTCAAGTTTCCAATAAGCCACCAATCCATCGTTGACATTGAAGTTGTAAAAACTTTTTCCGTTACTCAAAATCGATGAATCTCCCGAAACCAAAACAGTGCCCGTATTGGGCGTGAAGGCACCCGCAGAGCCCATTGTCCAATTGCCCGTTAATAATTCGATTCTGTAGTTCTTGGAACTGTTCGTATCTAATGTGCCATCGTAAATTTCCAAAAGCCCACTCACCTGCAACATGTCATCCATTTCGATGGTGACCGCGCTACCTCCGGTATCATCAATGCTGAAATTGTTAAATATTTGTCCACCCGATTGCACTTGAAATGTGGAGCCCATGCCATCAAAAGTCACCGTTCCTGTACCTGCCGTGAAAACACCCCCATAATTCCACCAGTCTTTGGCCACGTAAATATCATTGCTACCGGCAGACAAAGTTCCGGCGGCCAAAACAAAACCTCCGTTGATATCAAGATCCTGATTGAGAGTCGTCACCGAAGAACTGGTGGCCGGTTGATCGCCTTGGACGATGGCCAAAACTTCTGCAGCACTCAACGCACGATTATAAATACGCACTTCATCTATATAACCGTTCAATTGCCGCGGGGAAACACTTGGGTGATCCCCAATCCAGAGATCGGCAGTAGACGAATTAAGCGCACCACTGGGACTGGTCTGTGGCGTGCCTGCTGAACCATCGGTGTAAACAATTAAGGTTTCACCATCATAGGTCGAAGCCACATGAAGCCAGGTATTGACCGTTAACACTGCAGCACCGTTCGCTGAATATGTGGAACCACCAACAGCCACCGTCCCTGTTATCACCGCCCCCGAGCCAATACGTAGAGTAAATGAAGAATAGGGTGATGTGCCTTCTGCCTTAGCAACAATCACGTCAAGATCGGAAAATCCCGCTTTCACATACACCCAGGCTGATACCGTCATTTTTGAAAAGTTGTAACGATCATGATGAGGAATTACCACGTAATCACCCGAGCCATCCAAATCAATGGCGCCCGCATTCTTGTAATTCAAACTGGGCAAATCGCTACTGGTGCCCGCTGGATCCCCATTCCAGGTTCCAGTATTGCCATAACCACTTGAATCCGCCGCCGATGTGGCCGTTTCATCCAATTTCCAATAACCCACCAAACCATCGTTGATAATCACGTTGTTGAAATCAGGATTGCCACTTAAAGTTAAAGTACGGTTAGAAACTGCGGTCCCCCCCCCAAACATAACGGTGCCGGTTTCGGCGCTGAAGATGCCCGCGCTGTGGGTGAAATCACCTGAAACTATCGTGAGACCCGTGCCTCCCATAAAGGTGCCATTGCTCTGATTGTAGTCGCCTAATATCGTGAGGCGAAAATCACTTGTGTCAAACGTTCCTGCGCTGGTGGATATGATCAGGTCGCCGTCGTGGGCACCAGAGTTGTCCAGTGTCACCGCACCGGACATGCTCACGGTGCCAGAATAGCTGCCTGTCAAACTGATCTCGCCGACTATTAAACCAGCGGGCACAGAGGTGTTGTCATTCGAATTATCGTCACTCGTACTGTCAAAAATAGCACGGTCATCGGGATCATCCGGGTAACCGCTGTTCTGATCCCAATTCTGTTTGGTGGTCCAGTCACTGCTATTACTGCCATCCCAAATATAATCTGTGGCATTTAGAAGCTGTGAAAAACCAAAATAAATCACAACGGTCATAATGAACCACAGAAACATACTTCGCAATTTCAGTGAGATCGGTTGTCGGTCCGCTTTTGTTTTTTTCTGACGGTAATCTTTTATCATTTTCTATTTGTCAAAAATGTAGACAAAAAAAACTCCCTTCTTCAAACGATTTTTTCCCATTCGTTTTCACTTTTTGAAATTTTAATTTTCAAACCAATTAAGATAAACAACCCCACCAGGCGGCGAAAAGTGTAGCGATATCTCTTGGATGTAAGGAATATTGGTGAAGCTGTCTCCACGATCGCGGACCCCATCACCGTCACTGTCATAATCCTGATCGCTTTCATAAACAGGGAAGGTCCCTCTAAACTGATTATGGTTATAAAGTGTGGACTGGTAAATTATAGGCGTACTGCCCGGGGTGTCATCAATCTCTCTCTGGTAACCTGTGTATTGAAACTGGCCACACAAACGGGATGTCACCGAGCTTTGGATGCCATCGAAAAAATAATCTTGATGATTTTGTGATTGCGTTGCCCCAGTTGGCAATGTTGCACTGTCTGTCATCCAAGTGCTGCCATCGTAGACATCAAATCGTAATTCACTGTAATTGTAGCGCCCAAGATCTGCACTGTTTTCCTTATACAAGGTGTCTCGGGGGAAATAGATTCTCGAACCCATATGCAGCACTTTGGAGTTATCAGGAATCTCTGGTTCGTTCGAACTATAAGAAAAATCAAGATTGAGATGAGGCTGCTTGACTGACAAACCGATACTGGCATCTGTTACCGCCTTGTGGTCGGGTGAGCGAATATCATAGCGCACTTCATCGGGATGACGACTATAAGGTTCTGATTCATCAGACAACCAGTAGGCATTATGAAAGAGCCCTCTAAAATATGAACTCTTGGCCAGGGTGTTGCCGGGGTTCCCTTGGGTGTCCCCTGTAAAGGGCACTGAAATATCGGGACCGTAGGCAAAAATAAAATCGTCCACCACTGAGTCAAAGCGGTATGCAGGAAAGTGTCTCAGGTACTGATCCATATCTATCCGTGAACGGGTAGAATTAACCAGGGATTTACCATCAAAATCATACTCCTTCTCCTCAGACGCCGGCGAGTAGGCCCAAGCCCGGGCCTGATGGATAGACCCAAGAGAAAGGTGAATGGTGGAATTGTTGGTTCTCCAGTCCACATGCTCCTGACCATAACCTGTACCTGTGACATTGGCGTTGAGCTGACGTACCACATCAAAACGTGGCTTAAGATTGATTTTGTCGGCCGGCCCGCCGGCAATCAGATTCGTGTAATTGGAATCGTCACGGAACCATATTCCAAACTGATCGAGACCATCCACATCATAGGCCCCATTGGTGTTGCTATGCCCCATCCCCTCTAGACCGCTATTTCCAATCTTGAAATCATCATCTGCATAACGTGATCGACCAGCGGGGAAGGTCCCCGGACTATTGTACCAGTCGGTCTGGGGCAGGTTCTTGGTATCGGGATAGGTCCCCGCAGGAAGACCTGGATCCGACACACGCTTCAGAGCCATGTCGTCTGCATTTTCCGTACGCCAGTAATCTGAATCAGAAAACGTGATGCTATCCCCCATCTCTGCATGGCCCGCCTCTGAAATACCCATTTGTCCCGGATTGAATCGCACAAACCAAAAAGCATAAATACGATGCCATGAACCTGGCGCACATTCCGGAGTGGTGTTCATCGCCAACTTGTGATTGATGTCTACCCGATACATAGCAAACATCTGATCACTGGCATGAGAGGCATACATCACGTGATTAATGGGCAAATTGCCATAGAACGGGTAATTGTTAGCGCTCATCGGGTTGCCCACCAGGTCTCCGTAACTTTGCTTCCACATCATATGGTAAAAAGGCACATAACGGGCACTGGAAGGCCCGTAGGTGACCCCTCCAGCCGCCTTCGTCTTGCCTATCCATCCTGTCCCCATTCGATTAACCGAGTTATGCAGGCCAAAACCCAGCTCATCATTTCCCCCACCCCAATAGGGCGCCTGAAATACCCGGCCCTCCGAACCTGTGGGCAACACATAACTATCAAAACGATAGGGCGTGGGCAATAAATGATCGTAGTCCCAAAAATAGCCATTGGTGAGATTGAAGAAAGGGCCTTTGACGGGGCGGGAGGTTTCATCCTGACGAACCAGAGTCAAAGCATGATGCTGATTGCTCTGGTAATTTTTACTGGTACTCATCGAACGAAAGGGCACTCCGCCCATGTATTCATGGGTGAGGTAATGCCCCACAATACCATGTTCAAAACCAAAACTTGCATTGAAACCTGAATAATAACCCACCTGGATGTCGATATCATGATGACCTGTATGAGGGGGCAAACGGTTTTCTACTTTGCCATCCGGATCAGTAGAATTGGAAAAACTGCTCCATCGTTTTATAAAACCCACGCCTTTAGTACCCAAAACACCATCGGTGATAATATCGTGATCATTGTCAGCAGAATCCCAGGAAGACTGATGAAAAAGATGAAGAGACATAATGGTTTTGAACAACTTATTCTTGTTATAAAGGTCATTATGCTTGTTCGCATTGGCGGCAAACCAGTTATTATTTGTGAAGTACACAGGGTGAGGGAAAGGGTAAGAGGTGGGCACCCGGAACCAGGCCGCTGAAAAGCCACGATGGAACCCTATGCCCGCAGGGTTCACATCTCCTTCAGCCTGAGAAAATGGAAAACCACTGGGCTCTTCAAAGTCATAGACATCCAAAATCCCATTATTGTTTACATCATCCCCCTGTAAATTCACCACGCCATCACCATCCACATCTGCCAGGGTGGAAAAATTTTTCAATTTATTGTTGAGCTGCCAGAAAAGTGTGTCACGAAAATTATTGGGAAGGTACATCGGGGTACTTTCTGGATCGGGGTTGGGGTCTTCGCTGGCCCATTCTCCATTAGAACTTGATGAGAAAAAGAGGCCACCGCCGAAGGGATCAAGATCATGACCGTCTCCTGCATTGCCTGCACCTGTCCAGAGGTAATTGCTGGAATCTTCCATACGCCCATTTTCTTTAACTCCCTCCATACCATGGGGCAGCAGCAACCGCCCCTCCTGTTTTCTTTGGAATTCTTCTTTGTAGAGGCCATTGTTCCAGGAAGGGTGCAAAGTCATGTTTTCTGTTGAGATATTTTGGTCCGTCTCCGGATCATAGGCAGAGGGTAACTTATTGGGCAAACCCGCAGGTTTCGATGCCGCCTGAGTGTAGAGGTGATCCAGAGTGTTCAGGGCAAAAATAGAAAACCAGGCGCCCGTACTGTCTTGCCGCTGGGGCGTTTGATAAGCCCTGCTGTCTATGAGGGTCAGAGCTTCCCAACTGTCTGAGCCATAAGCCGGCAGAATTGTGGTGACCGTCGGGCTTTGATTCAGCCCCCCCTCCACATGTCTGGGGTCACTTTCCAAAAAAAGATCCCATGCCTTCACCGGATCAGCGGATCCCGACCCATCGGGATGAGGCTGGCTCGCGGGATTTGATGGCATATAGGGCTGACCACTCAATTGACCTGAACTGTATTTTTTACCTGCCTTCGAGTTCGCGTCAGCCAGCCCCAGAGCCAACCAGTACTTGTTTTGCACCCGGTTTTCAAAAGCTGAAAGCTCTGGTTCGCTGAGACTGAGGTCAATGACCTTGAACTCAGGGCCCATCAGAATATCCTCGTGGGTCTTACCCGCATCATTGTTACTGACAATAGCAATTTTGTCGGTGACCACATCCCTGGCCATCAAAGCAACAAAATCCGCCTGACTACGGTAATGCCTGGTCTCAAAAATCTGAAGAATCACTTCTATCGTAGTTTGGGCCACCAATTCATTTTTAGGAGAATCAACACGACCAATTGAAACCACATTAACAATGCCTGTGGGCAAAAAACACACCTTTGGAATCGCATGGCGGGACACCAGATCTTCCACAGAAATTTTGGGCTGCCGCCCCAATTGGGCATAACACTCAGGGAAGGTCGTGAAATCTGTAGCTCCCAGCGAGTAGCCATTGCTTGTGAGTGCATCACGCGCCGTTATGCCATTAGGGTCCACATAAGCATAGGGCTCCAAAATCATATAAGGGGAAGTCAATGCCAAAGGCGCACCCAGATATCCAGGTATCCGGCGCACACAACTAAAAATATGGGGTAGGGTACGTTCCACATAATCTTCCAGAAACCATCCCCCCGCCCAATCTCCCACCGCACCCCCTTCAGGCCAGTATTGACTGATCCACATTATTTCTGTGTCAAACTCGTTACTGTTGTCATGAAAGAGGGCCCGTATTTTCTTATTCGGATCGCCGTTGTAATACAAGGTGTCTGTACCACTGTCAAAATCAATAGTTCCCTTACTCGTACCACTTGCTACGAGGGGAATTTTATGGGCTCGTTCATAAATCTCTGCAGTGGGATCGGCCATGCGGGTGTCTTTTCGGTAATCCCGGAGGAAGGTTTTAAAATCGTCAAAATTATAAAGATCTTTGAGGGCGCGATGGGCCATCAAACCCTCTGTCAGGAGCATGGCATCTTTAAGAGACATCAAACGGTTGGCTTGAACATTGATGAGGTCATCGATATCCTGCACACCATTTTCTCTCATTCGGAAGGCTTCAAAGGAAGGTCCCCGCACACCGATACTGCTGCGTCCCAAGCCCATATCCGTACGCAGTACATTATCCGCCTGGGCAGGTTCTGTCCATCCTGAAGAAAGCACATTATAAGGCTGTGAGTAAATCGTGTGGGTATTTGCGCCCTCACAGCTATAACTCACATTTACCGGCGCATAAAATATAGCAGCGGCCACCTCCGGGCGACAAGCGTTGAGATTTATCAGGGACACACTGTGGGGCGCCCAAAGTTTATTGTCCACATCAATGGTCACGAGAGGATTTTGAGGGTCCCGAGTACTATTACCACTGTCATCCGTCAAATTAACAGGAAAACGATCCAGATAGTTGGGATAAAAACGGGGATCCTTGTGATTGTTCTGATACAACCACATATGCGGGCTTACGGTACTGTTGTCCACATCTACCTGAGTCGGGTCATAGGTAGCAGCCGTCTCTGTTCGCAAGCGGAAAAACTTGTCGTCCTCAAAAGCTAAAATAGTCAGGTCCTCCGTGACCTTCTCATAAAAACTGATGTGATCCAGATAGTAAGTTGAAGGGATTTTAGTAAATCCCCCCACATTGTTAGAGGCCGCCCATGCATTCACAACCTCTTTAACGTCGCGCAATCTGCGATAACCTTGGGATGGGCGATTCGATATAATCATATCCCCCAAACCTCCTGCTACCACCCCCAGATCGGTCTCTACCGTATCTACAGAATCACCGCGGGGACCTATAGCACTAGATGTCATTTTAAATGAAGGGGGTATCGCTCCGTCAGCAAACAACGTGAGATTGTTGTTGGCATCAAACACATAGAGTTCGTGGGCCTGAGCACTATGTACATCCCCGTAAGCATTCAACAGACGTCTTAAACGAAGGTTGGCCAAACCCGATTTATCTGGATTTTTTAGGTTGTCCTGCGAAATGGCCGTAGGCCACGGATCTATCTTCGAGGCATCATAGCTCCAATCCCCTGCGTCCATCGTCCTCCCACCTGGGGAATCCAAACGTTGGCTGTCAGAGAGGGCTTCCATGCGTCCAGACTTAATACCATCATTGATATTGATTTTCCTGCTGCTATCCGAAATCGTCAATTCAAAATCATCGCCATCACCTGCATAAGAACCGACACCTAAAGGATAACGCGCGGTGAATTCAAAAGAATCCGTCAGCCTTTTCTGCCTGAGAACGGCCACAGCGTATTCCACCCCTGAACGTGCCAATAAACGAGAACGTACCTTGTGGAGGGTATCATCACTTAATCCTCGTTCGGCTTGTACGGTTTCGAGAAGATTAATCACCATCAAAATCAAGGCCGAAAGTATCAATAAAACCATCAACAAAACAAAACCCGAATGACGATATTTTTTTGAGATCCCAATCATTTTCTTAAAACCTTTCGCAGTATCACCGTATAAATTTCAGCATGCTCACGTCCTGGTTTGAGAGCTAGAGCTTTTTTCATTGAAGACGCGGCCTGCCCCTTCTGACCCATATAGTGTTTGTACATGGCCTCGGCCGCAAACACGATGTGATCTTCCTTAGTGGGCAACTTTGGAATCTGCTCCACGGCAGCTTTGATCAATTTTTCACTCAACTTTCGGAGAGCCTCATTCTTGAAATCTATTCTTGGATTCCGAAAAATTTGAAAAATAATTTCCCCTGTCAACAGACGATCATGCTTAAAGCCTTTAATTATGGTTTTATTCATATTTACCAAAATACTTTTATCTGATCTTCTGTCTCGAAGACAGGGCCAGTATTCCAATGAGAATAATATTTCAGCCTTCTTCAGAGCCAAGTATTTCTTAGCCCCCCATTTCCTTTTGATGACATTCAGTTTTTTTAATTTCGCATCGACTATTTCCGTATTTTCCTTAGAAGCAAGATATATTTTTCTGACCTTTTTAAGTTGTGCCAAGGCCTTATCCAAATATCCCGCTTCCGTATAGACATCAGCCAAAGTCTCTTCGATCTCCCGAGAAGCCATCCCGGCATTTTTTTGCGCCAACTGACAACAGCTCATTGCCAGAGTCACATCCCTACAATTAAAAATACCTCTTTTCAAAATTTCCCGAGACAACTTGACCAAGGTATCAGGAGCTCCGGAAAAATCTGTCAGAAAGGACTCACCCGCTTCTTGCCTGATTTTTAGTGATGTTGCCGCGTTTAACTTTAGGTAATTTTCGATTTGTCGAGGAGCCGATTTGTAAATCTTATAAAAATCATCCCAACCATACCGACCGTTCAGAATATCTTTCATGTAATAACGGACATTTTTAGCTTCGCCTCCCCAAACAATTTGAGATTCTTTATTAATCACAAAAAGTCTTGGGTACTTCATTCGCTGATCAGCAACCAGGTTGAAATAACCTCGAATAGGACTTTCATACACACTCTTCACATCAATCCCCACTAGAAAATTGGGCACCTTGTCTTTTTTTCCTTCAAAAAGTTTCAAGTAGGCCTCAACGCTTCTTGGATAATACGTCGGGTCGGGAGGCAAGTCATTTTGACTTTTGGGCCTCCAGCCTTTGGGAGCAATTGGATTGACCATTGCCTTGACCACCCCGCACACGCGTACACCTTTGTTCAGGTACTCCTCCTGCAAACGGTTAACCGTCGCAATGCCTTCGCTGTCGTAAGGATTCATAAAATAAATCATATAAACGGAATGTTTGTTTGTCACATTCATTGTTTTGGGCAATGTGCTCTCAACATATTTCTTCATATCACCACCGAAGTCCGTCTCAATGAGCTCCTTTATGACAGTCAAAACTTTTTCGTGAGATTGAGGTGTTTTGTCGGGTAGACGGTTGAGCGCATCTTTCAAAAGAGCGACACGATGTGGAATCAACACATCACGATTGGCCCATTGCTTTATGCCCAGATCAATAGCCTTATGCACTGTATGTCGATCCTTCTTGAAAACGACAGTCTGGTTGACGGCTTGACTTCGCATCAACTCAGGTTGTTCCTGAAAAAATTGTTGCAACGATCCCTGTGTCAGTAAAGTCACATCAGTTTTATTTTGTGAAAACACGGTCATACTGGCACTGTGACTTGCTTCATGATAAGGAGGCGGAACCGAAACCTTATCGGCTTCTGGCCACACTGAGTTACTCGGACTGGCCACACACACCAAAGTCACCGCTGACAACAAAAAAAGAGAAATAGCCATTTTCCACTGCTGTAGACGAAATAGAGAATCTGAAGAAAAAGCCCATTTCCAAAAAAGGGCAAAAGAAAAAAGACCTTGTGACCTTGCCTGACTTTGTAATTTCTGAATACTTTTCGCTATGTAGGCCGACACACCCGCCTGACTGATATTGAGCTCCTTTGCAATATCAATCACCTTCATCCCTTGAAAATAACGCATGATCAAAACTTGCTTTTGGCGTTTCGATAAAGATCCAAATTGCTTCAGGACCCAAAGAATATGCTCATCCGAAAAATCTGCACCATCCATATCCATCTTCTTAGTCAACTCAAAATTAAGGGAATCCTCTTTTGATTTTTCAACTTTTAATTTTCTAAGAGTGCTTTTGACGAGATTGCTGCTGATCACATTCATCCAATGTCTGAGCACATTCGGATCTCGTTTCCATAACCCTTCTTTTTCAAGAATACGCAAACAACACTCCTGAGTGATATCATCTACATTGCTCTTGTCATAGACCATTTTGCCCACAATTTTCTCGATTTGAGGCAAATGTGAGGGTAAATGCTCCCTAACTGGTGATTCGGGCATGCTATCTCCTTATACAAACTATAGACGCAAAATCGAAAAAAGTATAATGATTTAAAAATAAAAAAACCTAATTCTGATTTTTTTACTTTTTTCCATGATTATGTGAAAGATTCTTGCGTTGTAGTCGGACTTCCTAACACCTGTGGATTCCCCTATTTTAGTAAAAACTTATCCCATATTCCAAGTTTTTCAATAAAGTTCTTCGTTTTTCCCTTTTCCCTAAGCAAAAAACACAAAAAATTGAACAGAATACACCGGAGATAAAAAACGGTCCGAGCGAAAGGGGTCGAACCTTCACTTCGTAAGAAAAGAGGTAATAAATTGCAATTGACCAAATACGTGGAAGAAGGCCGCAGTACTCCAGGAAAGCCCCCCCGGCCAATGATGGGAAAAAACATTGGGAACAACTCAACTGGATGGAAGCGAAAAATTGAGGTGGCGTAGTTAGAAAATTTTGTCCTGTTCATTTACAACAACGTGAATTCGAGAGGGATCCCAGGGAAGGCGATGATGCCACCGTTTTTTGGGATGCGAGGTTTTTTAGAGGGCAGCCTTCTCATTTGTCGCCAATACTGAAAAAGGTGGGTGAGGAAAAGCCGGACGGTTTCGCGCCGTGCGCGTGAGTTGGCTTTTGCTAGGATGCCTTTCGGGAGTTGCCGTTCGAGATTGGAGCGCATCTGGGGATCGGCCAGCCAGATGCTTTCGAAATTGTGATCGTTGACGGCTGACATTTTGCGGAGTTCTTTGAGTTCGTTACTTCTGAGCTGTTGATGATAGAAGCCGTTGTCTTTGCCCTGGTCGAAACCTTCGCTGATTTTTAGGCATATCTTTTTGAGGAATTTGTTCCAGTTCTCAAGTTTGCCGATGCCGTCTTTGGCGGCGATCTTCTTGGTGACGTAGCCACTCCCCCACACGCAGAGATTGAGGAGCTCATCCATTTCGTCTTGATAGGCATGGCTATCGGTTTCTTGCCCTGGCTTGCGGTTGCGTATTATGGATTTGGCAAAATCCATTGCGTGGACCTGTGATTCGAACCAGCGTTTTTGACTGTTGACATCGATGACATAGGTATGCATTCCACAATACGCCCATAATTTTGTGGGTGTTTCGAAACGGCTGATATCTTCGATACCGACGATAAGGGCGAGGGCCGTGGTTTTATCGAGATCGGGCACTTTTTCGAGAAAATATTTCCAGATGGGGAATTTTTGTAGTTGTCGATCGGTGATGCTTCGAATACAGTTTTCGAACATGTCGAAACTGGTGATGAGGCTTTCGAGATTTCTGAGGTCTTCGTCGAGACCTTTGTTTGCGAGTTCTTCGATTCGTCGTTCGGCCTTGAGGCGGTTTTCGAGGAAGTTGAAATGTTGGGTCATTAGGATTTTGCAGGTTTCGAGGACGCCCTTACTAATGAACGGATCTTTTTGGTTATTCATTATTCTGCCTCCATATAAAAAGGATGCCATGCCCCATAGGCCGGGTGTTTGAGTGAAAAGGTTATAAGCCGTGAGCCGTAACGTTTTGACGTTTTGAGTTTGTAAACCGTTATCATTAACTTTTTAACGCATAAGTTTTTTGCACCTAGCATGGCACGAATAATCGGAATCGAACCGATGACTCTCAGTTTACTAACTGATGTTCTAACCCGCTGAACTATATTCGTAAAGTTATATGACGAACGTTTGAAGCGCTTCAAACTCATGTTCAAGGCACATGTGTCAAAGCCTTGGCCTATCACTGACATGGCATCCAAGGTTTTCATTAAAGAATCGCTAACTCTTCGTTCGGTGTGTAGCCGATGATTTTTGTGACGTGGTTTGTTTCTTGAATGGCGTCATCGAGCAAGCGGAGTTCTTTGGAATATTTGTCGTATTCAGACGTCACGTCTTTGAGTGACAGTTTGGGCGTGGTGACTGTTACCTCATCAATGTCTTCGCTGATCTTTCGGCGTGTGGTCTTGGTTTCGAACACGCCGTTATCGGCCTGGATCTTGATAGGTTTGAGCGATTCTACTTTAATAGCTAAGTGCTTCCTTAAGTTTAAAGCCCTGGCCTGGGTTAGTTTTGGTTTCTGTGCCATCGGGGGTCCTTTCGGTTTGGTTCAATTGTTGATTTGTCATTTTGTAGATAAGGGGCGGTGTCACGGTGTAGTGATTGCCGATCGGGCACTTGTAACCTTGTTGCGGACCAAAATAGTGAGGCCTCTCTACAACAACTTGAAGACGGTTACATTTTTCGCAACAGAACATATAAAGAGTGCTTGGTGGGTTATCGATCATTACCAAATCTCCGCTTTTTGTATTTTGTAGTTTTTAGGAGGGCAGGCCAAAGGAACCCAATGGGTTACGAGGTAGTCCCCGCCGGCGCCGTGGTGATCGCACCAAAAAGGTGAATCGCCATTATCGGTGAGTGACATGAATTGGTATTTTGGTCGTTCTTGAGGACCTGATTCGAGACAGCACAGAACAGTTTCATCGGGATCGGGCAGCATTTGGTCGACTGCGATCCAACAAACGTCAAAACATTTATGTTTGCCTGATAATTGTTTTTTTACTTCGGTGGCCATAGTTTCACTATCCGCTTCTCCCGTGAGGGGGTCGTTATTTTTGGACGTGCCAGGACGTACCAATCCCCCACTTGGGGTTATTTACGAGAAGTCCGAATAGTTCGAAACGTGAGTTGAAAAAATCAAAGTTGATTCAGGCCACAAAGGGGCCGGATCATTAATTTATCGTTTTTTGGGATTCAATCAGAACAATGTCTTTGAGGGTGTTTTACTAATAATGCCATTAAAGCAATCACATCGTAACAAGCTATCGTCGTGGCAACAAGCCATCTTTAGCTTCTTTTGGTTTTTGTTGAAAAGTGTGCGCACAGTCTCAAAAAATGATGTGGCCAATTTTTTGCTTTTGTCCATTGGTCGGCTGGAATCGGTGGTGTTATTTGATGGGACAGAAGGTCACTAGTTGGGACAAAAGGTATCGTTGGTCATAAGCGGACAGAAGTGGACAGAGGTTTTAGTGTTTATTTAATTATTTTAATTCAAATGGTGATTTTCTCTTCGAACCCTTTGCCCCCCCTACCGCGCCTATAGTTTATTATTTTTAATATATATATCTTTTGTCCTTTAGACATAGACACACTCACATTTATAAATTTTCTCGCTCACGCGGGTCTGCCCGACCCCCTTGGTCAGAAGGACATTAGTGTGCGCACAATCTCAAAAGTGTTACAGATTTCAAAAAAGGGTTACATAGCGAGGGATTCGGGGCGGCTTCATTAGGTGGTGAGTACCTTTTGAGGCTTCGTATTAGGCCATTCTTAGAACGTTTAAACACTTGATCATGCCGCGCTATTACTTGCCCGTTCGTTTACTGTGTTGGCTCTATCGCGTTTTGATTCTATACAGTGGATGACATTATAAAAAGTGCCCCATTTTACAACATAAACAAAAAAACCTAGTGCTAATTGTAAGTTATCACTAGGTATTGGAGCGTATTCGATCACCAGAGCCGCGACAAACAAACCATGCACTGAATAGAGCCGATTACCCTAGATAGTTAGGGCACTAAACACAGCGCCAACGGATCAAGGGCAAAGGGCATATAAACACATTGTCCAAGGCCAACACAGCCAACACAAGGCAATAAAAACCCTCATCCATACAACACATCAAACACCACCGAACACGCACCATGGCCACCACAGAGCGCCAAACAACTAAGTAAACGAATATTCTCCCAATCCCTCATATGAGGAAGAGAAATGCCCCCTTTTTGTCGATTTTGTTGTTTCCCCGTTTTTCTATTGACTAGCATAATATGCTAATGCTATTATGAGTACTCACTAGCAGCTTATGCTACTAACTAGGAAAGCTTAACTATGACTTACTCACCAGCAAACCAAATAGAAATCACTGAGGAAGAAAAAAACGAAGCATATGCCCTATTAGCTGAAATGGGTTTTATAGAGGAGGACCTTGATTATTTGGAAACTCTCGACAGTCAAACACTAAGGCATGAGACAGATTTTGAGCGTATCCATAATGCCGCTTAAATTATCGTCGCTGGCATTGGTAGCCAGTTTTGAAGAGTAACCACGAAACGATAAGGACAAGATTATGAAACTAAGAAAATTAAAAATCGGTGACAAGTTCAAAACAAAAGACAATGACGAATTATTGACCATTACCTCCGAAATTTGGAGCGATGATTCAGACGGTTATCCAGTACAAAGAAAAAATGCAACAGGCGCGGACGGATTCGAATACACGCTCAGAGCTTCTCTAGAGGTCGAGAGAATTGATTCCCACCCCTTGCAAGGTGGCTCAATGCCTAGCGTGGTCAACAAACAAGAACTATGGAATTGGCAAGTAGGCGCTTTTAATTTTGAATTCAATTCCGATCAAATTTTAGAGAAGGCTCTGAAATCAGGATTCGTAACAAAGATCAAAGGGGAAAAAGATTTTTATTTGGTCAACGCTGATTACTAAACCCACAACACAAATAAATGAATAAGAACTAACCACTATCAAAGGAAAACAATTATGAATAACAACGACAAGCTACCAGAATTTAACGCAAATGCACTTTTTGAAAGCATGGGCGATTACATCGCATCAACTGAAGAAACCACAGAGCCCACACAAGACGAAAAGCCCGATTATGATTTTGAGGTTTTGCGCCTTGACGCTTCCGTGACAATGCCAGACGGTAGCCGCCGGAGCATACCCAAAAAGCAGGCATTATTCAACGCTGATAATCACGATTATTTGGGCTCTTGTTCTCCTACTTATAATTTAGTGAAACATTCCCACGCTGTCGAATTGTTAAGAGAAGCAGCAAACCGCACGGGACTCGATTACAGCGAAAACCACACCACCACAAAAGACGGCGCAAGGCTTTTTTATAACCTACGCTTTGACGACAACAAAAACAAAATAGGCGGCGAAATAATCGCCCCTCAAATTGTCATGATAAACACTTATGACGGATCAGCCCCATTTGATTTAGATTTGGGCGCTTATCGTTTTGTGTGTTCAAACGGAATGAGAGTCGGTAACTCATTGCAACGTACCAAAACAAAACACACTTCGAGTCTAAACGTTGAGGACATTGTCAAAAAAATTGAATTAAAACTTAATTCATACACTAAGGTTTTTGTCCCTTTTTGTAATGCTCTCGCAGAATATGAAGCAAACCAAAAAGAGGGCCTTTCAATCATTGAAGGCATCGCGGAAAAATCAAAATTTCCAGAGCGCCACACTAAAAAAGTTATTGAAGAGTGGAACGCACCCAGAACAGATGTCACCGGCGGCCGTAGCGCGTGGGGCATTTATAACGCTTTCACCTCTGTTATCACTCATCAAATTCAAACCGAATCCTTTGAACGTGGCCACCAATTAGGGGGCCAAATAATGCCGAGCTTTGAGGCATTGGTTAGTTAATCAAAGCATATGAAACCCTAGCCTATGGCCCCTCATTGGGGTCATGGGCTTTAAGCAGTAACGAAACACTAACCAAAGGAAAAACATTATGAAACTCAACGAAGAACAAACAAAAGAATTGAACATCAAAGAAGGCCAAAAGCTCACGATCATGACTTACGGCGCAGTAAGCAAAACCGAAGTCAAAATCTCACGAATTCTAGACGGGCGCCCACTCTATAAAGAATTTAGAAAAAGAAAAGAATATTATCTTCCCCTCAACACCGGAACGCTCATTTTTGAGGGCTGGGATATCTCACTAAAAACAGAAGCTGAGTCGTCAAGTAGTTTTTTTATGATGGATGCAAAAATCAATTTTGTGGGAACCGTGGAGGAAGTGAAGACGTTTATTAATACTCGTAACATCAATACTTTTTTCGACGATTACCACAAAGAAAAAATAGACGCCATCGGCTCTATAGAAGCTCACGCAGAAAGCAGAACAAGAGAAAGCGTTTACAAAGCCGCCGCATAACAAACGGCCACATATCAAGCCCTTAAGCCCTACACGCTCCCCAGCGTTAGGGCTTGAGGCAGTGAAAGAGGTTTTATAATGACAGTCACCGACAAAGACAATCTAGAACTATTTGAACAATTCAAAGGCCCCGATACCACCACCGGAGCCGTAAGGAGCCACGCCCACAGATGGTCAGGCCCCGAAGCAATCGCCGCCGCTGTCTCTAGCATGTTTCAAGATGAGCGACCAGTCAGAGAGACCCTAGTCATCGCCGATCATCCAAAGCACGGCGACAAAGAATATAAAAGGTATGGCATAAGCCGTCAACAGGGAAACTCAGGGGAAGGTTTATTTTATCTCGACGAAACGGGCGACCACTTACTAGAATTTTTAGATTTTGGTGATGCTCAAGCCGCCGCAAAACTGGCTTTTGTGATTGGCCTAGATCTCGCCACCATTAAAGCCAAAAGCCCCCGCCCCCTCTCAATCAGTGTGTATAGGCAACCCACCCCAACAAAATGTATTGAATGCAAAAAAGAGATAGAAACAAAAAATTTAAGTGGCGTTCGAAGATGCCCGCCCTGCTCTAGGAAATGGGCTAGACGCTAAACAGTAGATAAAAAAATAGGGGCAACGTAGCGCCCCACGCCCCCACCCTCTAAAGCCTCTTGAATGAGCTTAGGGGTTTAAGGGGGTAGAACCCGAGCAGACATATGAAAGGCAAATCAATGGGAAATAAAAAGAAACTCACAGAATACCTTGACGATCTCGAAAAGCGGATCAACGACGCCCGTCATGATCTGGGTAACGCTGCCCAAGTCGTCCTGCACTTAAAGCTGATCTGCGAAAAGGAAATCAAAGCAGAAAGTGACAAAAAGGAATGAACACAAAAGCCCAGGGAATGTATAGAATAATGCAAATCTATAAACCCTCCCTACGGCTTAAAAAACCGTACCTAAGTACAAATCAAATCACAAAACCAACGCTCAAAGGAGGGCTTGAATAATGGCAATCAGTAAAATCAACGAAGCAATCGCAAAATCATTTTCAATAACTTATGACGAGTGGGAGGAAAAATTCAAGCCCCTCACCAACCCCAATAACGGCGACAGCGACCTATGGGAAACCTACGGCGATGATCTCAAACACGTCATGAAAGAAGCCGGTAAGAATTTGGGCACCGTCTGGACGCTGGTCGATTACGAGGGCGACGAAGAATGGGAAGAGATTGAAGGCGACGACTACGAACCGCAGCCGATGGTCATTCAATCAGGCTATCACCTCGTCAACCGCGTGAACTACATGATCACCAAAGTTGGCCTAACAGATCAAGATTTTCTTGAAATACTGGATAGATAATCCGAGAAAGGCAAAACAATGAATAAAACATATTTCAGAATCCAAACATCCTATACAGTGTATGAAGTCCCCACAGAACGCACGAAACTCAAACCATTTGAGGGCATACTTGCTTTGGCGGCATCATTGGCGAAGGCCGTCAAGATCTCATAGACCGTCCAGAACTAAACGACCTCGTCAAAATCGCCGCACTACTCGGAATTACAGAAGAGAAAATCGGCATCCATAATTTCGAGCTCGAAGAAGAACAATAACCGAGCAAAGACCACACCGTCGGAATGGCCGCTAGCAAGAAAATGCCTAGCAGTTCAGCAGCATTTTCTGCTATAATGCAAGAACCTAAAAAGGAGCCCCCCACCTATGAATTATCTTGAAGCCGTCAACCTATTTATAAAACGCAAAGCCCGTGACCTAGCGATCATAAAAGGCCTAGCGAGCCCCCGCACCCTGCATACCTACCGCTATAACCTTGAGCTATTGGCCCGCTTCATCCTCTCAAAACATCACGGCCAAAGCGATTGCCCGCACTGTCACAAAAACCGCGATGTATTCGATAGGCTGTTAGAATCCTTCAACGTCGAAGATGTCACCAACGACGATCTCCGCGATTACCTCTTCGAATGCACAGAATCAGGCAATACCCCCGCCACCATCAATGTCCGCCTCCACACCTTCCGCAGTATGTGGAACGAGTTGGCGCTGGCCGAAGGCATTCAAAACATCACCATCGGCATTCGCAAAGCCCACCACCAATACATACGCAAACCAAGCCCAACCCGCGATCACCTCAAAACCATCATCGATCATTTCGAAAGCATTAAATACAAAAATAAAACCAATCACCGCAATTACATTTTCTATTCAACCATCAGATTCTTCGGCCTTCGCATCTCAGAAGCCCTCGGTCTGAAATTGACAAAAATTTACTTTCTTGATGACGCCCTCAAAATCGAGATCCTCGGCAAAGGCAACAGGCCCCGCATCAGAACCCTCCCCCTCTTCGGCTCAGATGGCGAGCCAATCAATGAATGTGAAGATTTCTACCACGACCTCGAAACCTACATCAAAGACGTACTGCCTGAATTCGACATCCAAAATCCCCATATCTCAGACCTCCTGTTTTTCTCACAAAGCAAAAACCAATGGCACGAATGCAGCGCCCGCTCGGCCTTCGACAACGCCCTCAAAAAGGTCAATCTGCACATGTTTGGCTACAGCCCACACAGCCTCCGCCACGCCTTCGTATCTCACAAATTGGCCGATGGCGTACCCCTCCAAACGGTCAGCCGTCTGGTAGATCATGCGAATGTGGCCATAACATCGTCAATTTACGCCCACAGTGAAGAACAGGACCTCATCGACGGCATGTCAAAGGGCATAAGGTTAAGATAAAATGACGATAGACATAGCAAAAGGAAATCACGTGAGGAACAAAGCCAAAGTAAAACTTATCCGCTTCAATGATTGGATGACCCAAGCCCCAGACATCAAAATCGATCAAGAAGATATTGATTCAATACCCGAGCAAAAGCCAATGCTATGGGGTGAACTCAAAGCCATCCGCGAGGATCGGCTTGACCTCTATCAAGAAGAAATGGCCATCCTTTTGGCAACCAAGGTATCAACTTATCAGAAATGGGAAAGATGTCCAGATCTCAAAGGCGCCTGTAACATCCCGCAACCCCTCGCGAACCTCGTAAGAATGTACGGCATCCTCCCCGCTCTCACAGCCATGGTATTGAAGAAACCACGACGAATTTGAAGGGCACCCGCCCTAGGTCAACGCACACACAACGAACATTTAGGCAAACATTTTATACAGTACGCACAGGCGCACAAATCTCAAGATTCAAACTTCGTCTTCTGAACAAAATCATTCTGTTTTTCATATTCTTTTTTACCAATCGGCCTAAGCTTCCCAAACATCTGGCCCCGCTCAAGCATGGGTCGATCAGAACATTCAGCGCAGATCCATTTTTTCTCACCGGTCACGTACTGAAGCCGATGCGCCTCTTTCTTGCAAAAATCGCAGCTTTGCGCTTCGGCTTTAGGGCCCTTACCCCAGTTAAGATTCCAACCGCTAGGCTTCGACTTCTCGCCCATACCCCCTACACCCCGATCTTTTGAGCAATCATGTTCAGGTGATTCGAGAGCGCTTGAATATTCGTGCGTACACACAATGCGCACAGCGATTTGTTCTGCTGAACCTCTTTTATCTCGCCCGTCACCTTGTCTTGAATGTCAACATTTACTGTGATCACGCCCTTCAAGTCACCGCGCGCAATCTTCGCCGCGCAGTTGTAACATTTCGCTCTATTTGTGGGTGCCTGCACCACATCCAAAGTCACAGTTGGCGATCCGTCAGGCATGTTTTTTCACCCACTCGGCCCAGCCCACCACCACGTACTTATTGGCTCCGCAGTAATGACCTTTGCCAACATAGGTGTTCTCAATCGTAATGATATTTCTAACTTTTAGTTTGGCGACATGCCGCTGAACAGTTCGCTCATCAAAACCCGTGAGCTTCGCAATGCCCGTGGCCGACATTTCAATAGGGTCGTTATAGTTTGTGCCCATCATTTTAAGAAATGTCAACAATGTGAATTGTTCATTGGGAAGAATTTGAGAATACCGACTAACAAAACTGTATGCCAAATCCAATGATATTTGCTTCAAGACGACACCCTTGCCAGATCTGCGATTTACGGTATTGTCTTGTAGTTTTTGGCAATATCACAAGCCACGAATCGACAGTGATTTCGGGCCTTAGTTATGGAATTATATTAGCTTTTTTTAAAACAAAATGTCAATAGAAAATTGAAAGAGAACCCCTTTAAAATGTGCGCACATTACTTGCGCCCTCTCTTTGATTTCACCACCCGCGTTGCACGGCTCGAAGGCTTCTGTTTTCTCTTCGTCTTCGAAGCATTAAACTTGTCCAAATCATGCCCACCATCATCTTCATTTAGCATTTCGGCAACAGTCATTGGGTAGGGCTTGTCTAAATTTAAAATGTCATTCACCAACGCCAGCCTTGTGTTCTTCATGTCCTCAAGAATGGCACGTTCTCTTTTGGTCGTGCGTCGAGGCCCCTCATCGGTCAGTGCAGCCATGATCCGTCGCTTGGCCACAGCCTGCAACCAAATGCAAAGCGTTGCCAGCCCGATTATCGCCAACCAAAACAAAAATTCAATCAATCCTAGGCTCATAAATTTCCTTTCAAATACTAGGTATATTATAACAAAATATGCCCTAAATATCAAGGAGACTACTACGGCAAGGCACAGCAAACGCCTTATAAATTCAACTAGTTTTTATACAGTGTATAGAATAATCTCCAACATCAGTCAGCCAGAAGATCTTTTACTTTTTTCAACTCAGCTTGCGATAAGGGCTTCGGGCAATTCGTTAACGGATGCCCAGTATCATCACAACAAAAGGGCTTCAGGCTGCAGCGATATTCATCTTCACGCACAAAAAAAGCGACACAACGCCCACAGGTCACCGACTTCCCTCGCTTCATATTATTGACTTTTAATTTCGCTAAGGCTTTTTCAATATTCTCATTCACAAAATACGCTCCCCCATTTTGATAATCGCAATCTGTGAACCCTTCGGCAGCACCTCAGCCGTCTTTTTATGATCCTCTCGGCCACCGATGTATTTAGAATTGATAGCCAAAGCGTGTAAAGTTTCCCTAACATTCTCCGGCCCTACCATACACCAGCCCTCTGCCACGCAATTCACAGCCAACCAGTGCGCAATTTTTTCCTTGTCTACGTCCTCAATGAAATACGTTGTAGACATCTTAAAAAACTTCAAAATATGTTTGGTCAACATCTTCACGGCCACATCGTCATCCATATCCCCGCCCCCCTATTTCATTTGTGATTTCAAAAACTTATCCATCGTTTCCCAAACAAGTGGCGCAACATCCATATTTTTCGCATGGCAATATCTCAACAACAATTCATACACTTTATCGTATTTCTTCTGCCTATACACATTCACCCGCCTCATTTTAAGCCGTTTTATTAACTCTTCCTCAAACTGCTCATCAGTCATCTTTTTTCCCCTTTTCCTCTACGTCCCGTATCGCCCAGGCCAGCCCCAATAAATACCGATCGCTCACCACCTCCCCGGTCGTGAATCTATGCAATGTCTCAGCGCACACTTCCGCCAATCGGTTATCAGTCAGTGCACAGCTTGAAAATGCACCCAAGTGAGTCATCAATTTTTCAATCCCCAAACTTTGCAAATATCTAATAGCCGCAAAGGCTGAAGGATGAGGCTCTTCCAAATCTAAAGTCCCTCGTGTTTTATCCTCTGCCATCATTCATCCTTTCACTGTTCCCTGCCAATTTGTAAACCGAATTAGGTCGCCCCTTGGTCGGCACCAAATCAGTCACAATCAATCCCTGCGCCTTCAGGGCATCACGCACCTCTTCATGGTCACGGCACTTCCACCTAAATTTACGACTGAGCATTCGATAAGTCACCCACTTGTCGCCATTCTTCTCACGCTGAACAGCGAGAAACTCCAAAATCTTCTTGCACCGGCTCTCAAATTCAGAACCACTCAAATGCCTTGAGGCCATAAAGATCATTCTTTTTGTTTGGTGGTCAACAAACTCTGTGGCCCAATCAGCCGCCTTATCACTGACCACCGGTTTTTCATGGTTCTCACTCACTGCATAGCACAAATAAAGTCGCCTCGCCTTTTCATTGGCCCTTGCCCAAATCGCCATGGCTGCGTTGTCCCCCCGCTTTTCGGTCTTCGTGTATTGTTTGTCAGCATATTTACAAAAAGAAATCATGATCTCATTCGCTTCAGGCGTCAGTTCAATCACTTTGGGTTTGGGGTGCAAATTACCAAGATTACCCCCACCGGGCACATAGTCCTTCCACCACTTCACGATCTCAATAATGTCCTGCGGTATATCTTTAGCCTCAGCGTTCTGCCATTCACCGCGCTTGCCCGCTTCAGTCACCAAAATTCTGGCAAAAAAACCATTCGTCATCATCTTTTCAGATATGGCTCCATAGAATAAAGAAGGTATGGCCGTGCCAAACAGCGAAAGCGAAGGCTGATTTATAAAAGCACTATCTCGTCCAGCTTTCACACGCATTGCATAAACAGAAGCCGAAGCCGTGTACATTTTCAAAAGCACGTTCATAATGCCCTCAAAACGTGGGTCGCGCCCCTTCGTGATCGCATTCATCAAACCGTCAATCTCATCTGTTTGAAACAAAACATTCGGCGTAGTAAACAAACGGTCTTCAATCCCCTCACCACTGGCAAACGAATCGCTCAAACTATTCGTAATACCCGCCTCAAACAAAATATCCTGTGTCACCGTTCGGGGGTGATTCTTACCCACTCCTGAATTCGCCAAAGCCAAAAGATACAAATTTGTTCTATTCTTAAAAGGGTCACAAACCTTCCGGCCCGCAAGCATACCCATCAAACTCAAAGCATTCGTGAAGGCCAAGGCCAAATCAGGATAAGGCGCGGTTTCCATTGTGTAATCAGTTACCTTTTCAATCAGGCCAGGCACCTTTAACAAGCGAGAGGGTATCGGTCCAGGGTCATCCACCTCCTCATTGGGCTCATCCTCAACAACCTGCACCTCCTCATCGAACATTTGCCCATAGTGATCCTCCGTCACCGCCACTGAAATTTGGTCAGGTTCGTACCGACTTACGCTCCAAGCAATCTTTTCAACTTCACCGTCAGGTAGAGGGGGCGAACAGCGATTCTCATTCGCCGCCATCAAAGCCGCAAGGATCTCCGACTCCCCCATCCCCACACGACGCATCGCCCCTCCCATAGAGGCCAAGGCAGAGTTTCGTTGGCCCGAGGGTATTGCATTGCCTTCTTTAACTTCAGTAGTTTTCTTGGGCGCGCCATCGCCAGCCACGGCAAGCTGATCCAGCATCTTAATCAGCCACTCAGGCGGCTCAAGCAACTGATCCTGCGCCTCCTCAAGACCCATGCCCTCAAGCCATTTATATGATTTGCCCTCAAAGATCGAGGGCGCCACCACAATGTAGCCCCCATCAGCCCGCGTATCTACTTTATGAGCCAGCCTCGATGTCGTGCTTCGCCAATGCTTCCCAATGGGTTGTTTGAAGACGTAATGCGTACCCCCACGAGGCGTTTTTTGAATCTCACCTTTAGCCAAATCGATCTGCTTGTCCGGATCATCCTTCAGCCACGGATTTTTCTCCCCATCAATCGTGTCAATATCAATAACAATCAAGTCTTGAGTAGGTATTCCGATATTCGCGATCGGATTGTTCGTCCAATATTTTTCGATTTTCTGTAAGTCAGTAATGGCATCCTTAAACCCATGTTTTGAAATCGGCTTCTTCGTGCCCGGCCAACATGGAAAGACAGGGTACCCCATCTCGGCATAAGCTAAAGCAGCATTGAGTAACGTGTTCTTCTCTCCCACTATTCAGTCAATCAAAACGGTATGTCATTGGGGTCAATATAGGTTGCATCAAAAGCCTTTGCGATTGCCGCGATCTCTTCATCCCACTTCGGTTTTTCGCCCAACTCATAAGCTACGATCGAGGCAAAAGGATTCCCCGATTCTGATCTCACTCTGATCATTTCAGTACTGCACAAAGCCCCATTATTCGCAAGAGCAACAGCATCAGCCGTGGTACTCGGCACCGCTGCATGCGATCTCAATTTCCACCACGACTCCGCCTTCCTCCTGGCCCAACCCTCATGTTCAAAACAGATCCACTCAGAGTTAAAAACGGCTAGGCCCGTGCGATACACCACCCGCATCGTTTTGGGTGCCGAATCATCTGCCCCCTTCTTGATGTGAACCGAGCAATGAAAGCTATCTACTTCAAATTCATCAAAAGTCACCTCACCCGAAAGTACCGAATCAGTGCTAGCGTTTGGGTTGTGCTCCTGTCGTTCCGGCGGTGGAAACTTAAATTCACAATGCGGGCAAACCTGGTATCCCATCGCCACAAAAGTGTTGCACTCAGGGCACTCCTTGGTCGGCGCCACGCCCTTTTTCTTCGGCCCAAAATCCTCAGCCACCCTGATCTGATCAATACAGCCGTGCCGCTGCACGTTCGAACCGAAGTCAAGAATCAAGCAGTCCGTTTTTCCAGGGTGCATGCGAAACCCACGCCCGCACATTTGATAAAACAAGCCCGGCGAAAGCGTCGGCCTCAAAAGCACCACACAATCAATATTCGGCGCATCAAATCCAGTCGTCAAAACCGAAACGTTTACAAGGTATTGAATCTTCTCCTCTTTGAAGTCGCTCAAGATCTCATCACGTTCTCTAATAGGCGTATCGCCAAAAATCTTGGCCACGTTCGTCATGTAACTAAACTTCATCTCCGCATACACATGCTCGGCATGGGCCACCGAAGTGCAAAAAATCAAAACCGATTTTCTCTCGTCACAGGTTTTCTCAACAATCTCTTTGCATGAGGCCGCCACCAATTCCTCGGTATTCATCAATTTCTCAGCCTCAGAAGCGATAAACTCACCGGCCCGCACATGCAACTCCGAAACATCAACCTTCTCTTTGCCAGCCTTTGAAATCAGCGGACATAGATAACCATTGACAATCATTTCCTTAACGCCCACCTCGTAGCAGATATTGTTGAGAATATTGTTAGGCCCACAGATAATGCCCGACTTCATTCTGAACGGCGTCGCCGTCAACCCCAGCACACGAAGTTTCGGGTTTAACGTAAAAGCATCCTTCAAAAAATGCCTGTACATCCCCTCACCATCAGGCGGTATCAAATGCGCTTCATCGATAATAATTAGGTTAAAGGCACCTAGGTCGCAGGCCCTTTTATAGATACTTTGAATCCCGCCAACAATCACATCATTGTCCAGGTCACGTTTTTTAAGCCCCGCCGAATAAACCCCAGCATCCACCTCAGGGCAAATAATATTGAGCTTCTCTGCCGCCTGGGTCAGTAGCTCCTTAACGTGGGCAATAATCAACACACGCCCATTCCATTCAGTTACCGCGTCTTTACAAATCATCGCAATCACCGGTGTCTTGCCCCCACCCGTGGGAATAACAATTACAGGGTTGTCATCATTGTCACGAAGATATTGATAAACTGAATGGATCGCCTCCTTTTGGTAGGGCCTAAGCTCCATCACCTAGCTCCCAAATCCGAACAATAACGCCACCACCGGCAACAGGTCCGCACTTCGTTGTTTCGAGCTTGACAATTTGACTGTCATTTTTATAAACCCCACCTTTTTCCATCGCATCCAATAAGGATTTCTGATAGTTATCTACGTCACGTCTTCTCCCGTCCGGTGGGTAAAGTTCAAGTCGAACTTCCAGCGGGCCATCCAATATATCGATACCAAGGCTGGCAACGATCGAGCAAACTTTCTCACGAAATACTCGACCTCTGCGGCTGATAAGAACCCTCTTGCCAACCTTTCGGTAATACTGATTTATCGATGGCGGGAATGGTAAATCAAGTTCAATCAACTCCAGGGGGCCGGTTGATCTGCCGCACTTGACGACTGATCAGCCACCGAACCTTTGGTCGCATATCCTTTGATCACATTGCTCATTTCACCGTTGTCGGCCCGTTTCTCACACTTCACATCAATCTGCAAAGGCAAGTCATGCAACTCCGCGCTGTCCCTCGGTGTCATCACATTCAAGGCATGACAAATGGCCGAAAGTTCGCCCTGGGCAAGCTTCACCGCCTGCTCATTAGGGTTGTCAAGGTTCAGCCTCGCCCAAATGTTTCGGTTGGCGTATGGGCCATCGAGAATTTGAAAAGTCAATTGAAGGTAACTCCCGTCGCCCTTCTTGGTGGGTTTGTTTTCAGAATCAGTGATGATGGCGTTGTACTTGCCTTCCGGTATCGCATCAAAACCAACATTCGGGTCCACATTGTTTGCGTTAAAATTTCCTAAATCAGCCATTGGGTTGCTCCTTTTTCTTTTCCTCATTTCCCTTGATGTTGTAAAACTTGATGAAGGCCTCCCAAGTGAAGGGCAAAGCCTCGGGCAGATTGCCCGTATTCTTGGTCAGGGCGTTGCCCAGAGTCGGGCTGGTGATCAAAATGCGATCGCCCTCACCAATCGATTTAAAAACCTTCGAACCAAAAGCACCCTTTTCAGCCTTCACGTTCACCGCTCGGCTCACATAAAGAATGTCATTGCTCCAATTACGAAAAATGCTTGAGATTTTGGGGTGCAGCATCGGCACATAGCGCTGGTAGCTTTGCCCACCAGGGTTAAAATCCTCTTCAAGTGTTTGATGCGCCACCAAACAAATAGCCATGCCCTTTTCGAGAAGTTGATCCAATATGTAGACCACCTCACTAGCCAAAGTCTGCGCATAGGGGTAACAGCTACCAAAAGTCTCCGGTTTGTCGGTGATCGCGCTCAAACCGTAATGAGCGGTCGTCGCATCAAAAATCAACTGCTGCAGCTTCGTCACGGTATCAATCACGACCATGTCACGGCCATGTTCCTTGTTGTCTCGCAACCAAATAAGCGCATGAACAAAATCATCATATGAATCGATCAAAGGGCTCTTGATGGCATCAATATGATCGAGCCGATTTTCAAGATTGAGGTAATAAGGCTTCGGCGCCACCTTGCCCGTTTGATAAACGGGAAACGATGATTTCCCAATATCCTCACGGCCATAAATAATAAATCTATGGGGCGAATCCTTTATCCCCACAACTGATTTTCCTGGATCAAACGTCATTTGTTTTCCTTCCTAATAAATGGTTTCGATATGTCGAATTTCTTCAAACAGCGTCGGCCAGTGATCTTCTTCACGGCAAACCTGAAGCTGCTCCAAATACTTTTTGTTTTCTTGTTCTCTGATAAATAAAATCCGCTCGTCCACCTCCCACACCCCCACGCGATAAGGCTCAACCTTCTCAACGGCGATAAAACAAAACGGGAGCGGAGGAAGCGAGGGGTCAATCTCATGCAGCACAGCGCGATAAAAAGCGGCCTGATGAGAATATTTGAATTTTCTGGCGTCCCAAACAAAGTTGTCTAGGCTGGCCGTCGTCTTCAAATCACACAACCCAAGACCCGGTCCAAATTCAGGCGTCAACCAATCCATGCGAATCTGGCACTTGACCCCCTGGTAGTGGGCGCGGCCAACACGTTCGGCCACGCCCCGAGACAGTAGTTTTTTGGCGATAGGATGAGATCTAACCGAATCGCACATTTTCTCAATACGGTCAAATTGTTCTTGTGACATAACAGGGAGCTCTTGCAGCTCCAGCCAATCTTTATACTTCTGCGAAGTTGGCCCATATGTTTTGCCCGTGCCGGGGTTCACTGGCCCCCCGCCCACCTTGTATTCTGCATCAAACTTTTTTCTGCCCTCAAGGGTTAAAGTATGTACAGCCCGTCCTTCTAAAAAAGCCTCACTCTCGGGTCGCTTAATCTCTCCGGTTACTTCAAGGTGGTATTTCAAAGGGCAATGAGCAAAGTCAGCCAGTGCATGGCTACCTATACAATCAGCTCTACCCTCGTGGTATTTGTCAAAACTCTCCTCAAGCAATTTGCCAAGAAGTTTCTTGCTTTTTGCTGGCGTGATCAGCTCAGACACCGGGGGCCTCTTCTACTGTGTCATCAGGGCTCAATCCGCCGGCTTCATTGATAATTTTTTTAACTTGCGCATTCGAAAGCTGCTGCGCCTGGCTGGCCACGTGCTCAAGCTGCGCTCTGAGTTCTTTAACAGTCAGTATGCCTTTTGAAAGAAGCAGCTCTTCCATCGCCAAAACATGGGTGGTCATCTGCGAAGCCGACTGCACCGCGATCGTCGCCACGCTCAAAGCTTCCCTGGCGTTCGCCAAGGCCTCATCAACCGGTGTTTGCGCTAACGATTCCTTCGCAGTTTCATCGCCCTCAACATTGTTGTTGGCGTCTTCTGCCAACTCAGCAGCACTCTTGAGCTCGTCATCATCATGTTTCACAGCTTCCATACAAATCCTTTCATTTCACTTTTTGTTTCTTTCTGGGTTTCTTGAAGTTGGGGGAATCTTGAGAACAATCAAAAGTCTGTCGGAAATAGCGGTCCGCATTTCTGTAAAAGACATCGAAAGTTAGGGAATCAAGATCCCCCCGTTTTGAGAATGTGTGGTCAATCACATCGCAGATGATTTCAGGCCAGAATTTTTTGAGTAACTGCGAACACAAGATAAGGTCTCGTTTATTGGTCACTCGGTGCGCCTGGCCCGTCCGCCTCTTGTAGGCTTGGCGATAGTACTTAACCACATCACCTCGGGAATATTCGTTACGTTTCTTATTCAAAAACCGCACATGCTCATTCGAGTTTGGCAATTCAATTTTTTTGGCATGAAGTTTTTCAGTGAGGTCAAAAAGAAAGTCGGGGTTCAAAAATTGAAAGCGAACCGCATTAATAATAGCGCTGTTGCGGCATATAATCGCCTTGCAATCCTTCACACTAAAACCCAAACTTTTATAGATATTTTCTGGGTGACACGAATAAACACAGGTCGAATTCTTCGGCCCACTCTTATAAGCAACCTGCACAAACTTTTGTTTTTTCAGTTCTTTAAAATGAGATTGAATTGTCGAATCGTTCTTGCCTCTGGCATGCGCAATTTCACAAACCGACATTTGATGTGAACCCAGCGAAAACAAATACAAAAGCGTCATTTTTGCCCCTTCACTTAAGAACGGGCAGCGAACAACCGCAGAAGTAAGAAGCCTCTGATAAAGCAAATCACTTGGCATCATCAGCCTTCGCCAAAGGGTTCAATGCGCCCTTTTCAATCTTGTCTTTCGTATTTTTTAAGTGCGAAACTAAAAGTTGAACTTCCTTTAGTTTTTCAGGCAGAATTGCCTCACAGATATTTTGAGCCCTCATGTGGGCCGCTTCAATGCTTGATTTCGCCTTGCTACTACAACGAACCGAGGCTCCAAAAGCCACCCCCGCCCGCTGATCGTCAAGGCACATACTCAGCGTGTAGTTAACACTCACCCTGGCATGCTCACCAAAGCTCAACAATTCCGTTTGTTTTTCTACTTCCGGTTTTGTCGATTGTTCTGGCTCGTTTTCCACGGCAGCGGCTCCATTCTTCAATAACACGTTTGGTAAATTCTTTTTTTGGAGCTTTGCCGGAAGTTTCCATGCCGAACTCAATAATTAAGTCAGCCAACACTTCAATTTCTTCGGTGAGGTAATAGCGGCGGCCCAGATCGTCTCTAAACACAGCAGCAGGTATGATCTCAGCCCTCTCCCAACGACGAATCGTTGAAGTCGACTTGTTGATCTTCTTTGCCATAATTGCGGTAGAATGCACAGTGCGTACACCTCCCCCGATCTTGATTCGCATAGCGAAACCCTCTCAAAACTCTCAAATAGGTGAAATCGAAAACAGAAGTGGGTACGTAAAGTCCCCCACGAAGCAACTACGCCTTTAAAGGATATTTTGGTTTTCGATTGATTTGGTTTTGGTGCACTGTGTCAAACACAGGCGGAAGTTTTTTGGCAAAAGAGGCCGTGGTTTATGTGATGTGTGAGAGAATATTAGCCGCTCGTTTAATCATGTGCAAGAGCTTTCTCAGAATTATTTGAAGTCAAATTTTATGCCCTCTTTATATATATCACCACTGCTGAAAACTCGGCATTTTTCGTATTCACCACACAAAGCAGCTGAGCGTGCGCACCTGTGCAAGGCTAAAAATTTAAGCTGTATCTGTTCGCCTGATTTTTATAGAATTGTGATAGAGTGAAAACGCAAAAAGCGATCACTAGGGCAACGACCCAACTTCTAAATACTGCTGACTAACGCCAAACAAAACGTTTTTGTGAGCGCGTGCAATGGCACGCAGTAAAGGGTTCCAATCAGTGGATAAGAAGCAAGTATTGCTACAAGAGTTGGCCATCGTTCGTAAGAACATCTGCGATGGAAAAGCAGAGATCAACCTGGTCAAATCCGTTCAGTACGAAACGGGCCAATACGAATCCGTAAAAAACTTTCGAGCCATGCAAAAAAATCTTTCCGAACACGTTTTGAGACAAGACCAAATCAACGCTGAACTTTCCGCACTAAAAAGCAAACAGCAAGGGCATCTACACAAACACTTTATGGATGTCTGTCGGGAAGAAATCGAGAAAGAAGATTTTACATGGATACTCAACGAAGCAAAGAAACGAACGGAAGAAAGCGATTCGCCGGAATCGGCAACAGGCACATCGATCAACACACACGTTACGCCATAAGAACGTGCGGTCGCATCATCAATGATCGAGGCTATGTTCTCGTCAGTGGTGGCGCCAGGGGCTGCGATGAAGAATTCGAAACCTACTTCCCCGAGCACCGCCGCATCATACTCAAGGCGAAAGACGCCACACCCCTAGCCATCAAGATGGCTGAAGATTTTCACCCCGCCTGGCATTACTGCAAACCTTATGATAAGGCTCTTCTCGGTCGCAACGCCATGATAATTATGGGCGAAGATCTCAACAGCCCCGTCGAGTTTGTGCTTTGTTATTGTGCCGATGAGGAACGCGGTGGAACCGCCCTCAGTATCAAGATTGCCAGGTACTATAAAATCCCCGTCTTTAATCTCGCCAACGATGAAGGCCTCGATGTCATCAAATTCATTGATTGAGGTGGTCCTCAGTTGCCTTATTGTCGCAGCCTTCGTGCTTGTGTGGTGGCTTCAATTACGTCTTCAAAAAACCATACTCCCAACGGGGCACGAGCCTATTGAAGAACCCCCTCAACCTCCCCCACCGCCATTCATCAAACCCATCGAAAAACGAAAAATCATACTCTCCGCCCACGCCATAGATCGGGCCTCCACCCGTCATATCGCTGTCTACTTAGCCTATCGCAAACACCCTGAAGATGGCCTCTATTCATGGCTGATAAGAGAAATGAAAAGCCTTCGTGCTTCAGGCCAACTACGCGACGGCCACAACGCCATAGATCACAGCGGCATGCTCTGGGCCATCGTCGTTAGCGAAGAAGTTGTGGTCTTAAAATCACTGAGTTTCAAAAAGGGCAAACACCGCCGCAAGAAACCCCTCTCGAAAAATCAAATCGAAAAACTGAAGCGGCGCAAAGGCAATGCTCGAATGAGAGAAAATTAGTTAAAGTTCGGGGGTAATCAATCTGTCGCAGCGCACACTCACTAAGGCAGTGCTGGCAATGCCATCACGGCTCATCGGTTGGCCCGTTCTCGTCGTAGCCTTCTGACTTCCTAACCGCCCCTCCCCGGTTTTTCTCCTCCAGCTTCCTCTCAATACCTTCCATTAACAATTTTTCCAGTACACCAAAGGTTTCAATGGCGGCCAACATTTCCCCCGGCGAGATGCTCCAGTTCTCTTGCAC